CTGAGTGTCTGCACTGCATTGAAACAGATCCTTTATCGCCTTTGCGTCAAAATCCGTCTTGCGCTCCACAAGTGACTCGTAGGCTGAGTTTATTGCCAGCAACAGCTTGTCAATCTTGGCGTTCACTTCCACAGCCTCCTTGCTCTTGCCGTCAAGTCTGCTCTCACGTGGATTCCATAACTTTGGCGTACATGACAACTTGCAACCGAACTGCGCCATTGTTCGGTTGAGGGTGATGCGTCCCATGATGGGAGCCTTACCGTTCTTGTCCAATCCGCTCTTTTTGAGGTAGAGCAGCACCTTGAATTTTTCAACTTTCATCTGCTTACTTTTTTAGTTTGCAAAAATAATCAATCAGTAAGCATTCTCCGTCATTGAAAGTTGTGCAGAACAGTGCAACAAACACTGGTGACAAACTATTTGTTTTTCACCTCGTTAGCAGTGTTGGTTTCGGTAACTGACCGCTAACGGTTTGGTAACTGAAATAACTCAATATCCTGCTCGGCTTTGCTTTGCAGACATTTGGCAGAATTATGAAATATTGCTCATTCTCAACCACTTGCAGTTCATTTCTCTCATATTCACTTTCCGTTGCTTTTGCTTAAATTGTTCATACCTCAAGACATACATTTGCTAGTACTGTAACTTTAGCAAACAATATATCATTGGAAGTAGTATCTAAGATGCTAGGTCATACTAACACCAGAATGACTACTCACTATGCTAAGTTACTTGATAAGTGTATAGGTGAGCAGATGGATGCTCTCAGTAACATCTATACAGATGATGAAGATTAAAACAAAAACTCCCCCCTGTCCACTGACAGAGGGAGAAAACAAAATCCAAAACTTAAAAACAAAACAAAAAAATCATCCTTTACCTAACAATCTCAACAAACCTGTTATCCTGATTCTGCACATAAGGGTTCTTCTCTACTACATCAACATTCAATCTAATTTGCTTTTTTTGGAACCATCTAAAAAGGAAGAACCTCTTGGGAGGGTTAACTGTCTCCTTCTTTGCAGAAACTACAATATATTTAATACTCTTGAAGGTTGGCTCTACAGTAACGGTTGAAGGATACTTCAATCCAACTTTTACTGAATACCAATCATCAGAGAGCAGTGTGTCAATATTCACATGGGAGTTTCTAAAGATTGTATCTCTCAAAGTGATTGTATCAACCTTGGAGAAATTAGAAGAAACATACTGAAGACTTTTAATCTTAGAATCCTTTACCTTCAATTCCTTCCTAGCTTTATTCAACTCCTGGAAGATAGAATCATTAGAGTTCTTCAACTGATCAATGGTCAGCTTGAAAGCTCTATTCTTATTCTCAGAGTTACTGAATAATTCACTATATGCTTTATCATTTTCAACTGCTTCTTTCCATTTTTTATCAGCACTTCTTTTAGTACTAAACAAAGCATAAATACTTACAAATAATACTATTATAAGTATACTGATACCTAGATAGAAATATTTTATACTCTTCACCATATCTTCTACTTTTAATGTTGCAAAGATACTATAACATTGTATGAATAACAAACACCTAACTCTCATAGTTATGCTGACCTAAGAGTCACTCTTAAGTAACTACTCACTATCCTATCTATTAGTATCTTTGCACCATAAATCATTAAATATTTAATTATGGAGTTAGTAGTAGATAGAAAATGGAAGAAGGAAGGTTACACCATTGGTAAGTTATTTGTTGATGATGTATTCATCTGCAATACCCTTGAGGATAAGGATAGAGGATTAACAAGTGCTATGCCTATTGAGAAGATAAAGGTAATGAAGAAAGCAGCAGTTACAGCAATTCCTTCTGGTACCTATAATGTAAGAATGGATGTTGTAAGCCCAAAGTATAGTTCCAAGGAATGGTATGTAAAGAACTGCAATGGTGCTAGGATGCCTAGACTGGAGAATGTTCCTGGTTATGCAGGAGTACTTATTCATAGTGGTAATACTGCAGCAGATACTGAAGGCTGCATCTTGGTAGGAAAGAATGATGTTGTAGGTAAGGTTACTAAATCAAAGGATTACTTCTTGCAGCTATATAACAAGATGTACTCAGCCTATAAGAAAGGAGAAAGGATTACAATAATCATTAAATAGAAGAAATTATGATGGAAATACTAAAATACTTTTGGCAGTTACCTCAGTTAATTGCTGCCTTTATATACTATCAGTATCTTAAGAGCAAAGATGAAATCCTAGACACATGTACTTGTCAAGGAGCCATAGTATTCATTAAAAGAAAGTCTTGTGGTAGTGTAACACTAGGTTCTTATATCTTTTTATCTCCTAGGGCAACAGATACTACTGTAAGGCATGAATGGGGACATACAAGACAGAGTTTAATACTAGGTCCACTATACCTTATAGTAATAGGTATTCCTAGTATTATCTGGGCAGCAACCCATAAATCAATAGCACCTAATAAGCCCTATGGCTGGTTCTATACAGAAAGTACAGCAAATAAATTAGGAGGGTTATGAGTTACACAGTTTATAAGCATATAGCTCCAAATGGTAAAATTTATATTGGAATAACCAAAAGGAACCCCTTAAAAAGATGGCAAGGTGGAAGAGGTTATTCTACTAACAAACATTTTTCAAGAGCTATCAAAAAATATGGATGGAATAATATAATACATGAAATCCTATTTTCTGGATTATCAGTAAATGAAGCTAAAGCTAAAGAAATTGAACTGATAGCTTATTATAAGTCTAATAATCCTAAATATGGATATAATGTAACAGCAGGTGGCGATTGTGGGATTAAGATGTCTGAGGAAACTATTAGAAAAATGAAAGCAAAACTTACTGGACAAAAGAGAACAAAAGAGCAGTTATTACACTATAAGGAAGCCGCCTCTAGAAGACCAAAAAGAAAATGTTTAAACGCTCTGCATAAGCAACATATATCAGAAAATTTAGTAGGCAATAAAAGAGCTGTAGGAAGTAAAGCTAGCATGACTCAAGTTTTTCAATTTACCTTAGATGGAAAATTTATAAGAACTTTTGAATGTGCTAAAGCAGCTGCACTATACATAGGTTGTGATTCTTCAAGCATTAATAAATGTTGCAGAGAGTATTTTACCAATGATTTAAGTAAGACTAAATATAAAGGAAAATATAAGGGATATAGATGGAAATATACTGATACAAGTAATTTTAAAAAGCTATCAGAAAAATTACAAAATTAAATGCAAATTAGAAAAGAGGAAGCTGAGAAGTTTCCTCTTTTTTTCATATATACCTATTAAGATCAATATCTTCATTACTTAACAACCAAACATTAAAGGCATAGCCATTGGTATTAACATTCCCTACTATCTCTAAGGCATATTTAATGCATCTCCTCTTAGAAAAGCTACAGGAAAAGAGATTAGTTAAGAACACTATATCTCCTAGAGTAGCACCTGAAACATTATAGTACACTACCCTATCAGAAGCCATTTCTACTTCAGAAGCATTCCACTTGCAATCTAGAACCTTAGCAGCTAACTCTGGAGTAAAGTGTTTACCATGCTTTGCCATATATTTCCTTAATCCTTTCATATTTCTTTTTACTTTGAGTTTTGAATCTTTATGCAAAGATACAACTATTATTCTAATTATCAAAACTTTATGAGAGAAAAGTGAAGGTGTTTTGAAAAAATCTTTGGTATGTATAAAGAATGAGTTTTTGAAAATTATAATGTGTGTATAAAAGGTGAGGATAATACCACACACCACCCCTACCATAATTTGGATTGGGATATACCCCCTGGGGTATTTGCAATCCTGATGGCTGAGGGTGAAGAATAGTAGCCTTCCATTTGCTGATTATAGTTCTAGGGCAAATAACCATCTGCATACATGCCTCTAGGGAAAGCACCTGAGGAATTAATGCCTAGCACTAAGAAGTCCTGCTAGGAGGCAACTATCTATGGCAACAGCAACAGTTTCAACAATCAAGAACTCTTGGTCCCTCATTGCATTTGCAAAGGAGTTTGGTCCTAAGATGCAAGTTGGAGAGTTTGTCAACAAGGAGACAGGTGAGGATTTCAAGTCTTGCATCTTTACCAATGGTGAGACAAGAACCTTTGTTGCATTCTCCTCTAAGATGGGACCATTGTCTCCAAGAGAGATTGCAGCCAAGAAGAATGAGCTGCAAGTAGTACAGCTTGAGTCAGGTCATTACAGCCTATGCAAGCAAGGCGAGAATACCTGGGAAGAGGTTGACCTTGGATTGTAAGAGTAATGAGGAGCAGGAGAAATCCTGCTCTTCCTTTTTAACACAACAGCAATGAAAAAGACTATCATCTTTTGCATTCTATCAATAGTAATTGGTATGATTGCAGGCTTCATGGTGTGCCAAAACACCAATAACAATCTTCTTAATGCCTATGATTCATACAATAAGGCAACAGAAGATTTGCTTGATTCTCTGGATAATCAGTATAACTGGGTAGATGCTTATGATCCTCAGGAATACTATGCCTCTAGAGCTAAGTTGGACAGTATTCTATGGAACTAAGGAGAGTGTGGAAACACACTTTCCTTTCTTTTTGCATTTAGTAAGGTTTACAAAGTGTACACTTTGCTAGTCTTTCTAGTCTTACAAAGCTAGACTTTGCAAGCCTTACAGTACCATTAGTCTTTTGAATCTTAAAACTTAGCAAGTATTCAAGAGACACAATACCATTCCTATAATTTGATAGTATTAGGTAGTAACTTAAAAGATTAACAATATGAGAAAGAGAATAAATAGAGCAGCTGTATGCTCAAGTGAGAACTATTCAACTAGTAAGAAGATTCACCTCAGTATGCTTGAGGAGAAGCATTCACACTTTAAGAGTATGACTATCAATGGTGAGATAGCCATTGATGTTCCAGTGCTTAAAGGTGATGTTGTAACCTCAAAGTTCAAGACCATAAGAGTCTTTGGTAAGAATATGAGAGTTAGTATTGAGGAATACAATACTCATTGTAAGGAGCTTGGCTTATGACATACAAGGTGTATGATTCCTATGGCTGCTTGGTAAGGAAGTTTCCAACTTACCTTGCAGCCTTGAACTATAAGACTACATTTGGAAACACAGGTTGGACTATTGAATATTAGATATGAAAGCATTGGTTTTATATATTACAGCAATACTCACAATAGTAATATTTAGCACAGGAGTAAGCCTTACATGGTTATTCCTTATCTTCTTGGATATGATTTTAATTACTTGGTGCTACAATAATATCACCCTTAGAGAGTTTATTAAGTATAGTGGGTATTCTACTTGGTATAAATTATTAAAGGCATAGATTATGAAAGAAAAAGATTCTGGAAGAATAGTCTGGATAGTATTGAAAGTACTATTCTTCCTTTTAGTTGGTTCTGCTTTGCTAGTCCTATTTGGAAATATGTTAGGAGCAGCAGTACATTGTTTACAAAATAATGCTTGGATTGGCTGGGTGCTAAGTATAGCATTTTGGGTAGGAGTTATATGGTGGAATAAAAAGAAATAGCTAGTCTTTACAGGCTAGCTATTTTTTCTTTCAAGCAGTTTGATTATCTTCTTCTAAGACAGGAGTAAAGGTTATCTTCATTTTAGCCTTCATAATGTTCTCTCTCATTTTCATATCACCTTTCCAATACATATTTTCTGCAATAGTATAGGAACCTTTACCTTTAATAATAATACCCTTAGATATTAATTCTTTAACTCCTCTATGGTATGAAGCTCTAGATATATTGTATGAGGACATTATTTCTTCTACTCTATCTGCGGTCATAAACACCTTTCCTGTATTCCACTCAGCATATTCTAGCATCTTGTATAGTACTTTCGTTGTTGCATTCATTACATCTGTACTATACAACGCAAGTATCTGCTGACTATAAACTTGAAAGAATGGTTCTGTTCTTTTAAGCTGCACAGACTTATGCTCACTAAACTCTGTAATTTCTCCTGTTTCAGGATCTGTTCTAACACCTTTATACTCTTCTACTAAAAACTTACTCATATATTGATAATAAAATTCTCATTCAAATGAGACAATTATTCTCATACTATGATAATATTACTCTTATATTTGCAAATTTAATTCTAAAATATAAGAATAAAATTAAAATATTTGAGAATCAAAAATCTCCTAACTATTTGTTTATTAGATACTTAAATCTATTTCTCTATATTATATTATTTAGGGGAAATTTATTCCTTGCAGGTATTAGCTGGAGAGAAGAGATTTCCAGGCACAGAAAATACTCCTTGACCTTCCCTTACAAGAACTCCTTTCTTTACCATTGAAGAGAGAATAGTACTTATTCTGATAGAGGTCTTGGCAAATCCTACAGAGGATAGAAACTCTCTGAACTCTGCATTATGTATCAGCAACTCCTTATTATTACTACTGAGATAAAACACTATCATCAACAACATTTTAAACTCTACTGTTGATAACTTATTAAACACTCTATGCATCTGAGATGCATTAATTAAGGCAAAATCTTCCATATCTTACTTCTTTAAAATTTAATACTGCAAAGATAATAATAAAGAGTAACTAAATAATCTACATTATTATCTCCCTAAGATAATTTAAAAGATGTAGTAAAACAACACATCACAGCTAGTCTTTGTAAATAAAACAGAAATCCCTCGCGCGTACCTATTATATAATATATTATAATATAATAAGTAATATAAGTATTGTAAAATAAAAGAACTATAGAACTTTATAAGTATTCAAGGGACACATCACCACCCCTATATTTTGGAGCGATAAAGAATATTTTATCCTCCATAGAGTTTTATAGATTCTAATAGGTTTGACTGTCCTAGAGGAATTAATAGTATATTGCAGTCAGTTAGTTGTTCTCTACAAACAACAGTGCTTCTGAGATGGAGATAATAGTATGGCTACTAATAATGGTCCAGTTATGCAGGGTATTAAGAATTCATGGTCTTTGTTGGCATTTGCTAGAATGAAGGGTAAAATGCAGGTAGGTGAGTTTGCTAATAATGAGACTGGTGAAGTCTTCAAGAGCTGTATCTTCACAGACCCTAATGATGCTAGTAGTAGATGCTTTGTAGCATTCTCTTCTAAACTTGGTGTACTTACTCCCCAGCAGATTGCTGCTCAGAAAGATGAACTTCAGGTAGTAGAGCTTGAGAGTGGTCACTATAGCTTGTGTAAACAGGGTGCTAACTCTTGGGAAGATGTTGATTTGGGCATCTAAGAAAGTTATGTAAGTTGTTGTTGGTTAGATAGTTAAGTGTGTAAGAGTTGTGGAAAATATCACCTCCCAACCCCTTGTTGGTTAGGTAAAATCCACAATTCTACACACTTTCTTTATTCTATCTCTCATTTTACTGCTCCTTACACCTCTACTCTACTATTCTTTAAGCTCAACTAGCTATTCTTTTTGGCTAAGAGTTTAGCATTATATTACATTTTTCACATCATTTCTCTTTAAATATTACAAAAACATTATCACAATGATACAGGTAAAAGAGTTTTTTGATACATATCCAAACTATAGTCTTGGATTTATGGCTAAGAATGAGCCGACAGCTACAGACAAGTTGCTTAAACAGAAGCATAATAGCATTGTTATGTCCAAGACTCATAAAGGTAGATATTACCAAGAATATTGGCTTACTGATGCTGCTATGACTTCTTTGTTATCTTGTTTTCCAAAGGAACATGAAGTTCTATGTTTTAAGGCAAATGGAAGAGCTACTTTTAAAGGTGTTAGAAGAGGAAATTCTATAGCCTGTGTATGTCTTGAAACATTAGAAAGAGTATTGTTTGCTCAGTGTCCTTTTGATAAAGTAGAAATACAAATAGCATGAGAAAGACAACTACAAGACTTAGAGCTGGAGTTGTGGCTTAGACAGTGCAACTTTGGCTCAATCTATTGAATATCCATTTAAATATTACAATTATGTTTGATCAAATAAAAAATAGAAAAGGAGAAAAACTGTATATCCTTACAGTAGTACATACTAATGAGATTAGTCCTAAAATTACAGTAGATACTTGGGAAGGTTGCAAAAAGAAGTTTGAGAGCTTCTGTGAAGAGGTGAACAATGATAGATTCTTCGCTCAACTTATTCATAAAGAAATTAATGAAGAAGTCTATAGAGCTGAAGCATCAATGAGATGCAACCAAAAAGGTTGGGGACCTGATTTCTTTAGATATATGACTATTGAGTCTATCTATACAGGCGCTTGGTAAGATATGATACATTACATCATTGAATGGACTAATGGAGCCAAAGAATCTATCTATGGCTCCAATTATATTAATGCTCTCAGACTTAATGGTATTACTCCTGAAATGGAACATAATATCATTGATTATGAGATAGTATAAAGCAATAAGATTATGAATATACAATTATCAAAACAACTGTTAGATGTTATTATAGCTGCATACAATAAAGAGAATGATCCTATAGAAGCATCAGATATAGATACTCTTGTATTGGGAGTACCTTTTATCAAAGTAAATAATACTCTGATTGATTGGGAAATGATTAATCTTAGTATGCAGTAATATAACAATAAGTACCCTTTAAATATGACAGCATTGTATTTTAAATCGAGAAAGAACTTCCAGGATAAATCTACCTGGGAGAAAGAAGAACTTCCTGAGGACTATACAGACCAGGAAGTCTTAGATGTAGCTAAGTTAGCTGGTTGTGAAGGTGTGGCGATTATTGCTAACTTTGGCAAGGTTAACCATCAGGTTAAACTATTTAAATGGTTTGTTGCCTAATGAATAGCTACAACTATCTGGTACTTTATTTAGATACTCTCAACTTCAAATGCTTTGCAGGTTTTGCTACTAAAGAAGAAGCTAGAGAGTATCTGAATGAAATATCCAAGCAATACATTACAATAGGAATTGCGGAGCTTGCAAAGCCTATTAATTTTTAATCCTTTAAATAAATTCAAATGAAACCAATACTCTTATTAGATAAAACAAACCACGTTATCCGTGAGTTTGATACATATAAGCAGGCAAACTGTTTTAGACTAGCGAATAATAGACCTGACTGGTCAATAGCATCCAGAAAGTTATTCTGGAATGGTAGTCAAAAATATTATGCTTAACAATATGATGGGAGACACCTATATAATCATGAGTATGTAGGACAGGTGATAAGATGAAAAAGTAACACAAGATAATTGTAGGTAAAAGCTTTTTGACTAATAGTAAATTATTAGCAATAAAGTCGGTACATCAAGTAGTCAAAGTACGTTCAATTCGTAAGTCTCCCTCATTAAATATAACTGAATTATGGAAAGAAAAATAAGTGAAACGCAATTAACTATTAATATTCCAGAAGGAATGGAGATAGATATAGAGAATAGTAATTTAGTCAATGGTATCATTAAGTTTAAAACCAAGAGCATTACTTATAACGATGTTTACAATGAATTAAACGATACAAATATTACAATAAATACTTATTTTGGAAACGAAGTTAAACTCAAAGCTTTAGTCAAATTAATGAATATTGCTAAGTATTATAACAATGACTGGCAACCAAACTGGAGTAATTCTAAAGAGAATAAGTATTGTATTAAATTTGATTACCATAAAGATAGATTCTATGTGGACTATAATAATTCTATAGGTGCTGGTGATGTTTTCTTCAAAAACTCAGAAGATGCTAGAGCTGTAATAAACAATCCTAATTTCAAGAGTATACTTAGTACTATTTACAAGAACTAATTATGGATTCAAGACAACTTACTAGCTTACTATCTCTTATAGCAGATACTTATGAAGCAAACTACTATATGGGAAGTAAGTTTAAACCTGAGTACACTATAAAGAAGTTAAAGGATAAATTCCCTACTCTTACAGATGCTCAGATTAAACATATTCTTAGAATAATATAGTAGTAACAAAAAGAAAAAACTATGCAGAACAAAGAAATTCTTGAAGCTTTGACAAAAGCAGTATCAGAGTCTAGATACTCTAAGTATTCATTTGTAATTGACAACAATCAGATTGATAAGGTTATTGGAGATGCAAAGGATACTTTAGAAGTCAATGACTACATTATCAAGAATGTAGAAATTGTCTTCAATACAGCACAGGTAGTTGTTGTTAGAAGTAATACCTACACTCCTGCTTATGGTTGGGATAGTAGTGATAGTGCCTTAATGCTCTCTTGTATAAAGAGAGTATATAGAGGAGAAGAGTTGATATTCGATTGTACTACAAAAGAATGATTACTCTCTCACAGATAAATCAGTATGCCAGTACCAATGATATTGACGATAGTACTGATATATTCTCAATCCTATCTCAGATGCAGTTAGAATATAAGACGATTTCTCCTATAATGGAGAAGCCTATACTACCTGCATCTAAGGTAGAATATTCAACACAAGATGTTCTAGATTTATTTAGCACATGATTAAAATCATCAAAGAAGATAAAGTATATCATCTATATCTTAATCAGAAAGACGTTTGGTTATCTGAAGATGAGATGATAGAGTTACAAAACCTTTTAAATAACAGATATTATGGATAGATCAGATTTACAGGCAATGCTTAGATTTGCCTCTCAGAATAATATGATGAATAGACCTTTCATTCAGGTCTTCAAGTGGTATAACATTCAATACTCATTAGCATATAATGAACATACTATAAATCTTATGAATATTTAGTATGGATATAAAGATTGCAGCTATTGTATGTATAGCATTAGTATTAGTTACTGTAACATGGATAGGTTATTATACTAACTGGCTTATCCATGTTATAGTAACTTTATATGGCTGGTATCCTGTAGTCCTCTTTGAACTACTGATACTAATTACGTTCTCAGCTTTAGTAATAACACTCAAATAAGAAATCATAGAATATAGAATAAGTTTGTAGGTATGAATCCTATTGATTCAGACTCTACTAATAACTATAGTATAACAACAACACCAAGTGATGCTTGGTATAATTAATGGTGAATATGGAGACATTACAAGAATTAAGAGAAAAGTATAATAAGCTTGATAGAGAAAGAGACATTATTTATAATAAAATTCTAGAATTAGAAGACCAAGAAATGCTTAAAAAATTCACTGTTGGTGAATGTTACTTAGATACTTGGAATGATAATTTTAATAAGATTATTGCAATAGATGGCAAGGAATTTTATTGTATAAATGTCAATGGGGATTTTATTCGTAGAGAATTTGTAACTCTAGAAAGTATTAGGGGTTGGAGAAAGATTACATCAGAACAATTTAAAGTTGCTTATCTTGCTGTAATAAAAGATATCCAAGACCCAGATTTAGAAGATAAAGAAGAATCTAATTGGGATACAGTTTATAATTCTATTATAAATAGTATTAATACTAAATAAAATATAACCTCCACGACACAGAATGAGCGAAAGTAAGTCAAGGCTTTATGCCCATATACCTTCTTAGCCCCAGCACAATACTGGTCGTGGAGGTCATTATAAAACTTAAAATATGATAGATGATAAGAAAATAGAAGAAGCTGCAAACCTTCACAGATTTGAGCTTATAGCATCTATGCATGGTAGTACTCTTGGCACTCCCATGCAATGCTTTGAAGAAGTAGTTGATGCAGAAACTGAGTTAATTGAAAATTCATTTATTACAGGTGCTAAGTGGGCTATAAATGAGTTTTTGAAGAACTTGTGGCATCCTGCTAGTGAAGAGCCTAATAGAGAAGGAAAACCAATTTTATTTAATTGTGTTGACTATTTTGTACCATCATGGTGTGTATATCCTGTAGGATTTAAAGGTAATTGGAGTGTATTTTGCAATTCACATGGCATTTCTAAATGGCTTTATATTGATGATTTATTTCCAAATGAAGAAGATGATTAATGAAAAAGAATAAACACTCATTAAAGATAAGTCGTAGTTATGGTGATATTACCCTTGATGGTTATCCAATAGCTACATATTCGAATGATGAATTGAAGATTCTAAAGAACCTGTTGACAAAGGTTTTGGGTGAAGTGAATGAATATATAAAAGACTAGGCGTATGAATGGATTAACTAAAGAGGTAACGGCTACGTGTGGAAAAGCTATCCTTGTCGTAGGCTTATCTAATAAAGACAAAGTGATGTACGTCAAGTCAACAATAAGGGTAAAGCCGAAGAACAGAAAGCAAAAGAAGGAGTTCAAAAGCCAGTCTTATAGAATGAGAAAGGTTGCAAAAGGTGAGTATGAAGTAACAACATACTGCCCATTTAACGTTAAGCTATTCTCGAAGATAATGAGTCTTCTTGAAAAGAATGAAAATGGCGAGTTTTGGTTTAATATTGATAAAAAGTAAGCGTATGGAACAGAAATATATTATTGGTGACTTGGTAAAATACAAGGTTGGAGGTCTCGAATTTATAGCAGAGATAACCAATACTTCTAAGTATGGTTATTGCTTTAAAGGTGTTAGCGATGATATCAGTGGTACTTTATGCAAAGAGTTCACCAATGATATTCCTCTTACTCCAGAGATTCTGGAAAAGAATGAATGGAAGAAAGAAGTGATGAGCAGAGGAGTAAGTAATAGTCATTTGGTATATACAAAACCCGATATTGAAGAATATGGATATTTTCCTATCTACATAGAAAAAGGTATCGGTAATGAGTTTGATGTATATCCGTTTACTGGCAACCATGTATGTACACAAATTGCATACATTAAGTATGTTCATCAACTCCAGCACCTTCTCTTTGGTCTAGGACTTAATCACGAAATGGAGGTGTAGGTATGGCTATATTATTATTAGCATTAATAATAATTTTGGATATTACGGTACAATTTGGAATGGATAAAACTGAAAGTGTATGGTATATTCCTATAAGTATCTTTGTTTTTATTTTAAGTGTAGCCGCTTTAGTAGTAGCATTTTTGGGATTGATACCTTTGATAGTTTAATGCCTTCGGACATAAATGTAGATTAGATATGATAGTAATATTTATAATAGGTATAGTATTGATTATATTTGGAGTATATTTGTTCTTGAAAGATTTTGCATATATGCTCCAAGGAGTCATACTTATGATATTAGGAGCAGGTATATTAGGTATCAGCTTGTCTTATATAGTTTAGTGTTTAACCGCCTTCGGGCATAAATAGAAGTAATATGAAACATAAGTTTACGGTTGTTATTGAATCAAATGATGATTCAGAGGACAGAGAAGTAGTTAAGGATTGCCTGAAAGACTGGCTCGAAATGAATTGTGGACAAGAAAAGGACTTGGGCGGCTATCCAGACTGGAAATCAGTAGTAGTTGAGTAATTAACCATCCGCAAGGATATAAATAGATAGAAATGAGTAATTTACTTGGTTTTTGTAATATTTGCGGTTTGCCGTTTTATAGAACTATGTATTGTTCAAAGGGGATGTGCAGTACTTGTGCTGATAGAAATGGTATTTGCAAAATTTGTGATGATGTCACCTGTTCTTGTAATAGAAATTATATAGGACGATACTAACTATAGAGTAACTAACCACCCTATCCTTGGTGAAATTAAGATAATAATGAAAAAGCCGTGCTCAAATTAGATTGGTTGGCATTAGGTGTAGCCGTAAAATATCAATTACCGCTTGACAATTCACCTCAGAGCACTCTTATGTGGAAAAGGCATCAAGCATTTAGTACACATCGAAGAACGTTAATGAGTGAAAGGCTCATAAAGACTCCAATCCGTTATTATTTTGATAACATCATGGGGAGGGTAAAAAGAAGAGAATATGATTAGATTTGAATATCGAACCTATTGTAACGAGTATAAGATAATAAAGGTAAGCAGAAAAGCTTATATTATTAAATATATAGATTACTACCAGCATATTTGCTGGATGGTTAAAGAACATAAGTTCAAGTCTAGGTTAAAGGCAGAGAAACATATTAAAAAACATTTTATTGTGGAGAATAAGAAATGAACAAAGAAAAAAATAAAATCAGCTATTGAAAAGACTATTCGTTATATGAATGGTAACTATTATTCAAAATTTGAAGAAAAAATGATTGTTGGTTACTTGGAAGGAGCACTTAAAGAGTTGGAGGACTAAATAATGGCTATATACAGAGTTGATTATTTCAAAACATCTAATTCAAAATATGTTATGGTTGAAGCAAACTCAAAAAGAGAAGCAATCAATAAGGCAATAGAAGAAAGCCATTGGCAAAAATATCCTGTAGATTTTTTTACCTTTAACTATACTGCTACTCTACAAGACCGCAAGCCTAAAAATGTTTCTCCAGTATGGGTTTCTGTCAAGGATGAGCTACCACCAGTAGATAAAGAAGTTATTGTCCTTACTACAATCGGAAGAATTAGTTTTGGACATATAGTAGATAAAAAGATAGCCAAAGACTACAACGGATGGAATATTCCTGATGTAGAATACTGGCTACCATTTGTTGACCCAAAAGATGAATAATTATGGATTTTATGAACTCAGAGCGTAAAGCTCGCAAACCTCACAGATGTTATATGTGCGGTTGTGAAATAGAAGTAGGACAAAAATATATTCGTCAGTTTACTCCCGAATATAGGACTGCTATCTGTATGCACAAGGAATGTGAAAAACTCCTAAGTCACGAAGGTTTCTGTGATGAAGAATCTTGCGAGGGTACAAGTGATGATTTCTTTGGCAACGCAATCTTTGATTACGTCAATATGTATCATACTTCTTCTGATGGCAAAGCGTTAGATGAAGGTTGGGATGGAGATAATTATCACTTGGTAAAAATGATTTTAAAAGAATTGGAGGATTTAGTATGACAAAATTTAAGGTAGTTAGATATTGGGATACATATCCAGATGGAGTTATTGCAACTTGCGATACAGAGGAAGAGGCAGAAAAGATATGTAATAAATATCGCAGAAACTGCAAACCTATGTACGACTATTTAGTCAGAAAGGAGGGTGAATAATGACTAGAGAAGAGTTAAAAAATAATTATGAAAATGACATCTGTGAGTTATGCTGCCGAGAGTATTTTACTAACAGAGCATACCCAGAATCACTTTGCGAAGGTCGGTATTGCGAAGAGGCAGAAGATAGCTTCGCAGATGAACATAATATAAAATTAGAGGATTGAATATGGTAAGAGAAAAACTTATTCAGAAGGCTTATGAGTTCGAGAAAAAGAACAAAAGTTTCACTTGGAAGCCAAATGATTTCCCAGAAGATATGACAGAGGGAAGCACTCTTGATGAGCTTATATCAGAAGGAGATAATATGTATGATGCTTTGAAAGAAGCTTTGGAGTTAATTCACGATTTAGCGGTTGAGTTAGAATATAAAGACGCAGTGGAGGGTTGATTATGAACATAAATTCAGCAAAGGAGTTGCTGCCTATTATTCAGGCATACGCAGAAGGAAAGATTATACAGATAAATCTACCTTTTTCTGGTTGGGAGGATAGTAATGAACCATCATTTAATGGCGACCCAAGTATTTATCGCATCAAGCCAGAGCCAAAGTACCGCCCATTTAAGGACGCAGAAGAGTGCTGGCAAGAGATGCTGAAACATCAGCCGTTTGGTGTTGTTAAAGATAAGTACTTTGCTAATTATCAAACACATCGTGCATTCACATGCTTAACTACCAAAGGTTGTTACTTCCGTGGATATGAAGATGTGACATTTGATAGTAGCTTTAAGAATTTGTTGTTTGCCGATGGACTTCCATTTGGTGTAAAAATTGAGGAATAGTTATGTTTGGATTTTATGTTATACTTACCCTATATATTCTGTATATAGCTTTTATAGGTGGAGTTATCGGTTATTTAATTGGTAAATATTGGGGAAAAAATAGTTATGGCAAGAGAATTTGAAGTAAATATTAGGGTTACTATTGATTCTAAGTGTAAAGATAGTGACGATGACATAATAGAATCACTTATGTATGAAGCAGATAAATATTTCTATCCATATTGTTGTAATAATGGGACATATAGAGCATACTAATTGTACTGCTCATAAATTAAATAAAAAATGAAAAGTATGCACGAAGAAATTATAGGAGCAAGAATAGCTAACTTGTTTATTGAACGAATGAAGTTAGAAGGATGGTTGCCCATTAAAGAGTATTTCAAAATGGAAAAACTTGGAATTGAGCTTGATTGGGTATTGGTCCTTACTATAGAGAATGATGGATTTATCGCAGTACCAACGGTAGCAGAATATTGTGTTCCACATAAAGATAGTAGGCGAAAATCTGGTTGGTATAATTCAGAAGATAAAAGATTGGATGACTATACCAATGTTATTATGTTTAAGCCTATTGAAACAAAGAATATCGCTGATGATGTTAGGGCAGAATTGCTGGATAAATATGAAGAAGAGGAAAACATCAAGAATGTACCAGATTTTGAAGATGCATTTACGGAAACTTTAATCGAACTTTGTAAAGGACAAATTCGATAAAAAAGAAATAATGTATGAATATAGCAATTTTATATCTTAGTATTAGTTTTATCTACATCTTGCTTGTTTGTTTGGATGGAGAAGATGTAAAGCCAAAATGGAAGCAATGGCTAGCTGACCAACTAGGCATAAAACCAAAGATAGAAGTTAGATATATAGAACCACAAGTTGTTAAGCTTCATTCAAGAGTTGCAATGTCAAACTTTGAAATACGACACTATTGCCAGGATAAATCTGACATGGAGCAATTGAGGAGAAGAGCAATAGAAAGTGTGTACGATGGAATTCTTAAGGAAATGAAGGCAAACAGACTGATTTTTATTTCGCAATATACTGACATTTATAGTAATAACACTATTTATGAAGGAACATGTAAAATTTATAAAAAAGAAGTATGAAGAAATATGAATATAAATTAGAAGCCTATAATTTTAAGGTTTCTGTAGTCTTAGCAGTAAATATAGAAAGAACTTTAAATAAAGAAGGAGCTGAAGGTTGGGAATTAGTGAACTGGCAGTTATGTTCAGAACCACTTAATACAACATCCTTAACCCAAAGTACAAAGAAGTCACTTAATGTTCTTGCAACTTGGAAAAGAGAAGTAAGTAATAATAATGTAAAAGAATAAGTATGGGAAAATATATTATAAGAATTATATGCTTAGTGTTTTGTATAGGTATAGCATTAAGTGCTATTGAGCAGTTACTCACCTTAAGTAATACAGCTGCTAATATTGCGGGAGCCTTTCTGTCTGTAGCAGTTCTATGGATTGGTGGAGAAATATTTTTCAAATTAATAAATAAAGCAAGTGAAAATGAAGATTAAAGTAATTACATGTATGATGGCATTAATTGTCATGTTGAGTATGACATCCTGTGGATATGAAAGAGTAGATGCAGGTTGTGAAGGCATTAAAGTGAATCTCTATGGCTCTGATAAGGGTGTGGATGATGTATCTTTAGTTACTGGTGCTGTATGGTATAACCCATTTACAGAGCAAGTTTATGAGTATCCTACCTATGTACAGACTATTGACTATCCTGCATTCACCATTAATGCCAAAGATGGTTCAGAGTTTAGTATTGATCCAACTATCTCCTTGAAGATTGTTGATAGTAAATCTCCTCAGGTATTCAAAAAGTATAGAAAAGAGCTTAAGGATGTTATTAATGGAACACTCTTTAATTATGTAAAAGATGCCTTTAGAATCCAGCTTAATAAGTATACTACAGATGAGATTGTATCTAATAGAGATATGGTAGAGAAAGCTATTGAAGCACATCTTTCTAAAGCGTTACTCAAAGAGAATTTTCAGCTAGAACAACTTACCTCTGGATTGAAATATCCTAATTCTATTGTAGAAGCAGTTAATGCTAAGAATGCAGCTATTCAGAAGGCTCAGAAGGCTCAGAATGAGTTAGCTGTAGTAAAGGCAGAAGCAGAGAAGAAAGTAGTTGCAGCTCAGGCAGAAGCTGAAGCTAACAGACTTAGGACACAGGCTTTAACTCCTATGATTCTTAAGCAGCAGTGGATTGAGAAATGGGATGGTAAACTCCCAGTATATGGTAATCTTCCTACATTATTTAAAGGTATAGAATAACTATGATTTGGATTATTATTGGTTTGTTATCCTTTGTTCTACAAATTTATATACTAAAGAACACTTGGGTAGATAGTGGTAAGGGACTTGATGAGTTCAGATGGGAACATGCTCAAAAATTAAATATTTATCTTTGGGTTGTACTCTTACTATTCCTATTGTGCATGACACCCATTCTCAACATTCTAGAATTTATTATATTTTGGATTGTATGGCTAAAGCATTATGCTAATGCCAATAGTATGTATAGTTGTGAGAACTATACTTATTGGAGATTTATAGATAAATTCCTTTCAAGAAAAATCTAAAGAAATACAACAATGGCAAAAGGTAAACAAAGACATTGTTGGAGCTGTATTAATTATCATGCTACAAATACAAAGTGCAGGATAATTAATATTCCAGTAACAGCAAATAGAAAAGCTTGTAAGAATCATAAGTATGATCCTGCATTCAGAAGTGAACAATTAAGAAATAAATAATTTATTCTATGGTCCTATAACTCAGTGGTCTAGAGTAGCTGCCTCATAAGCAGAAGGTCGAGGGATCATAACCCTCTAGGACCACTATTATTATTTAAAGGGTTGAAATGGGTTAAACAGAGAGTAATGACGATTGGTTATTGCTCTTCTGTTTTTCTCTATTCATTAAAATTAAAATCATTATGACAGCAGAAGAACAAGCAAACTTAGACATCAAGGATGAACTAAGGAAAGGAAGTAAATGCTTCCTAGCATTTAGAAAGAAACTTAATCCTATAATGGATAAGCTAGTAGAGAACTATACTAAACTTCAGGAGGGAGAGACTCATGGAAGCAGTATTTAAAGTAGGCGACCATATAGTCCCCAAGATTCCCAATAGAGGTTTAGAGAGGGCAACAGTAACCAGAATAGATGATAAGAATTATTATCTTAAGATTCTACGTGGTACTGCTGTACTTCCTATAGGAGCACAAGTAAGTTATAAATTAGAAAACAATGATTAATATGGAACAGCACATTAAGACAAATGCACAGTTGATGGCAAGATGCTTCTTCAACAAGATTACAGGTAAAGTAGTTTTTGAAGATTTCACAGGATACTACCCTACTATGAAAAGTAAGAGACTCTTTAACTAAAAAGAACTATGGTGAGACAGAAAAGATATATCACATTCTATACTCTTCATAAGAGACATATATTTCCATCTGTATATCAGTATGGACTTATGTGTACTAGAAGTTGGTGGAAATGTTTAAAGTTTGGACTAAGACATATAGTAGAAGGTCAAGCAATCTTCTTTACTATTGAAAAGGTTAGACCTAAGAAGATTTCACATTTCTATTAAGAAGAGATTAGATTATAAATTAGATGTTTTGTAGTAATTCATATAATACGTAAATTTGCACTAATTAAAGCGACAAATGATTGAAAATGTTTTGTACTTCTACCATCTGTGAAGACAGTAGAAGTAAATTTGCTCCATTAGCTCAACAGAATAGAGCAAGGGAATTCTAATCCCTGGGCTGCAGGTTTGAACCCTGCATGGAGTACCTCTATATTCGCTTAAAATTAAATAGTTACCGTTCTTTATGGTCTGTGAAGATAGTAAAGAATCATTTACTCCTTTAGCTCAGCTGGTTAGAGCACTCGGCTTATACCCAAGGGGTCACAGGTTCAAATCCTGTAGGGAGTACTAAGTTTCAAACAGATATATTTAATTAGGTATGATTTGGTTTATTGTTATTTTATTGTATGTAGCTGTAGGTATTCTTACTTATAAGTACATCATCAACAAGTGGGATAACACAAAGTTTGAGAAGGTATGGCTCAGCTGTGTTTGGATTGTACTTATTCCTTTGTATACTATTCACTTGTTGCACAATAGGAAGAATTAATGTATCTCCTGCTCCCTTTCCTAGGGAGTTATTTGGCTGATTAGCTCAACTGTATAGAGCAATGGTCTCCTACACCATAGGTTGAGGGTTAGAATCCCTCATCAGTCACAAGTAGTTGTAAGTTTTATATTAGTTAGATAATACAGTGGTATTAAAAATGTTTTGATAATATTCATAAGCAAATTGTGTGAAATAATAGTAGAGTCTTCTTTGTTGTGATAACAAGGGAGACTTTTTAGTTTGTAATAGTCTGTATGTCGCTTGGACATACATATCATATAATTAAATTCTTTAAATAATGAACAGAACAAACAGAAAATGGACTGCTGAAGAGGAAGATAGACTTCTTTGGCAAGTGAGGGCTTTCCCTCAGAATTTAACAAAATGTTTTCTCATTGTATCAGAAAGCATTGGGAGATCTCCTCAGGCAGTAGCTAATCATTGGTATACTGTAGTATCTAAGAAACCAGATTCTACTTGCTTCTTTACAGCATCACCTAAGCATGTTTCAAGGAACAGAAAGAATGGTGAAGGTGTAGAGAGTACTAGAAGCATCTGGCAGCGTTTAATGCAAGTAATCCGTAATTTATAAGCCTTATGATTGCAGAGAAAAATATCAATGCTCTACTTTCTCAATGGAAAGAGAGACTAGGTAAGGATGATTATTCTGATGGGTACAAATGTGCTCTTGGAGAATGTGTGTATGACCTGATGATTACCCTTGATAAAATCAAGGAAGAAGAGAAAGCTAACCTTGAAGAGGTAATAGCTAATCTTCCTTCTAAGGAAGTAGAGGATTATCTTATGGGTCTAGAAGCTGATGAAGAACTTTCTAGAATGGATGCTCATGAGTCAGTTGCCTAAAGAAGGAATCTTCATTAGAAGAGGTAAGAAGGTTATTGTATGTAATTCCTATGGAGGTAATACCTGTAGGTTATGTACTTTCTACAATAAATCTATATATGATTCCAGATGCACTATTCCTAATGAATGCACTTTAGGTAAGGATTTATATTATAAAGAAGTAACTAATTCTCAAACTATTAAGTCATGACAAGAGAGGAAGCTTATTTGGAATGTTTAATTGGACTAGAAAAATCTGATTTTCTTATATTGGAAGCTTGTACTGGATATGGTAAAACCAAGATGAGTATTAACTTAGTTAATCATCTAGTAGAATTTGACTATCAAGGAAAGCATACATCAATGCTTCTCTTGGTAGCAAAGACTGTGCATAAGCAGACTTGGAAAGATGAATTCAAGAAATGGGGAGGCATCAATGTTGATGATGTTACAATTGAGTGTTATGAATCTTTAAAAAAACATGAAAATGAATCCTTTGACTTTGTGATTATGGATGAATGTCATCATCTAAATAGTGATAAGCGCATAGGTATCTTTAATACTATTAAGTATACTAAATGTATCGCTCTTAGTGCTACTGTTCCAAGACTTTTTAAATGGTATTTAAAATCTTGTTATAGAGCAACTGTAGTAACCTGTAGTATAGCTGATGCCATTAAGGATGAAGTTCTTCCTGAACCTCAGATTATCCTCTACCCTCTTCAGCTTGATAATATTCATCCTACAGAATCCATAGAAGTCAATCCTAAAACAAAGGGAAAGATTTATTATGGCAACTATAATGAACTTTGGAAATACAGAAAGATGAAAGTCCATGCCATTATATCTTGTACTCCTAGACAGAAAGTAAATGAGTATAATTCTAAGATACTTTATGAGAGGAACAGATATATGAGAACCAGGCAGGAATTCCTAAAGAACAAATGGCTGTTTGATTGTGGTGATAGAATCAAGTATCTGGCTAACTTAAAGAATACCATAGTATTGTCTATTCTTCAAAGGCTAGAAAAAGAGAGAACCATTACATTCTGTAAGACCATAGAGCAGGCAGATATTCTAGGTAAATATAGTATTCATTCAAAGAACAAAGACTCTGATATAATTTACAATAACTTCAATGCCAAGAAGATTAATCATATCACATCTGTCAATGTTCTTAATGAAGGAGCTAACTTGGTAGATTGTAAGTATGCTATATTTGCTAACTACTCCTCATCAGAGATTTGTAGTGTGCAGAGATGTGGGCGTGCTTTAAGGCATAAGTCTCCTGTTATAATTCTCCCTTACTATGAAACTACTAGAGAGGAAGAGATAGTCCAGGAAATGATCAAGGATTTCAATAAGGATTTCATTAAAACAATGCATTCCTTAAAAGAATTAGATAAGTTTATACAATAATATTAAATAATATGGCACAATCCTTCATTGGGTTGTGCTTTTTGCATTTATAAAGATATGAAACATGAAAATAACAATAGATACAGAAATACTGCAAAGGAATAACCTCTCCCCTGGTGAATTTCTTGTAATGTTATTTGGGTACTGTGATGTCAAGTATAAAGAGAACTTTGATAAGCTTGTTGAGAAAAATCTTATCAGTAAGAATCTCTTTGACCAAGACTCCATGGTACTCTCTAATAATACAAGAGATTTGATAGCTAAGATTCTTATAGAATCAGATGTCAAAGTAATAGGATATGACCTTAACTTTGAGGAACTTGCCAAAAAGCTTCAAGATATATACCCTAAAGGCAATAAACAGGGAACTACCTATAATTGGAGAGACAGTACAGCAGTCATAGCCTTCAAGTTAAGAACCCTAGTAGCTAAGTATGGCTTCATATTTACAGAAGATGAAGCTATTAAGGCTACAAAGGAGTATGTAGAATCCTTTGAAGATGATAATAAGAATATGAAGTTACTGAAGTACTTTATTCTTAGAACAAGCAAAGATGATAGTATAGACTCTATGTTTATGACTATAATAGAGAATAATAGATAACATTTAAACTTTAAATAATATGTACATTCAAGACAATTTTAAGAAGTGTCTCAAACTTCAATATAGAGACATTACCTACAAGGTAAATGAGGAAAAAGGTGTAGTTGTTGCTCTGGCATACTTATACACACCTTTAAGTATGGAAGTAAATGCAAATCAGTATATCAATACTATAGGTATAGCAAGACTAGATAAGAGTGCAGGAGATACTTTCAATATTGAGGTAGGCAAAAAGATTGCTAGAGCCAAAGCTGAGAAAGAAGCTTTTATTCAATTTAGAACAATGCTTTTAAAGTATGAAGACAAGCTATTTCAAGCACGTCTTGAAATGAGTAAAGTCATTGATACAATGAGTTCACATATTGAACATCAAAAGGAATACATTAAATCATTTTAATTATGAAGATAACATTAGATGAAAAGACATGTCTAAAGAATAAACTCACCTTACAGGAAGCACTTATAGCAGCAGCTGTAAGTATGGGAAACTATAAATGTACCTTTGACAACATGATTAATAGGCATGTTCTAGGTATTATGGGACAGAGTGTTGATTCAAAATGGAAAGATATCATTAAGAATCTTATAAATTCTGAAGATGCAAGATTTGAAGCCCTGGCTACTAAGGTACAGGAATGCTTCCCTAAACAGAAAATGATGTATGCTAATGGTACTGCATCTCCATTCTACTTTAGATGTAACAAGACAGAGATTAAGAATAAACTCAAGAAGTTCCTCACTATTTATGGTGAAGTTGCTGATGAGGATATTATTGATGCAACCAAGAGATATGTAGCTTCCTATGCTCCTAAGGGTTATAGAGGAATGCGTCTAGCAAAGTATTTTATTATGAAAGATGATAGAAAGCTGATGGCTGATGATGAAGTTCATGTCGAAGAAATCTCAGACTTGGCAACATTCCTGGAGAATAAGACAGAAGATACTCCATCTGACATTGTAGATGGTGATGATTGGTTAATGAATAGCAGAAATTAAAAAGAATATAATTATGTGGAAAGTAAGTTTTAAAGACCCAATGTACAAGAAAGTACAGAAGTTCAATGACAGAGCAACAGTTGTAACTCTTAAAGGTGATTTGAAGATTCCTATTGAAGTAATGACCTCTATACCTAAGAAAATGCATGATTGGATGATGAAGAAGTCAAATCCCAAAGTGAAAGTTTATCCTTGGCAGGGTATTATCAGTATTGTTGTTAAGGGAAAATTCATTAAGTCTAAAGAAGATAAAGAGGACTCTGTATCAGCTGAAAGAATTGCAGAATGTAAGGCCAAAATTAAGCTGTATAAATTCATGTACACTCTCCTTATGAACTATGTAGAATATTATGCAACTCTTCTTAAAGGTAAAGAATGGTCATTTGAAAATACCCCTATTAATGATACTAACTGTATTGCTTATGTTTATAATAAGTACACCAGACTGTACCTTAAAGAAAAGAAACACCTTGAAGAACTTCTGAAAGAGCATGATTAGTAATGAATTAAAGAAGACAATTAATACCTACTACCCTACTCTACAGGAGTTAATGTGTAAATTGGCAGAAAGAACTACTAAAGGTTCAACATTTACCATAGAAACAATAGCAGGTAAAATAACATTTTCATTATGAGTTTAATTCAAAGAGTACTAGAAAATGCTAAAGAACGAAGAGAAAAGATACTTAGTGGAAAAGTTAATTGTATTCCATCTCCCTTTAAGACCTTTAGATATGACTTTCCTGGAGTAGAATTAGGTACTTATTATTTAGTGTCAGGTGGTGCAAAGAGTAGTAAATCCAAGATAACAAACTTCTTGTTTCTATTTAATAGTATTCTATATGCTTATCATCATCCAGAATTAGTTAGGTTGAAAGTCTTCTATGCCTTATTGGAGGAAAAAGCAGAGAACATTACAGGTAAGTTTATCTGTTATCTGTTGTATATTCTTTCTGATAAAAAGATAAGAATTGATATAAAGACATTTAAGTCTGTAGATGAAGGAAGAGTACTATCCTCTGATATACTTGAATTACTAGGAACGTTAGAGTACCAGTCTATTCTGAAGTTCTTTGAAGAGCATGTAGTCTTTATCCCAGATAGAAATCCAACAGGTGTGTACCATACCTTAGAGAAATATGCAGAAGCAAATGGTACTATTCATAGAAAAAAGGTTGAAGGATATGAAAAGGAAATCTTTGATTATTATGAACCAAATGACCCTGACGAATATGTTCTTTGCATCATAGATCATATCTCGTTGATAAGTTGTGAAAGGAGTATGGATTTACGTAACTCTATTAAGAAACTATCTGAATATCTAAAGATTGTACGTAATAAGTATAACTACATTCCAGTAGTTGTACAACAGCAGAATAGTGAGAGTCTATCCCTTGAAGCATTCAAAGCCAATAAGATTAGACCTACACAGAAAGGGTTGGCTGACAGTCAGGATCCTGGTAAAGATTGTGATGTCATGCTAGGTATCACTTCTCCATTCTCTTGGGAACTAAAGGAATATCTAAAGTATGATATAACAAAGCTTAGAGGATATTGTAAGTTTCTAGAGATTGTATTAGGTAGAGATGGTGAGAGTAATGCTATTCTAGGAATGTATTTTGATGGTGCTACTGGCTATTATGCTCCACTGCCAAAATATGATAATATCTCAGAACTTAATAAAGTATATCAGTTAATCCAAAGAAATCAAGAGAGTACATCTAAGTGATTCTTTTCATTTTTCATAGTATAATTAAAAGCATCTTGCCTATGCAACTTTGTATAGGTATATTTGCAGTCCAATAATTTAATAAAAAGTAGAAGTTAAAAATGAGTAACATTGTTTTGCCTACAGAACGTAGGAAAGCTACAGACTACAACCCTAGGTTGATGGTCTTGTTTGGTAAGCCAAAATGTGGAAAATCAACCCTTATGGCTAATCTTGACAACAATCTTATCATTGATTTGGAAGATGGTTATCGGGCATTGGATGTAATGGCAGTACAGGCAAGAAGTGCCAATGACATCTTTGAAATTAAGAATCTTATTGCACAGAAGAATCAGGAGAATGGAGGTAAACCTTTCTATCGCTTTATCACTATTGATAATGCAACCAGATTAGAGGAAATGGCTGTTTTCTATGCTGGAGTATTATATCGCCGTACCCAGATGGGTGTTAACTTTGGCTATAAGAAGGATAAAATTGGTAATATCTTGAAGGATGCCAAGGGTAATAAGGTTATTGATCCAAAGGCAGATGTACGTCAACTGCCTAATGGAGCAGGATATCTTTATATGCGTAATGCAATCAAGGAGATGGTAAATATGTTCAAACCTCTTTGTGATACTCTTATTCTAGTATGTCACGTCAAAGACAAACAGATTAGAAAGAATGATGAGGAAACCACAGAGATGGCAGTAGATATTGCAGGAAAGACTGGAGATATTATCTGCGGTGAAGCAGATGCTATTGGCTATATCTCAAGACAGGCAAATAAAACATTAGTATCTTTTGTAGGAGGAGACAATGCCATTAGAGGTTCAAGACCATTACATCTTAGAGAAAAGGTATTTCAGGTTGCAGAATCTGATGACAAAGGTAATATCAAGGTAGATATGAGCAAGATTTTCCTTGATACAGCAAATTAAACAAAAAACATTCAATTCATAAATAACAATTTAAAAATTAAAAACAATGGAAAAGAGAATTTCATTTGATCAGTTTCAGTCAGTAAAGCGTGTAGCACAGGCTTGTAATCCACTTATGGTAAAGCGTGAGAAAATCAAGGCAAAGATTGAAGCCCTTACTAAGGAATATAAAGACTATGATACTCAGATTGCTTCATTGGAGGCAGGTATCAAGCAGGTAGTAGGCTTCCGTGTAGAGGAACTTGTAAAGAAGGTTATTGAACCAGGTGTAGATGCCAATGGTCAGCCTAAGAAGACAACGAAGTATCTTCCAACAGATATTGTTTCCTATGATGAAAATAAAAAGCAGTTCATTGTATCTATTCCAGATGATGATTCTGAGAATGTAGAAACAAAATCCTTTTCTGAAAGTGAAGAAACAGCATCCCCAAGTGAAGAGAATAACATGGAGGCATCAAATATCAACCATAATGTAGAAGAGATAGAAGATGTACCTACTGATGCACCAATCTTTGAGTAATAAAAGTATAAACAAATAAATAGTAAATAATAATAACAAATAATATTTTAAACACAAACAGTTATGATGATTAATAATAGTTACAGTTTCCTTGCTATTGGTAAGACACAGGAGTCAAAAGAAGCTCAGGAGTTCAAGAAGTATGTAGGTGTAGGTTCTTCCTTTGTAGTAGCAGTCAACCCAACAAAGAAAGAACTTGAGGATATTTATGGACATGAGATTGCTAATGACCCTGAGTATGTTGTTGATACTGATAATGGTAAGGAAGCACGTATTACATTTATTGTAAAGACAGATCCAGATACATGTAATGGTGTGGAGATGATTAACAGAATGATGTTTACCCTGCGTAATGCTCCTGCATATAATCAAGACAAGACTAAAGCACAGGTTATTGATAAGTTTGGTAATGTAACTTGGGCTAATGCAGAAGATGCTAAGGCAGGCAAGCCTATCTTTACTAAGAATGGAAATCCTGCAAAGATTGCTCCTGACTACCGTATTGCCTGTGTAGGTGAAGCTGACCTCATTGGCTTCTTGAAACCTTATCTCTGTGTGGGAGATGCCTTCAACTATGTTAATGGCTCTTGGGTATTGAAAGAAAATACAGATGACTTTGTATTTGGTCTTGAGCATATCAAGGACTACTTCAAGGGTGACTTCTCTGAGATTAAGGAGGCTATTGCTCTTCAGCCTAATAATAAGGTAAAGCTCCTCTATGGTGTACGTACTACAGATGAAGGTAAGCAGTATCAGGCTATTGCTACACGTAATGGCATGATTCTCCCTAACTATGCGGGTTCTAAGGCACTTGCACGTTTGGAGAAAGACCTTGCAAATGCTAAGGATAATGGTTCCTATGCTTCAACAGAGTTTGCTGTACAGGAACTTACAGAGTATAATGTACAGGCAACTAATCTCAATGCTGCACCAATAGAGACAGGTACTGCTTCTGGCAGTGGTGATATGCCTTGGGATTAAACCCTAGAATTAACCCTTTTAAAGTAACAATCTTATGGTGGTAGGTAAAACTTCTTCCAGTATATCAAAGACAGAGATATTCAGTAAGTTCAGTGAAACACAGGTATTATGCACAGTGTTTCCTGAGATTACTGAAATCCCATGTGTAATCAATTCTCCTTTAAGAACAGACAACCACCCATCCTTCAGCATCTATATGAGCAACAGCAATCATATTATGTATAAGGACTTTGGAGATAACAATGTTCAAGGAGGATTAGTTGATTTATTGTGTGAGTATTGGAACTGTACTTTTAATCAGGCTTTGGATAAAATCTGTAAGTTAATGATTAAGGATGATAATGTAATTATTAAGCCTAAGCAGATTAAAACCCTCACAAAAAAGGAAGCCAACCAACTTACTAAGTTAGAAGTTAAGGTTAGACCTTGGAGAGAGTATGATTATGAATACTGGGCATCTTATGGCATCTCAAAGCAATGGCTAAAGTATGCAGAGATATATCCTGTCTCCTATAAGATTATTACTAAAAAAGATTCTATAACTGGTAAGAGTAAAAAGTATACTTTCTCTACAGATAAGTATGCTTATTGCTATGTAGAAAGAAAGGAAGGACAATTACAGGTAAAGTTATATCAGCCCTACAATACTAAAGGTTATAAATGGTGTTCCAAGATGGATGCATCTGTTATAGGCTTATGGACAAAGATTCCAAAGTATGGTGATAGAGTTGTAATCTGCTCATCTTTAAAGGATGCATTGGTTATTTCTTGTCAGTTACATATACCAACCATTTGCCTTCAAGGTGAAGGATACTCAATGTCTGATACTGCCATTAATGAACTAAAAAGGAGATACAAGAAAATATTTATCAGTTTTGATACTGATGAAGCAGGTAGGATAGATGGAGAAAAATTAGCTAAGCGTACTGGCTTTACTAATATTGTTCCCAACTTAGGCAGTCAGAAAGACTTTAGTGACTACTATAAAGCTTTAGAAGACAAAACACAATTCAAACAATTAGAAAAATTATTCAAGTAACAAAACAAAGATTATGGAAAGAGAAATTTTGATCGCAAATACAAAGACTCAGAAGAGAAGTAAGGTAACTACTAGTGCTACAACACTTGGAGAATTGAAAGTAGACTTACTAGCTGCTGGTATTGACTATAATGGTATGACCTTTACAGAAGGTATCTCTAAGACTCAGCTTCTTAATGATGCTACTCAATTGCCACAGAATGTAATGTATAAGGGACAGCCTACTAATAACTTGGTTATCCTTCTTACCAATACCAAGAAGAATATTGCTTCTGGTACTATGTCTAGAAAAGAAGTGTATCAGGCTATTAAGGACAATAACCTTCAGGATGCAGTAAAGGAAGAGTTTGGTAGAAACTTTACACAGGTTCCTACCAGTGATTTGTTGGTATTCCTTGCACAGGATGGCAATGCTGAAGTGACAGAGACCATTGATGATAAGCCTACAGACACTAAGAATAATGATATTATTACCCCTGAGGTTAAAGAGGAGGAAACTCCTGATACAGAGGACGAGGATCTTCCTTACTATGTTGATGATATTATTACTGATACTCGTGTAGATTCTACTGTAAATTCCTTGTATGTTCATATTGCCATGCTGGTAGATAATGAAGTCCTCTCCGTTGCAGACCTTGAGGAACTTAGTGAAGATATTGAATATCTCACTAAAGTTGCAAAGAAAGAACAGAATACAGTGGAAAAGCTTCCTTTTGAGGAGGCACCAAAGAAGGCAGTAAGTACTTCTGACGGTAGTATTACAGATGATGATATTGATGATATGCTCGATGAGCTTGGAGTATAATACATAACTGTTTGGCATTTAGTTGTGTAAGGGAGTAGAGAATAATCTCTGCTCCCTTTATTTTTCCAATTAAATAAAGTAAAGTTATGGAATATACAGTAAATCAATTATATCAGTATCTCTTTGAAAAGCCTCTGGCTATCTATGAAATATTCAAAGGGTTCTTTGGTGAGAATTTTGTAGATATACAGACTTGTCAAGGAAGAGAACTATCATCATTCAAAGAGTATTTACTTGCAAAGATATGTGATGAGTCCTTTATGCCAAAGGAGGCAGCAGAAGAAGAGTATAATCTATCTTTTAATATTACAGAGATGCAATTAAAAGAGTTGAAGACTACTTTAGAAGATAAAAGACTCATTATCTATGTATGGTGGCCTAAAGTAACAGTTACTAATGAATATAATAAATCAGTAAATATCCAAGACCTTTATGCTAAGATTGAAATTCAGGGTGATGGTACAATTCCTTATGAGTGCAATGGCTTTAGACTTAATAGAGCTACTTATACAAGAGAACAATTCATGAGTAATTACATGCATAGCCATATTAATGTAATTCCAAAGAATAACTTCACTCAATTCCAAATACCATGCTTAGGTAGAGGCCCGATAATCAGTACTATTGGAACATTGAAAAATGACTATGATGAAGCTACTTGGATGTTGTTCTGTCAGGAACTTAGTATGTATGTAACTGTAGAATCAATATCTGGAGGTCCATACCATAGAATGGAGAGTATAGGAAATGTATCTCAAAATTCTATGTATACAGGTTATAACTTTAACTTTGCAGGTAAAGCAGATTTCCTATCTCAATTTACAAATGATGACTTAAAAAAGTTTATCCAATATTATCTGAAACATGGTCATCTGTCTTTAGGATATATGAATAGTGCATTTACTTGGAGTATGCCATATTATGAATACATTATTGATATTAGTAATTCCTTCATTGACTTCTATAACAAGTATTACAGTACTACAGCAGGAAACTTGGATAACTGCTTTAGCAAGGGTATGTTAAAACAAGTTATTGTTACTGATGGAAAGTTCTATAATGAAGGGGATTATAATAATTTTGATATTAATAATTTTAGTGAATACCAAAACAAACTGGTATTAGTATTTAAAGGTAAGGAGATACGTACTACCATTATTAATAATGAACAAAGAAAGGAAACAACTCTGACTACAGTTATCAATAATAATATAGCCATGTTCATACTGCAAAAAATTCTTAGAACAATTAATTTCAGATATAAAAATGAACACAATAAATACAGAAGAAACCAAGAAGCTGCCCCAGCTTGTGAAAGGGTCCTCTATCTATAAACTCATTGTTCCTGAGAATGTAGAAGAGAAGATAAGATATCTGCTTAGAAAATTTCCTAGTACTGAATGGTCAGGAGTATTGTTTGTAACTCATGAAGGTTCCTTTGAGAATAATGACCTGGTGATTACCTGTAAGGACATCTACCCTATGGATTTAGGTAATGCAACCTTTACAGAGTTTACAATGAATGAAGATGTAGCTGCATATATGTCTGAAAATATAGAGCTATTTGATTGTGATTTGCAATTAATTCATTCACATCATCAGATGTCAACTCAACCAAGTGGTACAGATTTAAATACCTTGAAAGAAGAAGGTAATGAAAGAAACTGCTTTGTATCTCTTATTGTAAACAATGCAGGAAAGTACTATGCAGCTATTACCAGAAAGGTACAGACTAAATCAGAAGTAACAGTCAAGAAGTTAGGTACATCCTATGAATTCTTTGGTGATGGTTCTAAAGAACTAGAGCATAAAGATGAGACTACAACAAAGGTCATAGAGAAAGAAGTTATTGAGTACTTTGACCTTGAAGTAGAAAGACATGAAGTACCTAATACTTTAGAGTATCTTGATGCTAGATTTGATGAGATAGCTAAGAAGAAAACTATTGAAAGAAAGAATAATTGGGATTCATCAAATATAGCACCTACAGGTCATTTCTTTGATTGGATGCACAGCAAACCAGTACCTAAGGAACAGAATCTCTTTGGCGATACCCCTTACAGAGAAGTCCCAGAGAAACCATATAAGGATGACCACATGCTCAATCCATCTATTACTGATGATTGGCAGCCTGACCCTAAGAAGATTCATGCTGCTGTGGTCCACATGATTACATGTAATCTGATTATTAATCCTGAGAAGTTTGACCTCAAACAATGGGTTACAAAGCACATGAAGAATGTTTATATAAAGGTTTTTGGAGAATATAGTATATATGAATGTGAACATAATACATGTGGTGCTTTCAGTGAATGGAGAGACTTCATTATCCAGCATACTCTGGACTACTTTGATACTTCTAATGTGCCAGATGCTATCTTTGATGATGGTATATTTCAAAGTAGAATAGCACAGGCAATGAGCAATGAAATTATGGAGTTTATAGATGTAAATCCTTATATTGAAGCTTACAATGAAGCTCTTATTTTAAACATTGTAGAATAATTTATGAATACAAATATGAATGATATTGATGATATTCTTCAGGATTTAAATATGGAAGTACCAGTAGAGAATCCTAATAGTTCCCAAGATTCTACTCCAACAGAAGAAACAAATATATCTCTCTCTGATGAAGAACTTAATGAGATTATAGAAGATAATGGTCTCTCAGAGGAATCTGAGGAAGAAGAAACTTATGATGAAAACCAGGGAGAAGGTAATGATATTAATGTAGAAAATATGGCTGTAGATATAGCTCAAGACGGAGGGGATATAACAGATGTATTACATTTATCAGTATCAGAGGGAGAAGAACCTCAAGAGAAATCAGTAACTATTACAGATAACAACACACCTGATGATGCAAAAATTCCTCTGAACTCTCCTACCCTTCTTATTGATGAATCTACTACCAGATTCTCTGGTGCAGAGTGGTTCAATGAAATACAGAAAGCCAGAATCATTGTTGCAGGAATTGGAGGTATCGGAAGTAATGTAGTCTTTCAGTTAGCAAGAATGATTCCTGCAAATCTTACTCTCTATGATGATGATAATGTAGAGATGGTGAATATGGCAGGTCAGTTATTCAGTAATAATAATATTGGAGAATCTAAAGTAGATGCCATAGCCAATATGATTTATAATTATGCTTCTATGAAACAGGTATTGGCTGTTAAAGACAAGTTTACTTCAGACAAAGAACCTGGAGATATTATGATTTGTGGATTTGATAATATGAGGGCTAGAAAAACTTTCTTTAATTCATGGTGCAATCATATTTCAAATAAATCAATAGAAGAAAGAAGTAAATGCCTATATCTGGATGGAAGATTAAGTATGGACACTCTTCAGATATTATGTATCAAAGGGGATGATCAGTATAATATTGACAGATATGAAAGAGAATTCTTGTTTGCTGATTATGAAGCTGATGCTACAGTATGTTCTAGGAAACAGACTACCTATTTGGCTTGTATGATTGGTTCACTAATGGTTAATCTCTTTACAAACTTTATAGCCAATAGTCTGCATCCTGTCATTCCTTATGATTTGCCTTTCTTTACTGAATATGACGCTCAGAATATGTTATTTAAAACAGAAAGCTAATGAGAGATTTAAAAACTGCAATTTCTTATTGTTTTGAATGTATTGCTGCTGACAGTTATAGCATAAGTAGAAGCATAAGCTTTACAGATAAGTCTTCTTATATGCTAATCCCTGTAACAGGAGATAACATTGAAATCCCAACAATGGCTATGTATTCTCTTCCTACATTGGAAAACAAGATTCTACAAAAAGAACCTATAGATGCACTGGTAGTAAATTTGAATAATAATGGAGGATACTCATCATTTAAATCTGTAAGTGCAAGTATTAGAGATGCATTTACAGTCTTGTATAAAAATGCCCATTTGAGAAAGCTGGTAACTGTTGGTGACCCTGAAAAGACATATTATGGAACCTATGGAGCTATCTTTGATGAGAACTTCAAGCCAATAGTAATGCTCTCATGGGAATTAAAGAAAATATATAGGGATGATGATCAAGATCCTTTTAGGTACAAGTTTATCAGGCCTATACTTAGAGTAGCTCCTGAAGTATTTATAAACAAAAGCAATACTGTAGAACGATTTATTATCAATCAGATTATTCCTACAGCATTATCAGTAATTTATCTTAGTTCTCCTATCTTTCATAGAAGTATGTTATATGAGAGCAATAGCAGTAACTGTGATACAAAGGTAAAGGTATTGATAGAAAAGATTCCTTTTATTATAAAAGAAACAGATGTTCCATCTATCTCTACTACTAATGAAGAGTTACTTGGTACTGCTTTAAACTATATAGATGAAATAGTAGAATGACAATACAGGAATACTTTGGAGACTGGTGTAAAGTTGTAGATATAGCAGAAGCTGAAAGACTGACTAAAAGATTGGTAAATTCAAAACAAGTTATATGCCCTAAGATAAAAGATATATTCAAAGCCTTTACACTCTGTTCATTACATGACTTGAAGGTTATTGTCATCGGGCAAGATCCTTATCCAGACATTAGAAATGGTAAGCCTACAGCCACAGGAATAGCCTTTGGAAACTCTAGTGATACTCTTGAATGTGATTATTCACCATCCTTAGATGTTCTTATGGAGTCAGTTATTGACTTCACTCGTCCACATGGAAATATTATCTTTGACCCAAGTTTGGAGAAGTGGGAAACCCAGGGAGTGCTGTTGTTAAATTCAGCACTCTCCTGTCAAGCAGGTAAAATAGGCTCACATGCACTTATGTGGAGACCTTTCATTAAAACCTTTCTCACTAATCTCTCTAACTATGATAGTGGTATTGTCTATGTGCTGATGGGTTCTGAAGCTCAGAGCTTTGAACCTTACATCAATTCAAAGTATAACCATATTATAAAGATAAAGCATCCATCGTGGTATGCAAGAACACACACTAAGATGCCTACTGACCTATGGTATCAGATAAATGATATTCTCAAAGGTCATTATGGCTATGGTGTAGAATGGTATAAAGAGTATAATTTTTTAAATAAAGAAGAAAATGAAGAAGTATTTTATGCAGGAGACTGCTGAAGAGTTAGAGTTTGGAGACATGATAGTATTGGACTTGTCTCATGATATGGAAAATGGTCATACAAAGCACCATCATCTTGAGTGCAAGTTCATGCCAGAATTAGTACCAATTCTCCTTGAAGAGGGTATTATTGAAGAGAAGGAAGTTGAAGAGGAAAAGCCTCTTGATTTCCAGGATGATGATACACCATGCCCTTTGATGGAAGAGGTAATCAAAGCCAATGAGGAACTTGAATTAAGAGTAGATAAACTTGAAAAAACAGTTATCAAGCTTCGTGAAATGGTAGCATCTCTTGCTGTTAAGTCTGCTGCTAAGCCAAAACCTTATGAGAATGCAAGGAAGCAGAATAGAAAATAAAAAGATTATCAATGCCTCTCCTTTAGAGTATGATGGTATCTTCTTCAAGAGTAAATTGGAGAAGATGGCTTATCAAACTCTAAAGGAACAAGGTTTTCCTGTACTATATGAACCTAAGAAGTTCATAATCTGGGAAGGCTTCAGACCAAATGTTCCTTTCTATAATAAAGATGCTAGTACTAGAATGTTGAAGATGGATAGTAAGAAAGTCATAGACATTTCCTATACTCCAGACTTGATGTTTGAGTACAACAATCATCTTATCATTATAGAGATGAAAGGATTCGAGAACAACACCTACCCCTTAAAAAAGAAGATATTCAGGAAATGGTTGGAATCAAACTACCCTAATAGTATTTACTTTGAGATTTTCACGAAGAAGCAGCTTCTTCAGGCAATAGACATTATTAAGAATTTAGATTAATGGAAATAGAAAAAGAACTAAAAGATATTAGCTGGCAAGTAGATGAACCCACATACAGAACAGATTCTGCATTGAGTTATTCTACACTTGCAAGATATGAAAGAGAGGGCTTTAATAAACTGGACCATCTATTTGATAAGATTTCCACACAGTCCTTACTTGAAGGCTCTATGGTAGATTGTCTTATTACTGGTTCTAAAGAAGAGTTTGACGAGTTATATTGTGTTGCAGACTTCCCTTCCATAGGTGAAAAAGAACAACAGGTAGCAAATATGTTATATGAGAGATATCATGATTCCTGTGAATTGTTCTCATATATTCCAAGTGATGTTATCCTTGCTGTAATCAATGAGATAGGATGGCAGAAGAATTGGAGGGATGAAACCAGAGTAAGAGTTATTTCTGAAAGAACTGCTATGTATTATAACCTAAAGACACAGGCTGGCTCTAAAACTGTTGTAGATAGACCTACTTATGATAGGGTTATTAATATGGTTAGGGCATTAAAGACTTCTCCTGCAACTCAAGGTTATTTTGCTGACAATGACCCTCTGTCTCCTATCAAGAGATACTATCAGTTGAAGTTTAAAGCTAGGTTTGAAGGTGTAAACTATCGTTGCATGATGGACTTGGCTATAGTAGATTACGAGGAAAAGAAAATTATTCCTTGTGATTTAAAAACCAGTGGACATCATGAATGGGACTTTCAAGACAGTTTCCTGCAATGGAAATATCTAGTGCAAAGTATGCTCTATTGGAGGGTGTTGAAGGCTAATCTTATGAATGACCCATATTTTAAAGACTTTACTCTAGAAAACTACAGGTTCATTGTAGTAAACAAAGAATCTCTAACACCCTTGGTATGGGAGTTTCCTCTTACCAAGATGACAGGTACTCTTATTGATAAAGAAGGTAATGAGTATAGAGATCCATTTGAGATTGGTAAAGAACTTCAGAGTTACTTGAATTTCAGACCTCAGGTACCAAAGGGAATTGATAAGGATGGTATTAATATCATTGATTGTCTGAAAGTAAAAGAATAATATAACTGTATAATAATAGATATAATGTTAATAGTAAAACGTAATGGCACTAAAGAGGAATTTAATCCTGAAAAGATTGAAGGAGCAATCCTTAAAGCATTTAAGGCATGCAACTATAGAATTAGTGAGATGGATAGAAGGAATATTACTGAGTTTATTGATAGTCTTGGTAATGATAGTCTCGCTACCATGGACGATCCTATTAAGGAAGAAATCCCTGTAGAGTGTATTCAAGATAAAGTAGAGAAGTTTCTTTGTAAGCGTTGGTTTCCTGTAGGTAAGGCATATATGCTTTATAGAGAGCAGCATAAAAAAGCTAGATTGATTAAAGCTAAGCTCCAGTATATTCATAAGTACACAGACTCAAATGATTCCGCAACTAATCTTTCAAATACAGATGACAATGCAAATACCAATGAGAAGAATGCTGCAACTCTTGAAGGAGAACTTTATAAAGACCTGTCACGTACTATACAGAGGTCTCAGATGAAAGAACTCCTTGCAGAGATAAAATCTCCATATAGAGACCAGTATGTAAAAGACCTGGAGCATCATATCATCTATCAGCATGATGAGAGCTGTCCTGTCTTGAAGCCTTATTGTAGTGCCTATACACTCTACCCTCTTCTTGTAGATGGAACCACTAATGTTGATGGAACAAAGAATCATGCACCTCATCATTTGAGTTCTTTCTGTGGTCAGTTCCAGAATCTTGTATTCCTGCTTTCTGCACAGAAGAAGGGAGCTGGAGCTTATGGTGAGTTCTTCAACTTCTTCTCATATTTCTGTGAGAAAGAATGGGGATTAAACTATTGGCAGAAGCCTGACCTTGTAGTTACCAATGAATATAATCAGGAACAGAAGACTATTGGTATGATTATTGACCAGCATTTTCAGTCAGTAACTCATTATCTTAATCAACCAGCAGGCAACAGAGGATATCAATGTCCTTTCACTAACTTCAATGTATTTGATAGTTACTATTGGCATACAATGTTTGATGACTTCTATTTCCCAGATGGTACTCAGCCTCATTGGGATGCAATTAACTGGCTTCAGAAGAGATATATGAAATGGCTCAATAAAGAGAGGACTAAGACATTATTGACCTTTCCTGTTATGACAGTATGTTGCCTTACAGATGAGAATGACGTTCTTGATAAGGAATATAAGGATTTCATTACTACTCAATGGGCAGAAGGTGATTCCTTCTTTGTGTATCTTTCAAAGAATGCAGACAGTATCTCATCTTGCTGTAGATTACGTAATGAAGTTACTGATAATACCTTTTCTTCTACTACAGGTCTTACAGGAGTGCAGACTGGTTCTTGTAATGTAATAACCCTTAATCTCAATAGAATTGTTCAAGATTGGTTCCATACTATCCCTAATTATGAAGATCATATTGTCAAAGGAAAATGTGCATGGCCAGAAGAATGGAATAGTGGCTTAGGAGTTAGAAATTGGTTGCAAAAATATCTTGAAGTTATTCTTGATAGAGTCTATGATTATCAGAAAGCCTATAAGACTGGTCTTTACAATATGGATAAACATGGTATGTTCCCTCAGACAAGAGCTGGTTACATCAACTTTGATAAACTTTATTGTACCATTGGTGTTAATGGATTAAATGAAGCTGCAAGATTCCTTGGACTTACTGTAGGTAATAATGAGGTATATATGAGCTTCGCTTCTTGGGTCCTTAATACTATCAAACAGTATAACAAGAAACATTCTGAAAAGAAATTTAAATTCAATTTAGAGCTTGTACCTGCTGAGTCTCTCGGAGTTAAGAACTATAATTGGGATAAAGAAGATGGTTATTGGGTTCCAAATGATGAGAATCTGTATAACTCATATATCTATGATGCCCATGATGATACATCTGTTCTTGACAAGATTGCTATGCAAGGAGGAGAAGTTGCAAAGTCTATTGATGGAGGACAAGCATCTCATATTAACTTAGAGGATAATCTCAGTAAGGAGCAGTACACTAAGTTATTGGAGTATGCAGTACAGGCAGGTAACAGTTATATTACATTCAATGTTCCTCAGACTCAATGTGATAAGTGTGGCTTTATTGCTAAACATCCATTTAAGAAATGTCCAAAATGTGGCAGTGAGAAAGTAACATTATGGACAAGAATCATTGGATATTTAAGACCTATTAAAGCATGGTCTAAAGCTCGTCAGTTAGAAGGACTTAAAAGAGAATTTACTGAAAAGAATAAAGTATGTTGAAATATTTGTACTGCAAAGAAGTTTTTGCAGAAGTACCCTCAGAGATAACTCTGGGGGTATCTATTTCTAGTTGTGCCATTCATTGTCAAGGATGTCACTCCAGGGAACTATGGGAAGATAAAGGTACACCTCTTACTATAGAAGAGTTACAGAGCCTATTAGATAAGCATAAAGGTATTACTTGTTTATGCCTCTTTGGTGGAGAAGCAGATATAGATGCCTTGACTGAGTTATTTCAATATGCCTATAAGAAAGTAAAGACTGCCTGGTATTGTGGTTTAGATATGATACCAAAGGATAAATTAGGCATCATTCAATATCTGGACTATCTGAAGCTTGGTCACTATGACCATGAATTAGGGGGACTAGACTCCCCTACTACCAATCAGAGATTCTATCAAATAGAACACTTCCCTAATGGAGAATATATGAAAGTAGATTTAACAAACAAATTTAAAAAGTAAAAATGAAACAGAAGATATATATTAAGAGATTTAGTAAAGATGTAGAACTCCCTAAAATTATTAATAAAGGAGATTGGATTGACCTTAGAAGTGCAGAAGAAGTAACACTGAAAGCACCAGTCACAAAGACAGTATCAAAAGGTAAACCAAAGGAAGTTGAGTTTAGTACAGCTCTTATTCCTCTTGGAGTAGCTATGCTGTTACCTGATGGTATGGAGGCAAATGTAGTTGCTAGAAGTGGTACCTTCAAGAATTATAGTGTTCTACAGACTAATGCCTATGGAGTTATTGATGGTGGAGAATTTGGATATAATGGACCAAATGATGAATGGAAGTTCCCAGTAGTAGCTCTTAGAAATACAACAATAGCAATCAATGATAGAGTATGTCAATTTAGGATCCAGCTTAGCCAAAAGGCAACAATGTGGCAGAAACTGAAATGGCTGTTCACTAGTGGAATTGAAATTATTGAAGTAGACGACCTTCCAGAGAAAGAAGATAGAGGAGGATTCTCAACAACAGGAACTAAATAAAGTAAGAATATGAAGAAGATTATTGTTTTAGACTACGTTGCAAGTTATATCAATATCAAAGATATTCCTAAGGAATATGAAGACCTTGATGGTGATGATATACTGACAGATATGGGATTTGACCCAGTAGGTACTACATATATGATAGTAGATGACCTATCCATTAATATAGAAACAGAAAACTATATTCTTCAAGCAAAATTAAAATAAAAAGCATGATTAAAAAAATTATTCATAAATTTCTCAATATTCATCCAGATGCAATGTCCTTTCAGAACTCAATGGATCTTGCAGAATTACCAGTAGTAACATTTCGTCAAGGAGATAAGAAGATTAACTTTCTCCTTGATACAGGCTCTAATAATTGTATCATTGACAGTACATCTCTTAAGAGCCTAAAACATCAAACACTTGACATAACTAATAAAGTCTCAGGGATTGAAGGAATCGAAAGTGAAGAAAAGGTTTGTATCCTTAAACTTAATTATAAGGATAAAGAATATAATTTCCCTTATATAGTAAAAGACATGAAACCTATATTCGATTCCATCAAGAAAGAGACAGGAGTTACAGTTAATGGTATGCTTGGCTCAAAGTTCTTCAATGAATTCAAGTATGTCCTTGACTTTGATGAATTGATAGCATATAGTAAGGAATGATATATTTTGTATCTAAGCAACAGTCTCTATTTGAAAGTGAAAATTATAAACCACTATCAATAGAAGAATCTATAGAGATGATTAAGTCCTGGAAAATCTTCATGTTTGATACTGAAGGTACAGGACTTGATTGTCATATAGCAAAAGTGTTACTTATGCAGTTTGGAAAGATGGATAAATCGATTCAGATTGTAGTAGATTGTACAACTATAGATCCTTTACTCTATAAAGAAGTTATAGAACAAAGCTTTCTTGTAGGACAAAATCTTAAGTATGATGCAAAGATGCTAATGGCAATAGGTATCTTTATAAGAAAGTGCTATGATACCATGATAGCAGAAATGCTTAGATACTTTGGATTTCCTAGAATACCAGTTTCTCCAGAGGAGTATGAAGAACAAGAATATGATTTTCCTTATCATACAAAGTATACAAAAGCAACAAAGGATAAACCTAGTTATCCCTATTATGAACTAAGCTTTGCTCTTGATGCTTTAGGATATAAATATCTTGGAATAAACATAGATAAATCCATTAGAGGTACTATTAAATATGTAGGTATAACAGAAGATGTAATAATCTATGGTGCTAATGATGTTATTCATCTAGGAGACATTATGAATGCTCAAATAGAATATTTCAAATCTATTAATGCTATGCTTGCTCTACAGATAGAATGTAGTGCTGTCTTGTCTCTCGCTTACTTTGAGTATTGTGGAGTTAAAATTGATGAGGACAAATGGATGAAAATCTATAAAAGAAACTGTACTGACCTTCAGAAAACAATAGATGCTCTTAATACCTTTGTTGTAAATCTAGGTAATAAGAAATTTATCAAAGAAGCTATTCAGTTAGATTTATTCATGGACGTAGATACCTCCAGTAAATCAAAGTGTAATATTAATTGGAGCAGTACTGATGATGTTGTTCCTCTTCTAAAGTATTTAGGCTTTAACACAAAGGGTTGGAACAAAGAAAAGAAGGAAGAGACAGAAAGCAAAGGTGCAGACCTTGTAAAGAAGCAAAAGAATATTAATCCTGAATTTGCAGATTTATATCTAGAATATTCTAGATTAGATAAACTTTGTTCTACTTATGGGCCACAATATACTAATGCAGTAAATCCTAAGACAGGAAGACTTCACACTGAATTTCGTCAACTAGATACTGTAACAGGAAGATTGTCTTGTGGTTCTCAAAAGCAGAATGAGGATTTAGCTAAACTAAAAGGTCTCCCTTTAAAACCAAGAAAAGGGCATCCTGAAGATGTATGTGCATATCCTCAGATTCAGAATCTCCCTAATACTGATGAAGTAAGATCCTGCTTCATTGCGGAAGAAGGCAATGATTTTATCTCTATAGATTATAATAGTGAAGAGTCAAGGCTTCTAGCAAGTCTATCAGGAGACAAAGGTATGCTTGAGGTATTTGAAAAAGGTTATGATATGCATAGCTACGTAGCTTGGCTTATATATCCAGAAAAGATACCTAGGGATATTGACATCAGAGATATTAAGAAGAAATACCATGACCTTAGACAATCTGCAAAAGGACCAGAGTGAATGTTTGCTCCATTAGGCAGGAATGCTTAATGAAAAATCTTGAATATGCGGGAAAACTTCAATACTCATATATTACTAAAGTAGTAGGTGTAATTCCCTATGATATACAGTAAAAAGATATATAAGTGAAACAATCCGCAGACACTATAAAAATAGGGTTTCAGAGACTACCAAAAGATACCCCAACTTTAAGTGGGTAGTGGTATAGTCCAAATTAATTATAAAGATTATGAAAAAGACAAATAAAATTAAAGTCAATGATGATTATGCTGAAATAATCATTACTAGAAGAACAGGTGAGATATGTATATTTAAAGTGGATATAGAAGATTTACCTTTATTATCTAGATATAACTGGGTAGTACAAGAGAATGATTCCACAGTTGGAAAAGGTAAATACTATGCTATTGCTAACTTAAAAGTAAATGGTAAACATACCACAATTAAAATGCATAACTTATTATGTCCATCTAGACCTCATGAGTTAGTTGATCATATAAATAGAGATACACAGGACAACAGAAAAAATAATTTAAGAACAGTAGATGCGAGACTTAGTTCCTATAATACAAATTGGAACCATGGTAAACTGAATATAAGAGGTGTTTATTCCAGACATGAAGGCAAGTACTATGCAGTACTTAGTGTCAATATTGATGGAAAATCCAAAACCTTGCAAACAAAACAATTTAACACTATAGAGGAAGCTAGCTTTGCTAGATATGTGTTAGCTTGCAAATGTATGCCTATAATACCTCCTAATACAGATGTATCATGGAAAGGAAAGTTAAGAAATGCAGAAATGTCTAGTATCTATAGTTATACAACGACAAAATTTAAAAGTTTCATAATCAATTAATTTGTTACATTTGCCTTCTTAGGTAACTGGGCAACGCTTGTTGGAAACTATGGTATGCCTAAGGAAGAAGCTATGCAGATAGAGGACAATTATAAGAAAGGTTTTGCTGGAGCTACTAAGTATCAAGATGAATGTAAGAAGTATACTGAAGCTACAGGAATTATCAGAGTATGTAGAGAAACTGGACATATTTCTAGATGGTGGGACTGGAAGAAATGGTATGCTAGACAACGCTCTAAAGAGTTTTGGGACAGCTATAGAGAAAGAAAAGAGGCTGGATTACCAAGAAGTAAGGAAGCCGATGAGCACTTTGCTGCAAGGAATAAATATGACAAGAATAGTGTCAATAGTACTACACAAGGGTTAGGCGCTGTAATCTTCAAAGAGTTTACTTACAATCTTTACTTATGGATTCTTGATAAAGGTTACCAGGATAAGGTAAAATTCTGTGTACCGGTACATGATGAAATATGTGAAGAGTGTCCTAAGGAACTTACCCAAGAAGTAGTAAAAGCAACTAAGCACTTTATGGAAACTATTGGAGCAAAGTATTGTCATAGACTTCCATTGCCAGCAGAAGAAGAAATTGGTCCATTTTGGAAACATTAATTATGGTTTTAACAGAAGAAGAATTAGTAGATATTTGGAAGTACTTCCAGTATTGTTGCCTACCTTCCATCACTATGGCTAGGTATGCTTACTTAGATTACATTGAGGACATCAAGAAAGAAAAGATGTTCTATAGACATGAAACTAAACAGGCTATTAATAAGATAGGTAAATACTTGGAAGCACTTCCTAATAGACTGATGGATGTAAGTAGTCAGAATGTAAGGTATATGAACATCCTAAGTGATAACATAGAGGAACAGTTTGAAGAAGAGGAAGAAGAACTGCATAGAGCAATCTTTATTTCGTTTAGAAATGCTAAATGGAAACATGCAGAATGTTTAGCTTCTCTTCATTATATTCTAACTATGATGAGTATTGCTTCAGCAATATTCAATCAATGCTGTGAAGATTTAAAAAGACTTTCTGGGAAGGATGCTACTGAAGCTTTTCACATTTATAGCTTATCTGAAACTTCAGTAGAATGGCTTAAGATTGTCAAGAAAGCCAATACTATGTTTGATAATAATAAGAAAGCTGAGGCTATAGATTTAAATAACATCAGATGTACCAAGGCAGTAGATGCCATCAGAAAGAAACTGGCTGATATAGAAACCTTACGTATAGCTATGAGAAAGTCTTATCCTTGGAGTCTTAACTATAAAGAAGGCATTCCTTTTGAGGAATCTGCTGACTATCTTATAGTAAATAGTAACAATCAAAAACTTGATAAATGTGGTTAAAGTAATGGAATTTATAAGAACAATCAGAGAGAAGCAACAGACTTCTCGGCAGAATACTATTTTAGCAGAGGCACATGATGCTATCTGCTTAGCAGACTTTGATGGTACAATCTACATTGCATATAATGGAACACCTCTAGTACCTGTAGAGAATACTTGGACTCAGAAGGAAATCCTTGCAAAGTTAGATGAGACAAGAAATAGCTTTATCAATTATAAGATGAAGCAGATTAATCAACCAAAGGTAGCAGTAATGTTATAATAAAGAACTTTAAATTCAAACAGTTATGCTAATAGAAGTAAAAGCAAAAGTAGCCTGGAAGATAGATGGGAAGATAAAGAAGAAGATTGAGACATATATCCTTGATAAGGAAGTGTTTGCAGAAGCAGAATATGAAGTACTGTCTCTTCTTAATCAAGATAAGATTGATGGAGAAGTTGAAGACTTTGAGATTACAGGATTGAAACTGTCTATTGTCAAGGAAATCATTACCCAGTATGAAGGGAACTATACATTCATAGCAACTCTAAGGGATACTACCCTACTTGATGATGGTAGCGAGAAGACTATTAAATATAAAGTTCTTCTATGGGCTAATAATATTGCAGAAGCTATGACTCATACTAGAGAAATTGCTCAGCAAGGTTATGATATGCAAATAGATGGTCTTAAGGAAGTGAATTATACATACTTAAATTCTCAGGAAAATGAAGAATCAGCGTCCACAGAAAATCAACTCTCAGAAGGAGCTTGATGATTTAATCAAGAATGTAAAGGGTGGTTATCCTTTAGAATGCTTTGTTCTCCTTAACTTTGGATTAAGAAGCTCTAAGGATATATCCCTTAATGAGAACAATGATTATCATATCTACAATGAGGCAGATGACTCAGAAGGAACTATAGTACATAGTCAACTTATGAGTTCATTCATTGGGGAAGCAATTAGTAAAGGAGCATTATATAAATACTGATATGGAAACAGAAAAGAAAAAGTGGAAAGAAATATTAGATTACTTATTTAATTTTGTGAGTAACAAGGAGTTTACAGAGATAGATAAGAAATATTATTTTATGCAGCTGGATGCTCTTCAACAGGAAATTGCAGAATTGGAAAAGGTTAGTAACTATATTAAAGCATCCACAACTCCAATTAAGAAAGAAGGGTCTAAAAAAGAAATGGTTAATCATCCTTTGCACTACCAAGGTCTTGAAGTAAATGGAACTAATGTGGAATGCATTGATGCTATGGAAGGCCTTAAAGGTTGGTATAATACAGCCATTTTCTGTGAACTGAATGCCTTCAAGTATAATTGGAGAGTAGGTGAAAAAGATATGATTCCTCAGGAGCTTGGTAAAATTGCCTGGTATGGAAATAAAGCTAAGGAGTTATGGAATAAAGCCCTTCGTTGGGTATATCCTAAGAATGGACATAAGTATGCTATTGTAAATCAAGGTGTCACAAGGATGAAGAATCCTACCAATGGAGAATGGGTAGATGCTATTGTTTATACTGATGGTAAAGGATTCTATGTTAGAGAAACTAGTGACTTTAATAGTAAATTTAAGTTAGAGAAATGAGTTTAGATTTATATATTTACAGTAAGACTCCTGTGCTTCATAGAGGTACAGGAGTTTATATTAGAGATAATGGGGAAACAAGAGAGCTTGAAACTAAGCAGGAAGTTCTTACTTATTTCCCTGATATTGATCCTGATGATATTGAGGAGAAGACTTATGAGAGTAATACTTATTTTCATATTAATCTCACTCATAATCTGACAGATATGGCTGATGAATGTAAGGTGATTGGTAAATGTATCTCTAAGAGAGAAGGTAATACTGTAACACTTTATGACCTTCTATGGCATCCAGATGATAATCTAGGTATTAAAACTCCTAACATGGACTATCTAGAAGATGTAATGAAATGCTATAGCAAACTTTCGATTGAAGAAAACTACTTCAAAGGGTTTAATCCAGATAATGGTTGGGGAACCTACGAGCAATTACTCAGAAGAACTAAGGAATATATAAAGGCTCTAACATCTATCTCTGATGATTTTGAGAACTATACTATTTATGCTAGTACATAAACTAATTGATTATGGATGACAATGATATTGTATATGAGGATTTCTCAGATTTTTTAGAGAGAGGTAAAATACAAGAGAAAAGAAAGATTGAAAGAAGGAAAGGATATAAGCATATTCTTAGGCCTCATATTCCTATAGATGTATATAGCCTTGATGGAAAGCTTCTAGATTCTTATGATTCTATTAAAGAAGCAGCAAGGGAACTTGAAATCTCTGAATCTACAATACGTAAGAATTTAGACTAAATAGAAAAGCTGGAGATAAACTTTTTGTACTTAAAGGAGAATCCTTTGAAGATAAAAAGCAGGCTATGGAAACCCATAGATACATAGATGGAAGAAGGAAAATTACCAGATCCTCTTTGGGAATTAAGGAGTATACTATAAATGGTACCTTTGTTACATACTGGAGTACTCCACTTGAAGCAGCTAAAGCCTATGATATCAGAGCACATGATATATCAAGATGCCTAAAAGGAGAAAGGCTTACTGTTGGTGGTAAGATATTCCTTCCTTCATTGGAACCAATATCAAAAAGACTTAATAGAATTAAAAAGAAAAAGAAATGAAAGATAATTATCCAATGGGAGCTGCTCTAGATCCTTCTGCTCCATATAACCAATCAGATCCAAAACCTATAGAAGTGGATTGCTGTGTTTCTTATAGCTTGAGTAAATCAATGCCTGTAAAGGTTCATAATTATAGTATATCAGAAGAGTATGAATCTGATATAGATGATGAAGGACATAGATACTGTCATAAGCTTCAGGAAAATAATTTTGATGATACCAACTTTATTGAAGAATTTAAGAATGACAATGCAGCTATAGGTATCCCTACTCTACTAAAAGAGTTACCAGAACTTGCTGAATATATGATAGAGCAACTTCGTACGGAGGGTATTATGCTTGATGAGAATGACAAGGAGCGTTCTAAGGAAATTATAAAGCAAATTAATCATTACCAAGCATTAATAAGGGCTACAGAAGATTGGACAATAGATGAATTAGATGTTTGTCAAGAGTAACTAATTAGAAGTATTATGATTACTGATTTATCAATAAATTATGAGTGTGAAGGGCTGCAATACTTTATCAAAGTGCCTTCAGATGACAATAACCTTCCATATAACCTAGCAGAAGCATTTAGGGAAGTTATTGAAAAATCAAATGCAAATTCTGATATAGTGATAGAACAGTTGATTCAGAATTTTGGTTACGTAACTAAAAGTGTAGATGCATGACAAAGAATAGTATAACATTAAGTCCTAGGCATGGTGTTAATCCATCAGTCTTACGCTGCATTTGCTGTGGAAAAGACTATGGTGTAGCCATGTTGGGAAAACTCAAAGGAGACAAGGAAGCTCCAAGAGAAATATTCCAAGGTCTTTGCAATGATTGTGAAGGGGTTGTTAAGCAAGGTGGAGCTATGATTATTGAAGTAGTTGATGGTGAAACTTGCAATAATCCTTGTAGAACAGGAAGACTAGTAGGCGTATCTAAAGACTTCAAGGAAAGAAACCACCTTGAAAATTCCATCATGTATATGTCAAGGTCTTTATTCTCTAAGGTCTTTGGTGAAGTGAATTTCAGTAAACAATAATTCTTAAAGTAAAGAGCTATGTACTTAGATAATGGAAGAGAAATATATGAATGTGACCAGTATCCAGGTTATTACATAGATGCTAATACTGGAGCATTCTGTGATGTGGAGGGTCACTATGTTGGAGGTAATATAGATGATGGTGATAAACCAGGAGGTAATCATATTAATATCTGTACTAGAACAGTATGGGTATCTAAATCTGGTAAGCAGTATTACCCTGAAAGAAATAAGACTGCTACCATTCCTTTACCTCTTGAGGAAGCTAGAAGGAGGAGATATAAACCTTCATCAGGTTATAAGAATTATATAATTAAGCAAATAAGAAAGAAAAACTAAAAGATGAACAAATGAAGTTAATTAATCCATCAGTAGAACTCATTGCTCAGACACCAGGTCTTGAGGGTATTTATAAACAAGTTGAACGTGTAGGTAGGGTTTGTTATAAGTCAGAAGATAAAATTACAGAAGATAGTGCTAAGCCATTTGTAGAGAGAATGGTTAAGATGCAACACTATGCAATGCTAGAACATGGTACTGTATATTTGGCTGCTCCATATAATAATGAAGATTTATTGTTCTGGAAGGTAGCAAATAGTCCATATAGTAAAGGTGTATGTGATGATAAATCTAATCTGCTTTGTCTTACAACAAACCTTAGAGTAATAGCAGAATTAAATGCTTGGGAAGTTATTGACAAATATCTTTGTGAACCAACAGAATCTCATGCTAAGAGAATCTGTCTAAAGTTCATTACATCTATTGGAGTATCAAGGGAATTTAATCGTCATAGAACAGCCAGTATTGCAGAACAAAGCACTCGTTACTGTAATTATTCTAAAGAAAAGTTTGGAGGAGAAGTTACTTTTGTAATACCTTCTTGGTTAAGTTTTAAAGAAGGTAGTTATAACCAAAGAGACTATGATAAGGACTTCTATACTAATGATAGTCCAGAATATAGTTATATGATACATCTTCTTACAGCAGAAGCTACATATCTCAAGCTCATCAATGATAGATGGCAACCTCAGCAAGCAAGAGAAGTTCTACCATTAGCTACAGCCACAGAGGTAATATATACTGCTTTTGAAGATGATTGGGAGCACTTCTTTGACCTTAGATATAGAGGTACTACAGGTCTTCCCCACCCTAACGCTCAACAGGTAGCTTCTATGGCTTATGATTTGATAATTAAAGAATTAGGAAAGGCATTGTAATATGAGTAGTTATTTATCAATTTATATTGTTCCTAAAAGGAAATCAGATAAAGAAGAAAAGAAGCATATCATTGTAGCAGCATTCTCTCGTAATTCTGAAATATATCAATACTTTAATGAGAATATACATCCTGCATATAATGGTAATAAGGAGCATCCTTACACTATTATAACTAAAGATAAGATACAAGATGTTATTACTGATTTAAGCAGAGATATAAGTAGTTCTAAAGATAGACTTATGGAGTATGAAAAATATGCTAAAGATAATCCTGACTATATTCAGGAAATCATAGAACTTAAGCAATATATCTCTGACCTTCAATATACCCAAGGAGAAGTATGCTTCATTGAAGAGATGGCAGATGGTATTAATTTCTATAAGGAAATAGAAGAAGTATGTTGTAACATTGATTAAAATATGCATGATGATTTTAGTAAAAAGAAGATAGATTATAAAATAAAGAATACATATACAGAACCTCTTACTGAAAAGTACCTTATACAGGTTTGTAAAAAGCTGTTTACTTCAACACCAGAAGAATTACAAGCACAAGCTGAAAGAGAGAAAAAGGTGAGTAGAAATATTGATTTCTTTATGCATCTTCCTAAAAATGCAGTATTAGAGAATTTTTCCCAGGAAGAAATATTAATTCTATCTTATATAGTAAGTCAAGCTGCAACTGGTAATCTTCCTATTGTAGGACAACAGGGTATAAAAACTATGGAAAAAGCTATTGAATACATTGATTGTCAATGTCCTTTAAAAGATAGCTTCTATAACCATGTTTTAAGTATTTATTGTGAATTTTTATAAAGAATGTAATATGAAAAGAACAAAATGGATTGTAGGAGTAAGGAATAAACTCTCCTCATTAGCAATGGAATGTGATTCCTATGCAGCTATTGAAGAAACTAAAATGAGGGATTCTGAAAGACAGACTCTTCAGAATATGTTAAGCAAAGCTGTTGATTGGATTGACAGCAAGATATAATACTAGGCTGAGGAGAGTACCACTCTACTCTCCTTGGCTTAAACAAATAAACCCGTTAAATAATATAAAGATATTGATTAAGTAAGACTTTCTCTTTAGGAATTTACTTATCTTTGCCTCAAAAGTAAATAATAAACAATTTATGGGATGCGTAAATAGAAGTAGTAAGGAGTTCAAGAATCTATCCACAAGGAATAATGTGGATAGCAATACTCTTGAGCTTATTACTCACAAGTATTGGTTAGAAGCAGGAAATGAAACCCTCTTTCCTACAGATGTTTATATTCAGGCTCAGCTTGGTAATACACATTATCAGGAGTCTGGTAAGTCTGTAAGGAAACTATGGGAGATGAGATATAATGCTCCACAGGAGTTTAAGTCTCTTAAAGAACTTCAGGTAGCTAGGAAAGAAGCATCAAACTTCTTCCCTCAGTCAGCTATTGTTCATTACAGAAATGCTAAGGGAAACTATGTTCTCTCTGTTAAGAGGCCTGTGGAGACTGTTAATTATGACAAAGATAACTTCTTTGAAGAACTGGATAACATGGGTTCTGTCAAAGATGTCAAGAAACTGAATCTTGGTATTAAAGAGAATCAGACTTATACTCTTGACAAGGTACAGGAGTTATATCATAGATTCAATGAGGATAGAACCTCAAAGGTATTAGCAGATAAGGTCTTTGGTATTGCTAAGGACTTAGGTCTTGAAGTAACCTTTGGAGAAACTCTACCTTTTGGTACTATTGGTAAGTACACCAACAACAATACTATCATCTATAAGAAGTCTTTCCTTGAAAGAGATATGATGAATAGTATGAAAGCTCCTATTATTCTCCATGAAGTACTTCATGCTCTCTCTATGTATGCACTTTCTAATCAGACTAAGAACTGGAAGAGAAGTGAAGACTTGGAGAAGTTCAGAATAGAAATGAATTCCTTGTATCAAGACCTCAAGACTAATCCTATCCTAAAAGGTGAAAGAGGTATTGTTGATGTCTTTGAATTTGTTGCAGAACTTGCTAATCCTGTTTTCAGAAAGAGAATTCAGCAAATAGATGAACTGAATAAAGCAAAGAAATCTTTCTGGTCAAGAGTACTTGATGCCTTTAAGACTCTTCTTGGTCTTCATACCTCTAATACATATTATCAGAGGTCAATGAATGCATTGGAGAAAGCCCTTGATGCCTTTGATATTGATACCTATATGAGATATAATGGTATCAAGAATCCTTTGAGAAAGGGGTATAATGAGAAGGAGTGGGATTTTAGAACATTATCTGATGACAAGCTAAAGGAAAAAGTTACCAAAGAAGTTGCAGACAATACAATAAATAAAGATAATCAACGTTTAGAAAATAAAAACATTACACAATATGAGCAATCAATCAAATCAGCAGGTCAACTCTTTAAAGATGCCTACTCCATTGTCAAAGGGGGAAGTTCAAAAAATAATGAAAGCTTCCAAGGAAAGACAGATGCAGGCAAGAGCATTAGAGAAAGAATATATGAAGAGTCTTCAAAACAGCAAAAAGAGTTAATCAGTTGGGCAAGAAAGACTAACAATATTATTGTTGAGCCTAATGATTACTTTGAAGAAGAATATGGAGAAAGTCAATCAGGTTCAGAAACTACAGTTTGGATAGCTAATGATAATGGTCATAATGTAGCTATTAAAAGCATTAGCCTTAACCACTATGCTACTCCAGAAAAGTTACTTGACAGAATACTTATTCATAACACAGCTTTCCCTTCCACAGCAATGAAGGTACTTAAGGTTGGTGTGTCTGATAAAGGTATGAGTATTATAGTAAAGCAGCCTTGGATAGAAAGTGGAGAAACGATTGCTAATCCAAAGGAAATAGAAGACTATATGCTTTATCAAGGCTTTATTCATACTAAAGGGCAAGGGGTTAATGCAGAATACTCTAAGGACAATTATGTAGTAACAGATATTAGACCTGAGAATGTAATTAAACAGCCAGATGGAACTTTAGCTGTTATAGATTGCTTTGCTATGTTCAAGAGTGAAGAAGCACAGAAGACTTCTCAATCTACTCTTAAGGATTTCATCAGTAGTCTTTCAGGTAAGGAGCTTAAGGATGAACTGTCTCTTATTGAGCAGGAAAGTGCTGATTATGATTTGGTAAACAATATACCAGAAGATAATAAGCATAGTGAGAAAGCTGTGCCTCAAGACTTTACATTTGCTGATGGTACTACTGTCAAAGCTCCATTCAAGCCTAATGCTCAGCAGATAGATGCTCTCAATGAGATGGATAGATTCATGAAGTCTAATGAGACATCTATGACTCTTAGTGGTTATGCTGGTACTGGTAAGACTGCTCTTATGGAAATGATTGCCAAGAAAGGACAGAAACAGAATAGACCTGTTATGTTCTGTGCTACAACCAATAAGGCAGCAGCAGTACTTAATGACAGAGTATCTAAGGCTGGCTTTAAGGCATCTACATTAAATAAGGTGTTTGGTATCAATGTAGAAGTAGATTCAAGTAAGACTTATAATGCAAGAAATCTGGTAAATGTCTTGAAGGATGTAGATATTATGCCAGGTACTACCATTATTATTGATGAAGCTTCTATGATCAATGAGGAGAACTATAAAATCCTCAATGATATTGCCAAGGAACATTATCTGAAGATTATCTATGTAGGTGATGAAGCTCAGCTGGCTCCTGTCAATGAAGATAAAATCTCCAAGGTCTTCAGAAATGGTGAAGGTAAAGTCATACGTCTTACCCAAGTAGAGAGAACAGATGACAATGCTATCCTTAAGGAAGCTACAGCTATCCGTAATGGAGAATCTTTATCTAAGGTATCATCATTCAATAATAAAGATGAGGGTGTTGCATATATCTCTCCTCAGCATCAGGAAGCTATCAATGAAGTTATTGATAAGTATGTTAAAGGCTTGAAGCAGAATCCTAATTATTTTAGAATCCTTGCTTATACCAACAAGGCTGTAACTGCTTATAATAATCAGGTAAGAGAACTCTTAGGTTATGACTCTCCTGTTCCACATGTAGGTGAGCCTATGACAGGTTATGCTAATTGGGGATATGAATGGAGAACCAAGAGTTATAGATTTATCAACTCTGAATCATACAAAGTAACTCAGGTAGCTAAACCTACTACAGTACAGACCAGATTGGATAATGGTACTCCTGTAGTAATGCAGGCTGTTCCTATTACTCTTGAAGACTCTTTAGGTAATATAGATACATTCAACTTTATGGACATTAAGAACAATGCTCTGAATAGACAAAGTGCTATGATTCTTGCCAATGAGAAGAAGAGATTGTGGAATGAAGCTAGAAGAGCCTATGGTAGAGAAGCTAAGGCAGCAGTCTATGCTAAGATTAATGCCATTGATTCTTTCCTCTTTGTCAATGATAACATTGAAGACAATAGCCATAACCTTTTACAGGCTAAGACTATTGACTTTGGCTATGCTCTTACCATTCATAAATCACAAGGTTCTACCTTTACCCATGTACTGATGGATGATGTAGATGTTTCTAGAGCTTCTATGAGTGGTAATAATGCAGCTAATGCTATGGAGTTGGTTGACCTTGGAGAAGAGTCTAAAAATGATGCTGCTAATGCAGAGTTAAAGAGTTCAGAAGAAGTAGATTTAGGAGATCTTAGTGATGTAGAAGTAGAGAATACTCAACCTGATCAAGCAGCTAATATCAAGCAGCAGCTTGAATATGTTGGTGTATCTAGAGCTACTGATACAGTTACTATCATTAGTAATAATGTAAAAAAGGAAGGTTCTCCTTTACATCTTGATAAAAACATCAAAGACAATACAATAAATTCAAGTAATTCACGTTCTGAAAATAAAAATTCAAAAGAAAATGGAACAGAAGAATACAAAGCAACAGATGAGTTTAGAAGAGTTCAAGAAGCAAGCAGAAAGCTTTCTCAGGAGCAAATATCCAGAATGCGTGAAAGACTATCTGAAGATGATAAAAGAAGACTCGGAGGATTACTGGGAAGACAACTGGACACCGCAAGGGATGGTGGCAGGTATAATCTCAGGTCTAGCTTAACCTATACCAAGAAAAATGGTAAGGTAAGCACCTTCAATATAGGAGACGTAGATTCTCAACTTTTCCATGATATATTTGAGATTGTAAGAACTTACCTCAAAAATGGAGAATTGGTGGATTTACATGATGACTATAGTGATGCAAAATGCTTTATTACATCTGATGGTCTTGCAGGTTTTGCTATAGAGCCAGATGGAAATCTTGTAAGTGTGTTCTCTTTGAATCCAAAAGAGAATGGTGGTTTTCTCTATGCTATTAAAGATATGGTAAGAGAGGAAGGGGCAACACATTTGGATGCTTATGCTAGTGATAAACAGCCATTACAAGAAATCTATTCTAAAACATTAGGTTTCTATACCGCTGCAACTATGGATTACAATATGGAATATGACCATGATGATATTACAAAGAATCATGGTAATCCTCAGGTTGTATTTATGGTTGATCATGAAGTAGCAGAGCCTAAGCACTTTGATAAAGACTCTTATGATGCTGCTCAACAGTATCAGTTAAGTCAGTTATCTAAGGAAGTAGATGGTTTATATTCAGAAGATGGTAAATCACCACTTACTATCTATCGAGGATATGCCTTAATGGAAGACAGAGAAGCTAAATCTCTTAATGAAACTGTAGGTAAAACTGCAGTAGATTATGATGAAACTCTTAAGGAAGCACTCTACTTTACATCAAGTGAAGAAGAAGCTACTGATTATGCTAAGAGTAGAACAGACAAATCTCCTGAACCTCCTACAGCAGAGCATCCAGAAGGCAATAGAATCAATAGACACTATACTGGGGATTATGCTAAAGTTAGCAAATTCCATATTCTTTCTACTGCAAAAGTAGAACACTACAAAGATATTAGAGATTATATAAAGAATGGAAGAAATACTACAGCTGATGTTATTGTGCTTGACAAGGGAACTTTGTGGGCAGATAACACGGAGTATGTAGTGAAGAATCCTGATGTTATAGTCTTTGATAATAATAAAGGAACTGAAACAGAAGTAACTAATCCTTCTTTCTCAGAAGGACAGACGCAGAAAGTTTCTCTTCCAGGTTATGAATACTTTAATGAACTCTATGATGAGACACCAGTAGATGCTGCCTGGAAGATACCTTATTTAAAGGAATTAGATGCACAGCTATCTATGGAGAACTCATTTGAAGAAAATCAAAACATTATCAATCAAATGGACACAGTGCTTCAAGCAACAAGTGAAAAAGAGTATCTTCAGGAATCCAAGGATTCTCAGAAGAAAGAAGTAGAGACTAATCTCAGTGAGTATGATAAGCTTAATAAGCAGATTGACAACCTGCTTAATGGTGATAAGGACTTAGAGGAGCTTGGTGCTTCTCTGTCTGCTACAGAAGTTCGTCATACAGCAGAACTGATAGTTAACTCTATCTCTGATGAGATTACTAATCTTCAGAAGGAAGAAGGTCTTGCAAGGACTCTATTCCCTTCTCTCAATACAGACCTTGATTTTCAGTCTGCATCTAGAAAGCAAATTGTAGAGACTGTAGGTCTTGATAGACTTATTGAGAGAACCAAGACTCTGTTCTCACCTCAAGTTATGGATTATGAAGATACAGATACTATGATGCAAGCTCAGCTGATTACTAACAACTGGGATGCTATTATGTATCTGGCAGCAGACATCTTCGCTATGAATGAAGGCTTTGGTATTACCAAGGACTATAGCAGAGGTAACTTTACTACCACAGAGGACTCTAAGGTAGATTTCGATAACTTCAATGACTATTCCAATGACCAGGATATAGCAGCAGAAGAGGGAGAAAAAGATGAGCAGGAACATTGGCAGGTTGAATCTAGAACCATTGATGTTCTTAACTCTATGTCTGCCTTGGTAAGATTAGGTCTTCATCAATGCTATCTCTTGGATGCAGAAGGTAACAAGGTCTATAGTAAATGGGGAATTGCAGAAAGGGTAAATCCTAGAGAGTCTGTCAATAGTATCTTGAGATGGACCCAGGGAGCATTATCTCTTGATGATATGATTAAGAGATTGTCTGATAAGCAGAAGCAGAACCCTTGGTTATCCCAGCTTATTGAAAGACTTTCTGATAAGAGTGGTAAGGAGACTGATTTCCAAAGCCAGTTCTATGGAGTATTCTCTAAGCATTTTCAGCTCTACTCTATTGTATTACTTGAAGATGGTAAGTATTATAGCATGACTGTAAATAGTCATCCTGCACTCTCAGAAGCTATGAAGTCTATCTCTGCCCTATTCAAGATTGGAGAACATCCTCTCTTTGGTAATAATGGTAAGATTAACTCTAAGCTTCTTGGCTCTGACCAGACTACAGGAAAGAACTCTGAGTTTAATCTTCATAAGGCTTTAACTGAGTTGAGAGAAATTGACAAGGCTATTAAGGAAGGAAAGACTTTGGATGACGCTATGTCAAAGACTGCTACTGATAACATCTTAGATATCAGTAAAAGCTTTGGTTATAACATCACAGAGGAAATGCTTACTGATGTAGTCAATGCAGAGAACATTAAGAAGATTACAGAATCTCTTGGTTATATTGTCAAGGACTTGGATAAGGCTTTGCAGGCTCAGAATAAGGGCACACTCCAGGAGTATGATCCATTTAAGTTTGGTGGAGAAAGCTCTATTGGTGGTAGTCTGAGAAACCTTCTCACTCCTATTACTGACAAGCTGGAAGATACTGCTGTTAATGCATTCTATGATAGTGGCAAGATGTATCAGTCTTATATCACACCATCATTTATGACTAAACTGATGAATAAATTCCGTCAGGAAGGTCAGGCATTTGAGGATTTCATTATGGATGAATATGGTTCTTCTGAATGGTTTAAGTTCCAAAATGGTGATGTAGATAAAGGATGGAGAAATGAATGGCTTAGAATACTTGCAAAGGATGAGAATGCCCGTAAGGTATTTGACCATAAGGTAGAGTTGAACTTTAACAAGCATAACTATATGCGTAATATGAGTGATGCAGAATATACCTTATCCCTCATCACAGAGTACTTTGCAGAAAGTACTGATAATAATACAAATATGGTTCCAGCTTGGTTCAGAGTACCTATGCAGTCTAATAAGCCATCATCAGAGTTCATCAAGTTCTACTCCTATAGAGGTGAAGGATATAAGAATTCCATTGTCTACGGTCTTCATAATATGCTCTTGCAGGAACTTAGTAGAATCCAGACTGTCAGAATGAGAAACATGGATAAAAAGGATGCTGGTTTCATCAAGAACTTTGATACCAATGGACGTAGATTTAACTTCCTTCCTGTATTGAATAACTATTTGGAGAATACTGCTGATAAGATTGCCAAGAGAGATATTCTTCGTAATGAAGATAACACCGTCTCTTCTGATAATAGTAGGTTAGCATCTCTTCTTCAGAAGAAAGTAGAGGGAGAAGTAGCTCTCACTGCTGAGGAAGAAGCAGAACTTGGTAAACTTGCAGATAGAGTTATCCGTCAGCACATGGAAGATAGAGTTCAGTCTATCCTCAATAACTGGGAGAATAATGGTATCTTGGAAGCAGCTAAGAGTATCAAGGGTATCTATCCTTCTGAACTGAAAGATGAGGAAACTGCTGACTGGGTAAGAAAGCAGGTAGAGAATTATCTTTGGAATGATGCTTTTGCTTCAAAGAATATCTTACAGCTGACTCTTACTGACATTGCTTTCTATAAAGATACTGAGGACTTGCAGAAGCGTTTAGCACAGCTTCATGCTCCTGGTGTAAGAGGTAACATTTATGCTACCGATTATAATGGTAACAGAGTATCTGATGGTAAGTACAGAACATTCATCTTGCAGGATTTTGACAGTTTCAAGTCCAATATCATAGCTAATATTGCAGAGGTATTTGATAGAAGAATTGCTGCTGCTCCACAGAATCAGAAAGCTCAGATGATGGCTCTTAAGGAATCTCTTGTAGGTAAGGAAGGTAAATACACTAAGATTAATGTTACTGATGCTCAGGGATATTCATCTCCTTCATCTTATAGAAAGAAGGCATTCATCTTTGGTAGATGGTCTAAGCAGGCAGAAGATATTTATCAGAAGCTACAAAAGGGTGAATACAACTATACTGACTTGGAGACAGCATTCCAGCCATTGAAGCCATTTGTATATTCAAAGCTTACAAAGGATATGGGTGTAGCTAATGCTCCTATTCATTCTATGGAAGTACCTTTCCAGGCTAAGAATGCAGAGTATCTTCTTATTATGGCTGATGCTATCCTTAAAGGTGAAAAGCTTTCCAGACCAAATCTCCTTAGAGCAGTCTATAGAGTAATGGAAGATTCTGAGAAGTTGAATCCTACCAAGGGTATTGATACTGTTCAGTTTGAATCAGCCATTAAGTCTGGTCTTCAAGGTAAGATGAATATCTTCCAGTTCAGAGATATGGAAGGTGGTGAGGAAGCTGCCTATACCTATATGATGAATCAAATCTTCAAGGAAGAGACTGATGCTACAGGTGAAAGAGTTTATAAAAACTATAATACTGATACCTTTGTACACGAAGCTTCCTATGAAGACTATTGCTTGCAGCAGGAGGTTCCTGAGCATTTCAAGGAACATTCTCAGGCTCATGGTTCTCAGATTAGAATGATTACTCCTTCTGACCTTGACCTTTATACTACTGATGAGAATGGTAATCAGGTAGATAACTACTATGAGTGGACAGAACCTGATGGTACTCACAGAAAAGTAAAGGCTGATGAATTCAGAAAAGAGTATGAGAAGACTATTGCTGATAACATTGAGGAAAGTATCAATAATCTTGCAGCAGAGTTGCACTTCAACAGCAATGACAAGAAGGAACAGAATATTGCTCTTTCCAAGATTCTTCAGAGAGAAATCATGTCTTCTCCTAGATATGGAATAGACCTCTTGCAGGCTTGTTCTATTGATAAGGAAACTGGTGAATTCAGAATACCAAAGGGTGATCCAATACAGGCTAAGAGAATTGAACAGCTTATTAACTCTATTATCAAGAACAGAGTAAATAAGCAGAAGATTGCTGGTGGTCCTATTGTTCAGGTATCTAACTTTGGTACATCTACTCAGTTGCATATTAGATTCAATGATAAGCAAGGTAATCTTATGCCTCTTGAGGAAGAGTATAATGCTTCTGAGCATGACAATCTTTCCTATAAGGAATATCTCAAGAGAAACCAAGGTGGTATTGCTTACTTTGAAGTCTTTGCCCCTATCTGGTCTAATGAACTCTTTGATAAGTTCTCCAATGCAGATGGTACTATTAATGTAGATGCTATCAATGCTGTAGATCCAGAGCTTCTTAAAATGGTAAGTTATCGTATTCCTACAGAGGATAAGTACTCTTGTGCTCCTATGAAGGTTATAGGTTTCATGCCTAGAGAAGCTGGTGATGCTATTATGCTTCCTTATGAGCTTACTGAGATTGATGACTCTGACTTTGATGTTGATAAGAGATACGTCATGCGTAAAGATATTCCTATCAAGATTAGAAAGAGAAGTGAGATTGAAAAGGAACTCTTTGCCAGAGCTTCAGAAAGCTATAAGAAGGCTCATGATGGTAAGACCAACAATACTTGGGTAGGTGAACAGGTAAGAATGTTCATGGATAATCCTCAGAAAATGAAGGATACTGATAAGTTGATGAAATGGCTCTATAGTCAATATCAGTCAATAGCTTATTATACTGATGCTCCTACTTCTGGTAGAACATACAGAGATAACAAGATTATTGATATGACTTATGCAGTACTCACAAATCAGATGACAGCTGATAAGATTCTGAATCCTGGAGGATTTGATGCACCTAAGAAAATGGGCTATATGGTAGCTGCCTATAAGAATCCTGCAAACAAGGGTGTTAGATGGTCTGATCTTCAGAAGATGTCTATTGATGAACTCAAAGACCTCTCTTATACAGATAAAGACCTTACCTTTGCTGATACTCAGGTACAGTTCTATAAGCAGAATAGTGCTGCTGCATCATTGATTGGTGTATTTGCTGTCAATAAGGTAGCCCACGCTACTCTTGAGAGTAATGACATTTTCCTTGATGTTTCTGAAATCTGTGGAGATAAACCATTCACTATTGCAGGAACTACCTTTGGTATTAGAATGCAGATAGACAAGAAGTATGATAATGAGGGTACATTGATTGGTAAGACTTTAGGTTCCTTGGTGTCTGCTTCAGCAGATGCTGTAAAAGACCCTATCTTGAACTTGATGAATATTAACATGACTACTGCTGGTATGTTGAATACTATGCTTAGATTGGGTATGACATTTGAGGATGCAGCTCTCTTCCTTTCACAGGACATCATAGAGAGAACCCTCAACAAGTTCAATAGAGAGAATCTTACCAACTATGAATCTCTGTCTAACATCATTGAGAAATGGCTGACTGAGTATAGAGAAAAGAATAACATCAATGATGATTCTTTGATCAATACAGAAGAGCTTACCAAAGAGGAGTTGGTTGAAGGTCTTACTTCTGAGGAACATGAAGCTACTGATTACAAAGTACTTCTTGCCTTCCAGAAGATAAGACAGCTTGTAGATGCTATGCGTAAGCCTACCTATGCTACAAGATTCAACTCTATCTCTAGTGCTGTAGGTCCATTGATTGTAGATAATCTTATCATTGAGCATAAGATGGAAGCATTCCTGGATGCTAATACAGAGAATGGTACTCACTTCTACACATCTGATGATGTTCCTGTAGATATTGATGATATCTTCTTTGACCATCCAGTATTGAAGCAGTTTGCAAGAACTGTGGATATTGCCAAGGCTATGTTCTCTGATATGCCTACAGGTAGTACTGGTTTCAGAAAGCTGTTGGCTAATCTTCCTGTTGATATATCTGATAAGATGTATAATGACAAGAAGCTTTTGGATCAGTTCTCTAACTTCTATCAGTCTTATCTGTTGGTACAGTCAGGTCTGATTAATCCTAAGCATCTTAAAAGTTATGCTACTCAATTCCCTAAGTGGTTCATGGAACAGAAGTTTAAGGAGAAATATTCTGATAATGCCTTGATTCAAGCTATTAGAATGAATGTTTCCAAGAAGACTGGAAGACCATATCTTATGATTAATATCACGGGTATGGATGAACAGAGAAAAGAGGAACTTCGCAGTGCTTGGATTGACTTGCATAAGGAAGATCCAGAGCTTTCTCAGATGCTGTTCAACTACAGTTTCTTCAGAGCTGGTATTGGATTCTCTCCTAAGACTTTCATGTCTTTGGTTCCTACCTATGTAAAGGAAAAGCTGAAGAGTAAGGATGGTAATGCCTCTTATGTTGATACATATAGAAATTTCCCTGAGGTAATTCCTGACTTGGTGATTGACCAGTTTATCAGAAACAACTGGGAAAACAACAAGCTGGTTCCTAGAAAGGGAGGCAAGGATACTCACTATAATGTAGATGTTAAGCATAATAGGCTTACTGTCTATAGACCAGAAGAGATTGCCGACCTTGCAGGTATTTCCTATATGAAGACTAAGATGAATAACAATACCTATCTTTGGCATCTTACTTCTGATAAAGGTGAAGAGCTTGTCTTTGAACTGATAAAACCACTTGGCAACAATGGTGAATATCTGGAGATGAGTACACTGGATATCAAAGACCCATTGAGTGATACTACAAAGACTACTGAGGATAACTCTGCTTCAGACTTGAAGACAGAAAGTCCTCAAGAGTCTAATGTAGAAGACACTTCTAATAATCAGGTTATTACAAAGACTGAAGAGGTTAAGAACCTTGCAGCATTTGCTGACTTGATTATGAAACAGGTTCCTGCATTAAGTAAGGAAGAAGCTTTACAGAAAGCTGAGAGTATCAAAGGTAGAGAAAAGGTCTTTGGTAAGTTCTTACAGAATGTATTTAAACAGAAAGGATTAGATTTAAGTATTGATGAAGCAATTAATGAGTTTAAAAAATATTGTTAGTGTATGAGTAATAGTTCATGTATTTTATATCCTGAGGCTCCCAATGGGGAGCCTTCAAGGATGTATAAAAAGATGCTGGAGAAACTGAAGGATAGACCTCTTACTAATTGGCTCTATGCCTCCTATACTGTATCTGATATGGCAGATAAAATGGACCAGGCTAATATAGAAAGGAATAGCCAGGGACAGCATAATGCAGAAGATGTATTGAAGTTCCTTGACTTCAAGTCTATACAGGAAGATATTGGTAATCTTTCTACAGCAGAACTTCAGTTAGGAGCTGTAGATATTAATGGTAAGAGAGTTGATTTCTCTAATGCAGAAGATGCTTTAAAGAAGGCTGATGATTTCAATGATAACCATAAAGGACTTACTTCCATAGTAGTACAACATGGTGACATCTATAACATCATTGTTTCTGAGAAGAACTCTAGGACACATACTTATGGAGATAGTGTTAAGAAAAACCTACAGGTGTGGGATGTTTATAAGCAGGTATTTAATAGTGTAGGTGTAGATATAACTGCTATGCCTCAGGAATTGCAAAGTGTATTCAATGCAATGAATACTGGTCTAGCACAATATCTCAAGAATCTTGCAGGAGTAGATATTAGTAATCTCTACAAGAAAGATGCTATGATTCTATTCTCCTTAAGTCCTAATTCTCCCCATGTTCAAAGAGCTATCAATGCCTTTGGTTCCATTGAAAATGCAGCACAGGCTCTTAATGACTTTAACCATGGAGCAATAAATCTTACTGTTCCTCAACAGAGATTGTTACTGAGAGCTGTAGCTGATGCCAAGAAATATCAAGGTATAGATATGGATGATCTTATTACTCAGGTTACCAAGATAGGTAAACATATCATAGCTTATAGTCCAGAACAAGAAATTCAAGGTGAAATCCAAATGCTCAATAAGAAGTATAAGATTGATATCAATGAGATTCACAGAGCATCCTCTAAGATTAGAACTCTTTCTGATGCAGCAGCAGATGCAGCTATTACTCTTCAAAGGCAGATTAGACAACTTGAAAAGGAAAAAGGCAATAATGCTGAAGGAAAAAGACTTGAAGGTGTACTTAATAAACTGATGAAGGAACTATCCAGTAAGAAGTATTACTCTGGAGTGTTAAACTTCTTGGGAGAAGCTTCTTCTCAGATAGTAGATATTGATACTATGCTACAAGGTATTCCTCAAACTGGTACAGAGTTAGAGAAAGCCTTTGGTACTGCCAAGATTCTACAGAATATAAAGTCCCTTAAAGAGCAATATTATCCTCTAGTATCTGCATTGGCAGATGAAAATCTTACCATTGATGAATCTATATCTCATACAGATATTGACAATATTCGTCAGACAGCTAAAGACTTGAAGGAATTCTTTGATAAAAAGGAAAAGATGCTTGATAATCTTACAGAAAGTACTATGACCAATCTTATGATAGAGATTGTAGGAAACACTACTCCTGATGGACAGTCTATGATTAATGCTATCAGAATGGCTGCTACAGATTCTACTATGTTTGATTGGTTATATAGTGTAGGTAGAGCTTCTAATCCTATCATAGGTGCAATGGGATCCATCATTAGGAATGCTCAGGATTCTAGAGATGCAACTATGAATAATATATCTCTTAGGATTCGTAGGGCTACAGATAAACTCTATAAGGCAGGACATAATTCTGAATTTATGTATGAAGATGATGGTCACATAGTTAGTGATATTGATTGGGGACTATACAAAGCTGCCAGGTCTGCCAAGATTAAATCACTCTATGTTCAAGGTTTTCAAGGCTTTGACTTAAAGCAAGCTATTGAAGACTGGGAAGACCAGAATACAGAAGACAGAGTTGTAGATAATATCAATGGTAGAACAGAAAGAGTACCTAATGACAGCTATAGAAAGATTAGTGATTTTCAGAAAGATTGGACTCAGGAGCAGATTGATTACTATGATACCATGATGCAACTTAAAGGTGAAATTGGTTCTCTCCTACCAGCCTATGCGCAACATCAATATCTTCCACCACAGGTAAGACGTAAATTCCTGGATGCCATGCATGATGCTAAGAACTTCAAGGATGTTGCAAAAGCAGTAAAGAATAAAGCAGAAAACTTCTATAAGATAAGGGAAGATGATGAAAACTATAACATGAATGGTATTATTGATGGTGATGAGTACCAGATTACAGAAGGTGCCTTTGACAACACTCCACTAAGACAGATTCCTATTTTCTTTGTCAATAGAGTTGAAGAGGGAGAACTTCTTAAGAACTTCTCAACTGGCATTGCAGCCCTTGCAGGTACAGCAGTTAATTATGATTCCATGAACCAGATAGCACAGGTAGTTGAGTTTATTGGTGACTTCGTGAAGAATCAGAGTGCTAAGGACAAAGACCCTAAAGGTGATGTAGTACAGAATAAGGAAATAAGAGTATTCAAGGATTTATGGAAAAGAGGAAAGAATACCAATACAACAGAACTTATAGAAGGTTTCATTGCTCAGCATATCTATGGTCAGAACAGAGACCCTAATGAAAACAAGACTTGGGCTAAGATGTTCAGTAATATCATAGCTTATACTTCTTTCAAAGGCTTGGCAACTAATGTCAAAGGTGCTGTTGCCAATTACCTTATGGGTGAGTTTCAGATGATGATTGAAGCTGGTGCAGGTGAATTCTATAACTTCAAGGATTATGCTTGGGCACACACTAAACTCTTTGGTAGTGCAGGTATTGGCGGAGAATTAGCAGAACTCCTTACTAACAATGTAAACCATAAGAGTGTACTTATGAGAGAGCTATTTGACCCTCTTCAGGAAAACTTCTCTGAAAAGAGTCATACAAAATACTATAAAAGTATGTTCCGACAATTAATCTCTCATGATTGCTCATTCATTGGTTATTCGTCTGGTGAGTATCTTATACACTATGTAAATATGTATGGTGTTCTTCATAATCAGAAAGTTTTGTTGAATGGTAAGAAGATAAGCTTATATGATGCCTTTGAAGTTGTTAATAAACAGGATGGTAACTCTGAACTTCACCTAAAGTCTGGGGTAACTGATCTTGATGGTAATGCTATCACAGATACTTTCATTGATAAAGTAAGAAAGAAACTTCGTTATGCTAATCAATCTACTCATGGTGCCATGAATGATGAGGATAAAGGACTATTACATCAGAAGTGGTGGGGACGTGGTATAATGAACTTTAGACAATGGATGGTTGAGCACTACTCTAGGAGATTTAGAAAGAGGCACTTTGATGCTTCTCTTGGAGAAGACAGAGAAGGATATTGGTATAGTTTATACAAAGGTCTTACTAATGATGATACCAAAGATACTTGGAATAAGGGTCAGAAGATAGATGCTATTGGACTCTTTATGAAAGACTTCTATACCTTTATGTTCAGGTCACAAGCACAATGGCACAATCTTAATGATATGCAGAAATATAACGTTAAGAGAGTTAGAGCTGAGATGATGATGTACATCTGTTTGTTAGGTCTTGGCTTTGCCCTTGGAGATCCAGACAAACATAAGAGAGAGTTTTGGAGAAGATGGTGGATATATCAGACAAAGAGAGCTATTCTTGATACAGAAGCTTCAATGCCTCACCCAAGAGCACCTCAAAGTGCCTTAACTATCTTACAATCTCCTATGGCATCTGTAAATACTATGAGTTCACTATTATATGTATTTTATGGTTTAGTAAATGGAGATTTATTGGAAGAAGTTAAATCTGGACCTCATAAAGGGGAAAATAAATATTGGAGAAATGTCAAAAAGTATGATTTACCATTCTTTAAAGATTGGGAACAAATGCAGAAAATGGATACTGACGATGCAATATTTAAAGTATTTGACATAACTCCAAGTAATCATTAATAATAGGTAAAGGGGAGTTAATGCCCCTTTACTCTATTTCTAGCTCAACAGTTTCCCATGCTTTTACATTACCAGCATGAAGATAGAAATTGCCAGAAGCTACTTTACTTATATATAATTCATTCTTTCTTTTAGATATTTCTGATGCAGTTAGGATACCAAGTTGAGAGAAAAATCTAACATAAGTAATAGTTCCATCTTTTTTGATAAATCTACAAGAAGGTCTATAACCAGTTGCTTTTGTAGAGGTATCTACTTGCATATTAGGTCCATACTTTCTTGCAAAATCCAGAAGAGTCCAACTCTCTTCAAAGACATTATCTTTAGGTAGTACTTCATCATTAAAAACTATAGAAGATTTATTTTTACTTTTAAATACAAAATAGATAATGCACCCTACTACTAAAGGTATAGTAATAAGCCACATAATAAATAATTGCCAATAATCACGTCTTGCATCAGCTATTGCTATTAATATACTACTAGCATATATAGCATATACAACTATAAAAGGTATATATTTCTTCATATTATGTAATTTTAAAATATTAATATTCTATGTATAATAGTGCTTGGCAAGCTTATACTTACCACTTTGCACTTTCATAACTATCAACTCATCCTTCATATCAAGTAATTCTTTCTTAGTATGTTCACCTAACTTAGAGGAAAAAGATACAAAGGTTCTAGTTTTACCTTTAGTAAACACACAACTTTTGAATAAGTCACCTGTTTTACCATTAGCATATTCCTTTATTTGCATCTTTGGTCCAAACTCACTAGTAAACTCATCTAAAGTCCAAATCTTAATAGAAGAAAAGTCATCTGATTCCGAAGTATCTTCTATATGTTTATCATCAGAAGATACTTTTGTAGACTCTAAATCAACAGATACAAGAGAAGAACTATCTGCTATAGGTGGAAGAATATCGTCTATAGATACTTCTTTATGTATCAAATACTTCTTAAGTACATTAAGGGCATTTTGCTTCAGTTCCTCTTGAGTCTTTAATCCTAGCTTTTTATTAGCAACAATATCCCATTTTAATATAGCTTCTATTGTAGCTAATACCAAAGTTTCTTTAGAACAAAACCAAAATTTAAACATTCCTTTTATCGCAAATAGGAATTCTCTATAATTAGGTACATGTTTCTTTTGTAAGGATTTATCTATTATCCTTCCTATTTTAGAAGACGCAACAACAGCCTTTAAGACTTTCCTTGCATCATTTCTACTATGATCCTGACAGTAGAAATTCCATAGGAAATGTCTTCTAACCTCATATAAACTAAGAGGACTCTGACTATAATATTGGTATAAAGAGCACTTCATAAGCAATCTTTTTTATTATAAAAACGTTCTTACTTTTAGATTATTGTATTATTCATAAGAAAAATAATAGCTATTCTTAGTAATTTTCTTAATATCTTCTTAGTTATATATAATGTATATACCTTTGCAAAAAAAGGATAGATATTGTTGATATGGGAATTTGTAAGATACCTTTTGAGAAATCAAGACCAAGACAGCACTATACCTCCAGAGGTAAGAGTAAGAAGACTTATGAGACAGAGGAAGAGGCTAATAAGTATATCTCCAAACATAAGTTATATGAAATGACATCCTATCTCTGTAGGGTGTGTAACAAATATCACATTGGACATTATGACATCCTTGAACAACAGTAAAGAATGTGTAAATAGTAAAGGTAATGTTAGAAAAAATCTCTAGTGTGATACAGGCAATCACAGAATTTCTAGGAGGATTCAGTAAACTAAATGAAGTAAAAGACCACTCTGTAAGTATCTTCTTCAAGATAATCCTCTGTACTTTAGTAGCTCTATTCCTAGGTAAGTTATTTCTTAGGGATGACTTATATGATTGGATAGTAAGTATTATAATGGAACCCAATTCCATAACCATTGGTGTTATTGTTGGGTTAGCTATGATACTGTATTCTACGTATGCTCAGAAAAGAGTAATGAATGCTGTATTGGTAGCTATGCAGGAACTGAAGAAAAAGGATAAACAGAAAGACAAGGAATGCTATGCTCAGACATCAAGAATAGAAGAGGAAGCCAATGAAATGACAGATTATCTTAGGGATGCTCTCCATTGTGATGTAGTAACCATTGAACTGATGCACAACACAGAAAAGTATATAGGAGGTTATCATAAGAGATTCTATGATGAGAGTTTCCCATCAGTAAATACAGCAGAAGGAGTAGTATTCAACTATAAGGATTTCCAATGTATTCCTACCAACCTCTTCCCTATCATTGGCTATATGCTGAAGACTAAGTTCAAGTGGTTCTCTAATATGGAAGAAGTAACAGAAGTAGATGCAGGTTATGCAAGAATCCTTAAAGAAAACCAATGTACAGCTCTTGCAATGAGGGCAATGAAAACTTCCAAGGGTGAAGACTTAGGTATATTGAATGTTACTTGGAAAGAAGGACATGAGAATAGAATCCCTGATATAAGTGTAATTCAGGAAAGAATGACAGAGATAGCATCTAAGTTAGAGGTACTTCTCGATATGTCAGACTATGAATAAAAACAATGTACAATGAAAGCAAGATTAGCAAAAAAGATTTTCAACAGCAGTAACTGTTATTGGATATCTAAAAATATTGTAACAAATGATGTTAGATTTGCAAAAGCATGTAGGATTCTTAAAAGAAAAGCCAAGAAATTAGCTGCCTTAGCAAATGTTCCTCTTAGATGTTCAACTTGTGAATGGGAACATTGGGTAGAAGAAGATGGTGATATCTATCGTGATTGCCTAAAGAACTGCTTATGCTTTAATCATTGGGAGCTAAGAAAGTCATAAAACCATCCAATTCTTTCCAATTCTTTAAACATTGGAAAGAAATGATATTGAAAAAGGTAGAAGGGAAACCTCCTACCTTTCTTTTTTCTACATGGTTTATGAATTATATATTTGGTTAACATAGGACAATAAACCTGGAGTACTGGTATCAGCTAATCCTGCAAAAGGAGTACTTTGCCCCAGTAACCCCATAATAGTATTCATTCTCTTCAAACCTTCAAGTCTTTCCTGTTGAGGGTTATACACAGGCTTTTCAGGAGTAACTTCAGGTTTAGTGAATAAAGTCTCATCAATATGGGGAGCTTTATAAAGAGTAGTAAGGTCAGTAGCCATACTGTTGGGAAACTGCATTTGAGGAACATTGATATTGTCTATCATAGGACTAATGTCTTCATAATAAGTATATTCTGAAGGGTCTATATGTGTACCTAATTTACCAGTTCCAGTAAAGGTAGTTCTATAATTACCACCAAACATTTCCCTCTCAGTATTTCTTCTAGTAGTTAATCCTCTTAATTCATTATCTCTCTTAGCCCACATAGACCTTTGAACATCTTCTTTACTAGCCTTACCTTTAGTATATGCAGTCAATGTAGGTACTACTCTCTCTTTAAGATTACCCATACCTACATTATAACCATAGGAATATAAGGCATCAAGCTGTTGATGAGATAATTTACTTCTTATTTCTTCAGGAATTACACGATTAAAGTCCTTAGCTTCAGCCTCAAAGCTTCTGTTGGTTTTCATAGAAGAACCTTCCCAATTAGATATCCTCTTCTTGATACTTGCAGATGGCATATAACCGCCTTTGGCAAACTCATTATAAGCACTCCTAATCTCTGGTAAGGTAGTAATACCATTAGCAACTGCTACACTAATCATCTCAGCTTTATCTGCCATAGATAGGCTATCCCAAGTGTTATCAAGGTATCCCCCTTCATCATAGAACTTATACTTAGGCACAAACTGAGGAGACTCAAACCTAGAAGGGTTATAAGTACTCTGTCTTCTAGAATTAAAGAACTTATTATGATTTTTAGATCTAGAAGGTAATTTTTTTTGATAGAAATCAGATACTGCTTTCTGCATATCTTCATTGGAACCAGAGTAATAAGCATCTCTTATAGCAGGATTTTTGACTATACTTTTAATACCATCACCCCTATACAACATACCAAGAGCCATTGCTTTCTTTTCATCTGAAATTGGGATTCTGGTAATGTAGGAGTTAGCTGTTTTCTTATTAAGTCTATCTTCAACATAATCAAGATGATTTTGTCTAAGATTTCTTTCTTCTTCCTCAGACAGCCAATTACCTATCCTATTCTTGGCTACATTAAAAGCAGCATCATTTTTAACTATATCTACACCAAACCCTCTATTATTAGGGTCATAACCTTTTTCTGTAGGTTTATACCATCTACCATTTCTATATCCAGTACTATCTGGATTTTCTATTGCTCGTATATATTGAGCTACTAATGAATCATCTTTTACTGGCATAATTTTACTCTCTTAATCGTTCTATAGAATCTTTCCTTGCTAATATACTGTCAGGCAACCCTGTAGCATCACTATCTCCATACCAATTATAAGCATCAGCTCTAATTTCTTTTTCTATAGAATCATAGTTTGGTAATCCAGAATAATCCCATACACTATCAGGAGCAATACATACAGTATCACTATTATCATTACTGGAAGTTCCTTGGTGAGAACATCCTACACCAAGAAACATTATCATAGATAAATATACTAACTTCTTCATAACTCAAATTTTTATGCAAAGATACTATAAATATTCTTATACAACTATACTTTATACTTTCTTTTAAGATTTCTTAGACTTATAGAAATTAGCAAGTTGATGCTTCAAACACCTATATAGATATTCTTGCATATAAGATTCTGCCTCTTCATCTTTTATTCCCCTCTCCTTACAAACAGCAGTAACAGCATGATGTAATTCATGAATAATAACTCCTGTGTCTAAGGACTTTGGAGTTCCCCTAAAGATTAAAAAGAAATCTCTACCACCTGTAGAGCATGGAACATCCAATAACTGTCCAGGAGGAAGAACCTCATCTTCATCAAGAGATTTTCTAATCTCTGCAGAAAACTCATTAGCATATTTATCCTTCATTCCTAAATCTTCCGATAAAACTTTAACTATCTCTTGATTAAGATAATCTTTGGAGTTAGTTACAATAAATATAACTTCTGAATGAAATATCTCTAAATCAATTACTCCAGACCAAATATTTGCTTTCATACTAATCTACCTCATCTAAAATTGTTAACTCCTGGCTACCTCTAGCCTTACTTTGTTCACTAAGTTCACTCTCTACCTTTCTCTGAAGATTCTGTAGAGAAGATACAATACCTTCTACATTCTTCAATGCAGAGGTAATGGAAGAAATTTGATATTTAGGTTTACCCTTATCATCTTCCATATCCAAAATATCATCTCTCATCAAGAACTCACTTACTGTATGTGCAGCCTTCAATGCAGCATTAAGCAACTCCTGTGAAGGAGTTACTGTATGCTTCTTATATACTGCCATAGCTTCTTCCAATAAAGGGGATGGTTTAAAGTCTTTCTCCAGTCCTTCCTGCTCTATAATAGCCTTAGCTCTCTCTTCTTCATTAAGAATATAAGAGTAAGTACTTCTAGGATCCACCATAAAGTAAAGATAAGACATCTGTTTATAGAATTGCTCTTTGGATGCACTTCTGTCCTGGTTAAATAGCTTCCTTATAGGCTTTATAAGTAAAGCTTCGTCAGCTACTTTCAGCTGAAAAGATTCTATAGTTATTAACTTCATTACTTCTACTCTTTATATATAATACACTTCTACTTCTTATTTGTACTCCTCTTGACAGATGCTTTAATCTGCTGCTCTTTAAGTCTGGCATCATCAGCTTGTGTCTTTTTATCAAGGGCAAGCTTCTCATTAAACTGTCTAGCATTCTCTGAGAGTTTATCTCTTTCAAGACTAAGTTTCTGTTCCATAGTCATTGCATCAGCACCACCCATTAACTGTAATCTATCAGCTTCTGCCTTACTATTAATTTGAGCAACTAACAAGTTATTCTCCATTTCTTCCTGGAACATTCTATACTTAAGCTCCTGCTCTGCCTGAGCTTGCTGAGCCTGTTGCTGTAATTGAGCCTGTTGTATCTGAAGTTGCTGCTGCTGTTGCTGCATAGCTTCTTCTCGTCTCTGCTTCTCATTATTCTCAACCATCCTGGTCTTCTCAGCAGTACTCTTGGTGGTATATATCTTCATAATAGTAGAGAAGTCAAGAGACTGATTCTGAAGAGCAGCTTGAGCTAAGGTATCAATCTTCTGATTAAGTTCCTGAGTACCATTGCTATTATCTACTACTAGACCATAGTCACATTCAGCAAACTCATCACCATCTATCTCCATCAGTTTCTTACTTCCATCATCAAGGATATAATCAAACTTCTTCTTTCTACCTCTAAGAGCTATCTTAGCAGTTTCCAAGAAACATTCTAGTACTCTCTTCTTTACACTATCATGTACAGAGAATAGAGTTTCAGTAATCATAGATGATTGTAAGGTAGCTCTCTCTACTCCACCAACAGTCTCTCTATTTGAAATCTGACCTTCCCTCTGTTTAGAGATACCAGCCATTTCTCCAACCTTATTAGTAATCCATTCCAAAAGACTAATATACTGTTGAATCTCATTACCTAAGGAAGCATCAATAACACCAGAGGAAGCATTGTTCATAGCACCAGCAAGCTTACCTGTAGCAACACCTATGTTACCTTCCTTAAAGCTATCTTCTACAGCAATGTTATTCACATTAATATAATAGAGCCATTTATCTACATTCCATCCCTTAGGTACTTTAGCAAAGTCCATCCTTACAATCTTACCAAAGTTCTTGGAAAGAAGCTTGGTAAGCTTATCATGGATGATATCATAGAAATAGGAATAAGGCTTCATTATATCTACAAGAGAAAAAGGAACATCACCATTTGTACTATAGATACTTCCAATGATACCAAAGTGACATCTTGATGGGTTACTCAACCTATTATACTGAATAGGTCTAGGTCTCATGTTTACATAAATATCATTACCTATCTTAGTACCTTCCCATGCTTCATTGATCCAGAAGGTCTGTTCTTCCTCACCCTTTAAAGGATCACAATGATAAGTCTCTGGATAGAAGTTAAACTCTTCCTCACCAGTCTCAGAGTCATAGCTCTTAACTTTCTTAATCTGTCTCCTTGATTTCCAATATACTCTCAGTACTCTAATATTACCATTCATATCATAAGGTAAGTATGTAGTATCAATAGTATCTTCAAACAGATTAAGAGGATTGAATACTGCATCACCAGCTGTAGTATCTATATTGATATTAGGTACAAAACCATACCTAGCATCAATGTTATCCAAGGAATCAGTATAATTACCATTCATATTATTAGGAGTAGTCTCTAAAGATTCTATGTCCTTCTTAGTAAGCTGGTCATAATAAGTATCAATGATTCTTCCTGGATTCCAATAGTCTTCCAAGACTATCATATCAGCATCTTCTATCTTATTGGAATAACCAGACTTAATGACTCTCATCTTCAATGGATCAATCTTCTCTACATAAGGTTCACCTCCTACAATATCACAGAGGTATGCTTCTTCTCCATGAGTATAAGCATCTACAAAACCTTCATTAAAGAGCTGAGGTATATCCAGTTCCTTCATATAGTGATTAAGCAAGAGATTACCTCTTACCTCTCTTTTATCTTGGTACTCATAAGTAAAGTATCCAGATTGCTTCTGTAGTTCCTGATTAAAATCTTCCTCATTCATTGAGTCATCCATCATTAACTGCTGAAGCATCATATTTACCTGATTATTCTTCTCCTCTTCCATCTCTGATACAGCAGTAGGATTGGTAACTACTACTCTGAAATCAAATAATCTCCTTGATTCCTCACCTCTAAGAACCGCTAACTTAGAGTTAATGATAGGATAATGCTGTATACTGTCAGGAATAAAGGATGCATCAATACCATAAGGATTAAGGAATAACTTCAAGTCACTCATGTGTATCTGACCATTAATCAAGTCTTTGTTTATCTTCATTGCAGCAACAGACTTTCTAGTCAAATGATAATGAAGTAAGCTATGATTATCTCCAAAATCCACGCATCTTTTCCTAAAAGCTTTACCTTTTTTACTAAAAGGTAGTTGTTGTGATGGGAATCCACCTATTGCGTTACATGCCATATTTATATTTCTTTATTTTCTTTATTTGCAAAGATAACAAAAGAAGTAATCAATATAAGTTATCTAACATTTTCCCTAATTCAATCTAAATCAACTGACTAATATAATATAAAAAGGAGAAGACTCTTTGTAGAATCTCCTCCTTAACACAAACAGTAAATCTTATGATGTAATATCTTTATACATGAAAGTATGCTCGTATATCAAACATACCATCTTTATCCTTTAGTTTATCTAAAGCAAGACAATGTATAGCCTTGAACATTTCTTCTCTAGGCATCTCAGAAAGGCTCTTACCTGCAATCTTAGCAATAGTACTGGCACTATCAGAGTAAATCATATTCATTGCAACATACATGGCCCACTTATTATAATAAGGTGAATCCTCTGTACGGAAATCCATATTCTCCATACATCTCTCCCATTCAGAAACATCCCAACCTCCTGAAGGTTCCATACCATTTACTATGGTTACAGCTTCCTTCTTTGACAGGTAGTTCTTCCAGTTGATAGCTTCCAGTTTATCAAGATATTCCTGAGCAACATCTGGTCTCCATTCTATCATGTCTTTAAACATACTCTTCATAGTATTACCAAAGACATGCATATTACTAGAATCACTTGATGTACTCATCTTGGTATAGAGCTTATCAAACATATTCATTATCTCTTTCTGTTCCATATCTCTAAGTATTTATTATTCAACAAGTAAAGACTTCAATTCCAGAAAATCATTTTCATTGAATGTGATAGTTTTCTTATTACCAAATATGATGTTAGTAAAGATGTTATCTGGTAAGGTTATGGAAATTCTTCCCTTACCTACTACACCTTGAACCAGTCCTATATCAAAAGTATTATCTTCAAGCCCTTTAAAGATTTCCATTGCATCAGTAAACAATGTATTGGTATTGATGTCTCCATTCTCATCTGCAAGGAATAAGGCAGCATTGTCTATACTTTGACTTATCTTTCCCTCATATTTATTAAGGATATTGTGACATCCACGTTTGATATATACTGAAGGTAGAGATAAGGCTGGATTATCATTTACCATTTCATCAACACGTCCCTTAAGCCAGGTATCTAAGCTATCAAGCATCTTTTCCTTAAGTGTAGGTATATTCATTTAGAGCCTCCTTTCTTCTTCATTGCCATAAAGTCTTTAAAAGTCATATCACTATAGTTGGTCATATATTCATTCCATAAAGCAGTCTTTTCTTCTTCTGCCTGCATAGCACTCTTCTTTAATTTCTTGATAAGTGCCAGATGTTTATCCAAAGCTTCCTTACCATCCTTAGTCTGTTCAACAAGAGGTCTAATTATCCTAAGTTCTTCTCTTTGAAGAATATTAGCTACATCTTGATAACTCTCCACAAAGTCCTGGTTCTGATTAAGATAATTCTTCTGAGTATCTGTAAGGCTATCCATTATCTTATCTATCTCATCCCAGGTAGGAGTCTTTGATTGCTGAGGTTGCATATTGAAATTGCCTTTTTGCTTCTGTAACTCAGCAAATTTCTGTGCCCACTCATTCATCTGACTGAGTGTGTCCTGCTGACTTTGTTGTCCTCCTAATATAGGGTCTGCTGAAAAATTCATACTAACATCTATTTAAAATTGATACATAATTAAGAAAGGAGGAGATATACTCTAGATAATCTCCTACCAATCTTATTTTCTCTTTGCTCTTTTCCTAGAAGCTTTCTGCTTAGGCACCAGGGGTGGGAGTTGCACTATTCACACAGTTGCAGCCACTATAACTACCATAGCCATTGACTACAGGAGTATTAGGCAATACAAGCTGACCTCTAATACAGGTGCAAGTCTTTTTATCAGTATAATCCATCAACAGTTTATCCTGATATGGACGGATAGCTTTCAAGATTGCTACTTCCTTATCAAGTTCATTAAACTTTGCTGCATACTTCTCATTGAGAGCATCAAAGCCATCACGCTGACTCTTATAAAGGGAGAATCCCTGTTCTACCATAGCATTCCTTAGGTTATCATCAGCATCCCTTTGAGACTTATAAAGACCAAATTCTGCCCCTATACTTCTTCTGTTCTCCGCATCTAAAGCATCTACAAAACCCTTCCACATACTGAACTTCTCATTGACATCAGTATTTCTCTGATCATACATCTGCTGTTGAGTATTCAACTTCAAGGTAAACATATTAGTAAGCAACTTCACCTCATCAGAGCACTCTTTTTGCATTACCTCAAGGGCTGTAGGAGCAGTATTACTTGCAGTCATACCTCCATAGGTATTAATATTCACATTATCTGGCATACCATTACCAAGGGAACCAAAGATACTGCGGTTGTTGTTACCAAACAACCATGAACCTGCACCAAGTGCAGTACCAATAATACCAAGAGTCAATCCTGCATTACCAGTAGCTTTTGAGGCATACTCATGCCCTTTACCTTCTTCGTAGACCTTCTTTTCCACTACTTTCTCATTTGTCATATCCATGATACAATCTGATTTAACAATTAACTATTAGATTTAAAACACTTTGTAACCGATTACTGAGGCAAAGATATAACAAAAAAGCCTGAACAACAAACGTTGCTCAAGCTCTACATTTAATATATTATATATCAGTTCTTTACATTGAGCAACATCATACGTTTTAATTGCTCAATATCTTCATATTTCCACACTAAATTCTTTTGGTGGACTATCTTCTTTCCTCTAGGCAGAACACCTTTAAGAATCATTCTATCAAAAGTAGAGGTACTAACTCCAAGTTCTTGGCTAGCTTCTATCTTTGTAAGCCATCCTTTCTTGTCTACAGTAGCACCTCTTCTATCTAATTCATACTTAGACAGATTAGAAAAATAAGTAATGTCTGCTTTGGAGCAGTCACCATTGGTAATCATCTCCTTAAATCTATCTAGAGCACTGCATAAAAACTGTTCTTTTAAATCCATTATGATTGCTTCTTTTCAATTATATCAATAATCTCATCACTCATCTTGTCACTGGCAGGACTACTGACAAACATTCTTTTTGTTCTTCTTAAGAGGTGAATCATAAAAAGCTTAATGCTTCGATTGATACTCTTCTGATTCTTCAAGCATAAACCAATGAGTTCCATGACATAGATACAAATAATACAGTAGATAAGGATATAATGAGTATCTATCATTTCATTGGTACAGAACCAGGAACCATAATACAATCTCTCTACATTAATGAAGATAAAATATATAAATGGAACTCTGAAGAGATTACACCATCTGAAAAGGTAACTTGCTGGTACAAGCATTGCAGGTACAGCCAAATATAGTATAGTATATATCCAAGCTATACATACTTCATTAGCTGGTGAATAATGCATCAGCTCACAGTTATTCTGACTGAATACATAGAATATGTACCAGTGAGAAAGCATTATAACAATAGGTACAAATATTGCACTCCAATGATAAAATGCCCAGATAACTTTCTCTATTGCAGTAGGCATACTACTGCCGTTTTCACTTTCTTTCATTCTAAAGTCTCCTTTTCCTTTTAAAATTTAGTTTCTATTTATTCTTAGATGCTGCAAATTTAATCTTTTTTACACAATAATCTTCATTTTGAGCAAACTATTTCAGTTAAACTTTGCAAATACTATCAAATTGATATATTTATATTGAATATATGAGGTAAAAGTTTTAATCTGAAAGTAATATATCCTTTTACATAGAAAGAAAATGAATATAAACTACTCAGTAAGTTCATTAGTTTGAATAATAATCATCATAAAAGGGGAAAGTACATCTAAGTAATTCATTAAATTTGCAAATAAAATTAAAATATAGAAGTTATGCCAATAAACAGACCACAAGGATTGCGAGGCTTACAGGGACTAGGAAGTCTTTCAAAAGCTCAGTATGATAGTTTTATAAATAAGAATAGAGATTTGATTTCACAACATGGTTATGATCCTGTATATATCAATAATCTCTATTCCAACAAACAGTTCATTGACAAGTATGGTATTGAAAAATTCAAAGCTATACCAGATATAGATATGCGTAATACCTTATATAAGGATGACATAGTTAACACAGAATTTACAAAATTATATAGTCCTATTAATGCTAATGGTACAAGAAATAACAATAAGGGTTTAGGAGCTGATTTTGAAAAATATAATCAGCTCTCAACTGATGCTAAACTTAAACTGATGGAGAGCAACTATCTCACCCCTTCAGAGTTCGAGAATGCATGGCAGAAGGATATTAATAAGTATGCTAAATATAAGAAAGCTACCAACAAAGGATTCTCTGGCTTTTTAAAGAATGCAGCCCAGTCTATGAATGTTACTGGAGGTCTTTATACTAATATAGATAATGACAACAACGAATTAGATAATGAAGCTCTTAAAAGAATCAAGAAAGAAGCGAATAATAAGATTCTTCAGAATATATATAATGATGATATAGATAATCATGCAAAGAACTTAGGTACTCAGGTATCACAGACTTATCTTAATGACCCATATATTACAGGACTTAGTGATAAGCAGGTAAAGGAAGCTTTTATACAGGCTATTACTCCTGGAAGTTATAAAGATAAGAATGGTATATCCAATATGGGTATATCTGAGTTTGCTTCTCATTATGGCAATGGCTCTGAAAATCAGGTTACTTCAGAAATGAAGAACTTTAGCATTGATGATATGCGCCAGATACTTGCCAAAAAGAAAGTATATGAGGCTAATATGTCTCCAGATATGGCAGCTACAGCCTTGAATAATGAAGCTAAGAAATATATTAAAGAACATCAAGGTAGCCTTAAGAAGTTTGGCTTATTTGCTAAAGATGTAGGTATTTCTGCTATGAGTTATTCTGCTGATAAGCTTAATGGTATTGCAGAATTATATAGAGCAGGTCAGGATGCTTATGCTGAAAAGCCTATTGTAATGGTAGATGATAAGGGCAATGTTCTTGATCCTAATAAGACTAAAGTCATAAGAGATAGGCAGGGAGGTCTTCATTATAAGGATAATGAAGGAACACTCCATTCTGTCCATAAGATGCAGGTAGATTATACTACTCTTCATAATATGGGAAAGAATCCTGATGGTAGTGATATTAAGGGAGCATTTGGTATTGACTGGATGACACTTAATCCTCAGTACTGGACTAGAGCTGAACAGTTTGGAACTCTCGATGAAAATGAACAGAAGCAATATGAGAAGATTGGAAGCAGTCCTTATAAGGTAGCTTATAATCCTAATGAAGATAGTGACCTTTGGTATGAGTCTTTTAAGATGATGTCTTTTGGTCTGGCAGATGCTGCTGCACAGGCTATTCCTTTTGGTATTGGTACTGTAGGTAAGGCATTGAGTACTGCCAGTAAAGTAGGTAAATTGGCTAGAGGCTTTGGTAAAGTCTTGGATACCACAGGTAAGTTACTTACAGCTGAGACTAAAGCAGGTCAAATTGCTCAGGGAACAGCAGGTGCCTTGGGTATTGCCTATGCTTACAATAGAGGTACTTTCCAGGAAACACTTCAGCAGAATCTAGCTAATGCAGAAGAAGCTGCAATGACTGCTAGTAGAAATGATATTTATAATCAGTACCATACTGATAAGAATTATAAAGCAAGTGTTGATAGACTTATTAAGGCTAGAGCTGCTGGCTTAAAAGCAGAATATATTGCTCAGATGCATAGAGATGGAGGTATGAAGATTGCTGATGAGAAAGCACTTGATAAGATGCTTCATGCTAAAGCTCAGGAAACAGTTCTTGGAGAATTAGTACAAAATAGAATTAAGGAAAGAATGTCTTCCAAAGAATATGCTAACTTGCAGCAGAGAGCTATTGATGGTGCAGGAGATGCAGCATTTAATACTTTCTGGCCAGAAGCTATTAAGTATGGCTTTGTCAATACTATGGGCTATAGAAAATTCCTCTATACTAACCCTGCTGGATTATCAAAAAAAATGTCAACTACTCTTAAAGGATTAAAGGAAGTAACTACAGCAGAAGGTAGAAAGAGATTAACTACTGATGCAAGTAAATTCCTTACTAGAGCAGATAAATGGAAAGAGTTTGGTAAAACATTAGGCTCTCAGGCTTGGGGTGGATTCTGGACAAATGGTACTGATGATATGCAGGTAGATGCTGCTGAAAGAATCAATGAGGATAGTTTTAATAAGTATCTTCATTCCTATCAGAATGGTGAGGCTTTGGCTAACACCTACGGCTTTGCAGATGGTATTTACTCTTATATAAAAGGTTTAAAGGATTCTATGGGTCAGGAGACTACATGGAATGCTGGTACTGTTGGTGCCTTAGGTAGTATAGTAAACTTCACTCCAAACTTTGCTAACCTTGCAAGACTAGCTACAAAGGAAGGTAGAGAAGCCTATAAGAATAACTTTAGACGTGAGATAGAAAGAGATGAAAATGGTAATCCTTTGAAGAATGAAGATGGTTCTGTCAAGTATAAAGACCTTGGCAAATGGAATGACTGGAGAGGACAAATGAACTATTTCATTCAGAATGGTGTACTTAATACCTACTATGGTAAGAAACAGGCAGAAAGAGATTTAAGAAGTCATGCTGATTATGTAAATAATCTCTTGGATGAATATAATGACTTCGTAGATATTGAGCACTTGATAGCTTCTAATATTGCCTCAGAGAATGTGGAGAGCTTAGAAGATCAGAAGACTATGGATTTTATTAAGGCTCTTCATGCAGTCAATACTTTAGATAAATTAGGTGAAGATTCTAATGATCCAACTACTATGTCTTCTGTAGTACAGAACGCTAAGACATTAATCAAGAAAGCTTCTCAGCTTAACCTTGAGGAAGGTAAGAATCCATTTAGTGAAGAAGAGATTTCCAATCTCCTTTCTCAATATTATGCTTCTCACCCAGAGATAGAGCAGGATGAATATACTTCTCAGAAGGCTTTATATGAAATTGCTCAGAATGCTCAGAAATTACAGGAGGCTACAGAAGCCTTTAATAAGGCAGAAAATGAGATTCGGAAGATAGAGAAGAATAATGGTATTTCCATATCTCCAGAGGTAAGAACTAAGATGAAAGTACAGCAGGCTCTTAATAGTCATTGGGAAGAAAGAAGAGAAAAAATGCAGTCTGAGATAGATGATTTCTCTTCTATGGATACACCTAAAGATGCTAGGATTAATGTTGCCAGTGTTGGCGGAGTAAAGAATGCTCAATCCTTAGTGAAAGTCTATAATAAACAGAAAGCTGAAATAGAGAAGGAGCTTGAAGAACAGAAGAAGAAAACAGAATCTCTTGATAAAGAATATATTAAAGCAATAGATGAAGGTAAGCAAGCTAGAAGAGAAGGAAATAGTGATGCTATTCTTACTGCACAGAATAAGCAGAAAGAAGCTAAAGCAAAACTTGATGCATCCAAGGAGCAGGAAAGCTATTTAGAAGATTTAATCTCCAGAACTTCTATAAAGAGTAATGAGCTTCAGGCTAGTATGAGAGATTTAGAAACTGATGCCTTTAAAGATTCTAAAGATAAGGTTCTTACTGCTGATGAAATCTTCTCTTTGGATCCTGTAACTAGGGCTAGAATGATGAAGTCTGAGAATAGAGATCTGTATAGCAAAGAGCAACAAAGAGAGATTGAGAAGTTAGAAAAGAGACTTCTTATGAAAGATGCTGATGCTCTTCAGAAAGTACAGGATATAGCTTTACTCACTCAAAGGATAGATGCTAATCAAGATGCCTATAGTAGAATGGCTAGGAATCCAGAAGCTGCTGCTGTAGAGTTAGAAGCTCAAAGAGCACAGGCTGCTGAAGCTGCATATAAATTAATTAATCAGAGAAATGCAGAGACCATAGTGGACTATATCAATGAGTTTGATGAAGGTATGAAAGGTCATACTGATATTACAGAAGAAGCTAAGAATCAGTTTGTCTTTAAGACCCTCAGAAAGCTTAACTCTACCCTTCTTGACATTATTGATGAAGACACATTGCTTCCTCAATATCAGCAACAAGTAGCAGACGCTAAGGAATGGGGAAAGACTGTAGATGATATTATGGCTGTAATTTCTCAATCTGATAGAGATGATACCTGGAAAGAGAATACTCTTAAAAATATTGATACTATTGTAGAAAACTCCAATAATAAAGCAGAAATATTGGATAGTCTTGAAAAGGTTATTGACGATGTTAATAACCCAGATGCTACAAGTAGTTTAGATTATGTACTCAATGGTCTTGAAAGCTTAGGTTATCAAAGAGATGCTACGACCTTAGAGAATAGAAAACAGAAAAAGACTAGGGAAGCAGAAGAAAAGAGAAAGAAAGAAGAGGAAGCTAAGAAGGTTGAAGCAGAAACAAATGCTGCTGCAGAAAAGAAAGTAAGTCAAAGTTCTACAGATAATATAGAGTTTTTAGGTAATGAAGAGGATGTAGACTTGTTTGATAACTCAGAGGAATCAGAATCTACAACACAGGTTGTTGAAGATGAGGATTTACAGCAAACAGATAATAGTGTCTTAAATGCTGGTTCCTTGATGAAAGATAACTTTGGTAATGGTAGTATTAATATGGGTGATATGTGGTATGGAACTACTGATAATCCTAAGAAAGGAAAATTACTTGTTACTAAGGAAGATAATAAAGTATCTTTCAAGGTTGATGGTAAAGATACTTCTATAGAAATCACTCCTGATGAGTATGAAACTGTCAAGGATGAACAGGAAAACAAGAAAAATTCATCCTTCATTGCAAATTCTATAGAGAAAAAAGATGGAGATTGGTATTTTATTGGTAACTTTGCAGGAGACAAAGAAGAATCTCAAGTGAAGGTAAAGAAGGATTTTAACATAGATCAGGCAATAGAGAGACAACAAGCAGCTAATGAGGCTGACCTTGCTGCCAAAGGCATTGACACTGGTAACAAGAACCTTATTGACAATGGTGATAGTGTTCAAGGTAAGTCTGAAACTATTGATGAGCAGTTGGGAGATAGCACTTCTACCAATAAGGAAGTACATTCATCTGATGACAATGTAGATGCAGCAGAGCTTAATGGTACTGGACTACATAATATAGAAACCAGTGTTACTACTCTTAGTGGTAATGCTATGAGTGAATATAATCCTACAGTATTACAGAATGATGGTATCATTGAGAGAAAGAAAGGTTCTGAAACCAATGATAACATGAATCAATATTATGCTTGGATGAATGCAGCAGGTGTAAAGTTACAGAACATCATAGACCATGAGCTAGCTAGAATCATAAGAAGAAACCCTAATGCTAAGGTAAAGTTTATGGCAGTTAAGCCAGAACGTAATGCTACTAATGATGTAGCTATGCAGAGTCACTTAATGCTAGTACTTGATTATGACAATAACATCAATAAGGGTATTACTGCTGTACATGATGATGCTAATAGTGGTGTAATTGAAAGCAATAGCAAAAAGTATTTGATTATAGGTACTGCTGGCTATGGTAATAGAAATGCTAGTAAGTTAGCACTCTATGATATGCTTTGGAATCCATATATCTCTGGAGGATTGAACTTGAAGAAACAAAGAAAGCAATTCTTTGATGCACATCCTAGTGAAAGATTCTATGTAAATGAGAATCTTAGTACAGAGATTGTGCCTGCATCATTGATTCCTGGATATATAGTAAGACAAGCTGAGAATGACAATAACTCTGAATTTAGAAGTATTAGGGAATTACTATCTGATAATGCTAGAAATCCTATGCACTATGACTTAGATTCTGTAGCATGGGGTATTCAAGAAAGAAGTAAGTTCTTAGTTGTAGGAACATCACTTGATAAAGTAATGGTTCCTAGAGACCCAATGGGTAACTTAGGTAGTGCTTTTGTATTGATGCCTGCTAGCAATGGTAAGATGGTTCCTTCATATTTGAAAGTCTTAAAGTATAATGAAATGAGAGATGGAGCCTTGAAGGATAAGATAAATACTCTTTTGCAGGAAGTAACTTCTCCTAATTACAAGACAAGACTGAATGCAGTCATTGGGTTAAGTAAAATCTTCTATTTTGATAAAGAAGGAGATACTATCTTACTTAGAAAGAATAGAAATGAAATCTCTTTAGTACATGATGGTAAAGTACAGAAAACTTTTATCCTTAATGATAACTTTGATAGAGCAGAATTTATGCAGAATATCCAGGATATGAATCCTAGAATCAATATCACTGCATCAGTACTTAGAGACATTCCTACTCTTATGGAGTATGATGAAGCTGGGGCACTAATGACAGATGCTGCACTCTTTGGTACAGTAGGTAGCTCATATAGTATCTATGGTTTGGATGGTGATGGCAAGATGATTAAACCAGAAACTCCAACTAATGATATACCTAAAAGTAGTAATAATAGTGACTTCAAGAATGGAGACAAGAGTCAGGTAATCTTTAAGCATCAGTATTATAGAGAAGCGAATGATGTTTTCTCTCTCAATGGTGGGATAATAACAGATGAAGCTACTCTCAAACAGCTTAGATATAACAAAATGATTCTAGACAATCAGTTATCTCCATCTATGACTAAAGGTGTATGGGATTACTTTATCTTAAGTGAAGGTGAAAATCCTAAAGCTATCAAGGTTAATAGAAACACCAAAGAAGTTAAGGAATCTTCAGAAGAACAAGCTAAAGAACTCATTGAGAAAATTAATGAGGAAGAGTCTAAAAAACTTAGAGAGCAGAAAGCTCAAGAAGTTATTAAAGAAGTAGGTGAAGCAGAGAATGTAGATTTAGGTGAAGATGCACTTTCTGTAGATCCTAACACAGGAGAATTAGTTCAAGCAGATACTCAAAGTACTTCTCCTACTACAGAAGAATCTACCAATGAAAAGAAGACTTCCTCTACTATAGAGAAAGCAAGCAATAAGGATGATTATACTCATACAAGTTCAGAATCGCTTAATAATGATGAGCATAAAGCAGCAACTCAGAAGTTCTCTGATCTTATTAAGGATAAGAAGTATATGTTGAGAGTTATGAAACTTGTAAGAAACAAATGGAAAGATGCTCCTAAGAAAATAGCAGAGCTTGAGAAATTCCTAAGAGATAAGAATGTAGAAGTAGATGCTATTGGTACATCTGAAAATGATGTAGAAGCTTGGATAAGAACTATAGAAGATTGTAGATAAAATAACAAGAGGGTGTGTCATAAGTCTGTGACACACCCTCTTACTTTATATATCTGTGAGCAGGATGGTATTGATATGATGAGCGAGGAACCATGCTATATGATGGGTAGTCTGTGCGAGAAGTTCTTCAAACTTATGTGTTAGGCTTTCTGTAAAAAATAAGGAGCAATGCCAAGCACCGCTCCTATTAAATATTCTAATCCTCGAAAGCCAAAAACAATTCAACATCAGTTCTCGGGTGTACCTTATCTAAATTTACTCTAAATTTGTTCCAATCATAATCAGACATTACCACTATTGTATGAATTGATGCAAAATACTCTTTCAGTTTAGGAAGTCCTTCCTCTCTGCTTAGGAATTGATGAAATTTCTTAGAACGATGCCCATTTGCATTCTTTGGATTGAGTTTCTCTAATTCAGGTAGAATAGGAGCTATACGCTCATAGACAATATCTCTAATCCAGTTACCCATAACACCTGGCATCTTTCTAGTACTCTGCCAATCCCAATGTTTCATCTTATAAATATCCATAAAGAACTCATCAGGAAAAGTCTTCACCCACTTAGCTGCTTCTTTCATCAAGAATTGATTCAAGAAAGTCTGCAACTTGTCTTTGACATCATCCTTTACCTTATCAAAGCCAGTGGCTTCATCCACCATGGCGATTATGCCAACTCTTGCAAAAGCCCTCATTAGTATTTCACATTGTGCAGCTATAATAGCTTGTCTTGAAGACATGGTTACGTGCTTTCTAGCTTCCAAGAATGCGTCACAAATATCTGCCAATGTTTCTGCCTTATAGCCATTGATGATACTATTACCATCTGTGCATTTTATCGGCTCTAGTTGGCCTCCATCTAAATACTTAGAAATGAATGGGTTAAGTGTCTTTTGACTAAGGTATCTGGTCAACCTTGTTCCTGATGGTTTTACCTCGTCCTCATCTATCATACACAATGCTTTTTGCATAGCATTACCAGAGATAACTCTAGTTCCATCACTTAAAACATAGCAAGGAATTTCAATTCCATTTAAATCCAATATTCCCCGAAACTTAACAACTCTATCTTCACTATATAAATCACCGACTTCAACTCCTAGAATGTCTGCCACTTTTTTCATTGTAACTTTAGAAGTAGTTCCATTTACTATTTTGCTAACTCCTACTTCTGTCATACCTAGTTTTTCGGCAAGTTCCTTTTGGCTCATGCCTTTTTCTTTTAAAAGTTCTTTTATCTTATTCATATTATAAATTGTTTTATTTCGATTGCAAAGATAAAACAAATTAATCATAAAACAAAACAAAATTAAACTTTTAACTTATTTTTAATATATATCCATATCTCAAACTAAGAATTTCAACTAAAAAGCAGAGGGTAAGCCATTGACCTACCCTCTATCTTATCTACTTAAACTTAGGTTCCTCATACACCAAGTTATGCTCATCTACGTAAGCCTTGGCTTCTGAGTATGTGTCAAACTCTACTGCTGTGGCATTCACTGATGGGAATACCTCAGCATTGTCACCTTCCTCTGTAAGTGGAAACACCATCTTGGTTCCCTCATGTACTACCTTATACTTCTTTGTTAACTTATTCATATCTTGTTTCCTTTCTTTACTTTAATGTTAAACTTATGCTTTTGCAATACTGATAGTATAGCCCTTCTGCTGCAAGATTGCTACTGCATCATCAGATACAGAGGTGCGGTTTCCTGCAACCGAGATAGTTTTGTAGGCAACTGTATCAGAAGAGGCAAATCCAATCTGACACTGAGCCTGGTCTTGAAGCATCTTGTCGATGTTAGTAAGGCTAACTTTTCCTTCTATTGCAATAATCTTGGCAGATGAAGGACGTGTTCCCCAAGTGAATGTAGAACCAGCGTCACCTAGGAATGAAACAAATCTAAACGATGTAGGAAGCACAGCAAGGTCACCTGACAACTGCGCATATTTTATCTGTGCGTTTAAAAGCTTGCTCAAACCACTAAGAGAATTTATAGAACCAATAATAGGTGTATTAGTATTAGAAATATTAAATCTAGTCAAAGCAGTAAGATTCTTAAAAGCATCAATATCACCTGAAACCAAAGTATTGTTAAAATCAAAGTAAGTCAAAGCAGTAAGATTCTTTATGTTTGAAATATCACCTGAAACATTGGACTGACTAAGATTCAAGTAAGTCAAAGCAGTAAGATTCTTTAAAGCATCAATATTACCTGAAACATTGGACTGACTAAGATTCAAGCTAGTCAAAGCAGCAAGATTCTTTAAAGCATCAATATTACCTGAAACATTGGACTGACTAAGATTCAAGTAAGTCAAAGCAGTAAGATTCTTTATGTTTGAAATATCACCTGAAACCTTGGACAATGTAAAATTTAAATTTGTCAACAATGTTAAATTTTCCAATGAAGAAATATTTCCACTAACACTTTCAGCAGAACAATTAAGTATAGTAAGACCTTTAGAATATTTTAAAGATTCAATATTCAGATATTTATTACTTCTTTCTAAATAGGTATTAGCAATATTCTTACCACTGAATGATAATGAAACTAAAGAATATTTATCAGCAATAGAAATATTGTAATTACCATTACTAAAGAATATATTTGTCTCGTCCTTTACAGTTAAAGTCTTACCTTTATTGGAAGTTAAAGTTTCATCTGTAAAATAACCATTACCAATAATTTCAAGCTTAGTTTCTTTAGAAAAAGCTACAGAAAATACCTGAGATGCTTTAGATGGATTACTTACACTATGAATACCTATAATAAGTTCTCCCAATCGAAGTAATGAACTATTATTAGTACTGCCTGCTAATTTTGTTACTAAACACTTTCCCATAATTTAATATTTTAATTAATTTCTTGTATAATTATATAGTTTATCCATATTCTTTACATTTTGCTCTATCCATTTTTGAGCACGATAAATATTATCACAATGTCTAAATTCTTTGATAGGGCAATATGAACTAATTGTATGTTGTGTATTAGTAGTCAAAGCTTTTGTAGCTTTTATACACTTATACTTGAAGAATCCCATCAACTCATTAAGACCAAACGAAACAACTTCACCAACGTTGTATGCTATAGTAGCATCGTATGTTTCTGTAGTGTCTGTTTGTGGAACTCCGTGTTCATCTTTTACAAGTTCCCAATAATCACTTCTGACAATACTATCAGAAATACAAGGAGAATCTGCCCATTTCTTGTACTCTTCCTTAAAGAAATCTGTACCTATACGCATACACCAGTCTTGGAGAAGAGAAAAAATGTTATCTGATGAAGCAATACTCATATCTGCTAATTCTTTGTATCGAGTTTCCAATTCTTGAACATAATATTTAGTAATGTATCCGTTAGGTTTATCTAATGACACATCTAAATGACTTTCATAAAGTCCTGTGTTCTGATTACCTTGGGAATGTCCACCAAAAGACATATCACAATCGTAAAGACCTACCCACCATTTGATGCCATCGTAGGTAAACCATTGCCAGTTTTTACTGAATCCATCAGAGTTTTTAATCAAGTCTGATAATATTCGATAGTCAATCATATTTTCTATATCGAAATACTTTTCATATACTTTCTTAAATGTCCCCAAATTTTCATTTGATTTATCAGAAGATTCATAAGTATTCATTGCTGTCTTGACAGTAGGAATAACATCAGCAAAATTCTGTATATATTTCTTTACTTTAGCTGTCATTTGGAGAGCCTTTTTAATCTTATTATCAATAGCTTTACCATTAGGCAGTTGTCCTGCTGCTATCCAAGCGTTTATTTCTGTTTCTCCTGCAATTTCCTCTTGCTTTACATCAGCATCATATTTGTTTCCTCCTATAGCATAAAGTCCTTTTGGATTTCTAATTTCAAACTGAGACCAATCAATCTTTTCCTTACCACCAAATATTGTGTTTCCATTCAATGTTCCGTCAAGATGCACATGCTCTGCCATTGATTTATCCATGTGATAATTATCTCTGTGCTTCTTTAACTGAAATGAGAAGATGCCATAGAACTCTCCATTAAGATATACTGCAACTGGGAAACCATCAGGAAAACATCTTGCTCCTGTGTCTGTAAGCAAAGAATAATCACCAACGTAAGGGTTTCCAAAGCTCTTAGTTGATGTACCAATCTTGGACATATCAAGTAATGCTTTCTTCCAAGGTCTGTCATACATATTACCTCTTGTTCGCACAATCTGGTCATAAAATTTGTAAGATACAGCACCTACACCACGGAAGAAATCAGTATAATATGCTTTCATGTGGAAGCTGTCTTGTGGAACCCAATTTCCAATTCTTACCTTTGGAGTATCATCACCAATCCACTCATCATCACAAAAGTCTATTGCTACATTCTTTTTCACAAATATCATAGAAGAGTTTCCTTGTGCATTAAGAATGGCATGTTTCTTGAAATAATTACCTTGCGTATCCCAAAACTCCAAGAATGCCTTCTTGTTCTGAGTCTTGGTGGTAGGCATGGAATCAATATTAGAGACATTAATGATAGCAAAGCGAGGCTCTGGTATCTGTATGAAACTACTTTCGCTCCAATCAACAGGTGTCTTTACATCAAAACCATTTGCTTTCAAAGCATCTTGGATATTGTTCACACTATTCCCTTTGAGATTGAGATTTGATACATCAAGGTTTGTAATTTCCATATCGTGCTCATGCTTTTTGCCATTAGCATCACGATATGACATTACCTTTCTGTCTGCATCTAAAGTAATTTCCATCCTTCCTTCTGGGTCTTCAATATTTTCAAACTCCTCTGGAATGGTCTCAGACTTGACATTATAAATATAGTGACTGCCATCAGGATTTGTGGCAGACAATACCTTACCTTCTGCATCCTGCTCAACTGCAAGATATTCCTCGTTATCCTGCAAAGAGAAGACTTCAAGAAGTTCTTTAAGATTGGTATCTATTGTACCTACCTTTTCCTGCAATGATGCAAGGTCTGATTGAAGCTGAGAGACAACTTGCTTCAAGGCATTGACTGCATGGATTTCACCAATGATTTGTCCATCTCTTCTGATACCAAGAAGAACATGATTATCTGCATCAAGCCAGACTACGAAGAACTCTTCATTCTGCTCAACGTGATACATTTCATTGAGTGGAAAATACGGTTTGCCAGAGTCTCTATAGATAGCGAAGAGAAGTCTATCCTCAGAATCTACTACTGCATGAATAAACTCTTCATTTTCGATTACCTTAAAGCACTCCTTTACTTCATCTTCAATGAGTGATTTGCCTTCCTCTTTATCTACCTTTGTATCTTGAAGTTTCTTGATGTCTTCTACAAACTTAGTATTGAGACTATTGAGATTTGCAAGAATGCTTGTTAAGGTCTGAGTATTATCAATGGTGGCAAAGAAGTCCTTCAACTCCTTTAATGTATCAATAGCACTTGTTGTATCATCATCACCCAAGATAGCGGTAACCTTATCTGCCAAGAGATTTACTTGTGACTGTAATCTATCCTCTACTGCACTTGTCTTTCCAAATACTGGAGTACCATCCCATTGAATACCGAAGAGAAACTTATCTTCTGCATCTACCTTGACAAAGATAAATTCCTCATTTTGAATATAGCGGAAAGGGAGGGCAGATTGAGAGACTACCTTATCCTCTGAATCACCGAACTCTTGGGCAATATTCTCCTTGTTTAACTTCTTATCAAGTTCTATAGCTACCTCTGACTTTTCTGCCTTGGCTTCAATGATAGTATCTTGTGACTTGTTCTTAGTAGCAAGTTCATCAATGGCTCCTTGGGCAGTGATAGCAGTCATGCCGCTAGTCTCGTTGTTATAAGAGACAGCATTGGCAGTAGAGGCTCCACCTGAGACGGTGATGTCTTTGATGGCATCCTCCAACTGATGAGTCTTGTCACCTATCTGCTGCAAGTTCTCTTTGTCTCCATCAAGAAACACTTGCTTAGCAGAGGCAATCTTACCCTTCTTGGTCTTGGCTAGAAGCTCGTCTGTTAAATTTATACTCATATTATATAATCTTTATACGTTTATGATATTACTAAATTCCATGTAGCTGCGGTGAGAGGATTGGCGGTTCTGTATGCCTTGAAACTGCCCAGATTATTTGTGATAGTCTGAGGAGCAGCAAGAGTTACATTGAATCCTGCACTGGTTACATTGGCGATGGAGAGATAACTAGGTACTACTAGCCAGATGTAATCATTATCCTTGGTAGTTACTTTTGGGTTGAATGATACTCCTGTAGTAGAAACTCTGCTCAGAGTATTAAGAATTTCAGCAGTTATAGTTGATTCTGCATTTCCACCATAATAACATAAGTACTTAGTTTGACTAACGCTTTGACTAGTTCTACCTTCTTTAGTAACAGCAAACTTAAAGATCTCTCTTGCTCCTTGTATTGGTGTAATCAAGCTACTATTTGATGTTGGATAGTTAGTAAGAATAGTTTCTGCTGTATCATTAACCTTCTTAGTAATACTCAATGTATCAGGGACAAGATACTCATTATCACTCTTAACAGAATAAACAACATCAGTCTTCATAGTGCTGACATTAGGATTAATAGTAAATCCCAACACTATAGGATATACTGTGTCATTCAATTTATTCAGGTTCTTATCTACATTCTGAATCATAGTAACTAATTCATCTGGAAGTCCTGTTGCTGCATCCAACGCTTTCCTTAACTCTGGATCAAACTTATCTTTAGTAAGAGTATTTTGTGCAATCTTATCATTTGTTACTGCACCATCCTTTATTTTAGATTCTTCTACAGAAGATTCAGCAAGCTTTTCTGTTGTAACAGCTTCATTCTTTATTTTGCTCGTAGTAACACTATCTCCTGCAAGCTTTTCATTAGTAACATTTTCATTTGCTATCTTGTCTGTTTCTACAGCACCAGAAGCAATCTTAGGAGTAGTTACTGCACCTTCATTGATAGTTCTTTCAACAACAGCACTATCCCCTAATTTACTATCAGTGACAGCTTGTTTTGCTATCTTAGAAGTAGTAACAGCCTCATTTGCTACTTTCTCTGTAGTAATATTCTCATCTGCTATTTTAGGAGTAGTGACAGAACCGTCCTTAATGACAAGGGTTAACTTCTTGCCAGGCTTATCCTTAAGAGGTGCTTCACCTATATATTTCTCTTTACTCATAACTTATCTATTATTTTTGCACAAAGATACATATATTGGAAATATTCTATTAGTACCTTATAAAATCCCTTATGAAAGTTAAAGCAAACAAAAAGATAAATTAGATGCAATATCCTACCAATTTTAACGTTCATCTAATAAACATTTTCAATATATAAGATTATGGAATCAAAACAATTTAAAGCTGCAAAGGAGCTTCTTAATAAAAAACTTAAAAAGTTAGATGCTATAGATGAAAACAAAGCACAAAGAGTTTATGACTCTCTCTATGATGAAAATAAAGATAAAGAGATAGTTGCTTTATCATTAGAACAGAAATGTGCTTTACTGAATGCTGCTGCTTCTCTTTATACTACAGATAATATGCCAAATAACAGACAAGAGGCTAAACAGGTACTTGTTGATTTTATGCAATTACTTGGACTCGAAAATAAACATTTAACTTACTGTATATATCACCAATCATGGTTAGATAGAAAGAAGTATATTGATATTATTAAGACTATCCAAAAGGATGATCCATTCATTCAATTCATCTGCACTTGTAAAGAACTTATAGACTTAGGAGAAAGTAATATGTTCATTAACTATACCTTTACAAGAATCTTAAAGGATGTTGGCTTCTCTCAAGAAGATATTTATGCTATAGTTAAAGGAAAGTACAACTATAGATTTGATAGTATTGGTCAAGAGGAACCTGTTGAAGAAACTAACTTATCTATTCTTCAAAGCTGGTCTCTCTTAGAGTTTGCCAAAAACTATATAAAATTGAAAGTTGGAAACTTTGTAAATTCAAATACAGGAGAAGAATTCAAATCTTGTATGTTCCTTAAAAAGGATGGTACGTATGACTATGTTGGATTTCATTCTCAACTAGGTGAACTCACTCCTGCTGAAATTTCTAAGAGAAAAAAGGAACTTAAAGTAGGTCTTACAGAATCAGGAAAGTATGTCCTTTATGATCATATAGATGATTGGGAAATTGTTGATTTGGGATTATAGTATATAAAAAGAGAGAGTACATTCATTATACTCTCTCTTTTATATTCATAGAGTTATTCTGGAATATCATTATCTCCACTAGAACCAGTATTTATAGAACTTTCTGAATTAGTAGCAGCTCTCTTAGACTCACGTGGGATAGCAATGTATACATCTTCTGTTGTAGAATCATCCCATATAGTACCAGAACCATCAATCTTTGAAGTGCCGGCAGGAACTACATAAATTTCATAGTCTGAGAGATTACCATTGCCAATAGCACTTCTAAGATGTTCATTAGTAATGTTTCCATTAGCATCAACCAACTGACTATACTCTTGTGAAGATAATGCTCTAGCTCCACTCAAATCCTCCAAAGGAGCACCAATACTATTTTCATCATTAGTATCTTTATACTTAGTACCAGTCTTAGCACCAATCATTGTTACCTTCTTGTTTCTCACATCATAAGCTGTACCACTGCCAGTCTTCTTTCCTGCTGCTGCAGTCTTTGCTTGTGCTATAGCAGATGCTTTCTGCAATGAAGGGTCCTTTGTTGGGTCATAAGAAATAGTACCAGTCTTTTCATTATAAGTAAGACCCTGTGAAGCAAGACTGATATTCTGCCCTCTTCTAGTAAGTTCCATCTGTTGTCTAGCTCTAGCATCAGCAACTTTTTCAGCTTGTGTAAGTACTCCAAGGTCTCTCTGAGGGTTATGGTTCTCCTGATAGATAGCACCGTCAATCATACCATTAATAACACTTTGTCTAGCTCTTTGAAGATTATTTCCTGTAAGATTCTGATTAACACCTCTTTCTTCAAGGATAGCATCTGCTGCCATCTGTAACTCTGGAATTGTAGACATATCTTTGTAGAACTTCTGAATGGTATCTCTACTATAACCCATCTTCTGTACATAGTCTCTATAGTATCCATTCAATGTACTTCCAGCATCACCAGCAGAGAATACTCTAGAAGAAGCAGCCTTACCTGCTGCTGCTCCTCTAGTATAAAGCTCATTACCACTAATATTATAAAGGTTAGGAGTATTATCATCTAAGAAACTATCAATATTAAGATTATCTATAGCATAAAGCATAGAGGAATCCTGAGCACTAAGACTTCTTCTCAGTTTCTTTTCTTCCTTCATAGCTTCATCAGCCTGGAGTAATCTACCTATCTCTCCCTGATATCTTCTTCTTAGAGAAGTCAAGGCTCTTCTATTAGACATAGTTAAACCATTATGCGCTAAGTCCTCTGCCTGTTTAGCCAAGTCATTAGCATAACCTTCATATAGTTTTCTTGCCTTACTTCCTTCTGGTAAGGTTTCACTAAGATATTTAAACTTATCTGATTTATCTGACAAGTCATTGTATTGTTCCTCACTCTTTTCATAAGCATCCTTATATGCAGAAAATGGTACTAACATCTCCTGCATAGAGAAAGGTTGAAAAGAATTATCTACAACAAATGCATAATTAGCCATATACTTCTACTCTTTAAAATGTTAAACCTCTTTTTCTTTTAATCTTACCACCACATGATTTCTTTGTAGTAACTACTCTCTTACCAGTATTGCTCTTAGGAGTCATTACACCAAAGATACCATCAGCAGCCATATCAGCAATCATATTATGCTGAGCATTCTCACGTCCTAAGTCACTGATACCTTTGAAAAGACCAGAGACATTACCATAGATACCCTGATTCCAAGCAGCATCAGCAGCCATTCTCTGTCTTGCAGCATCCATCTGCATCTGTGCTCTAAACTGTCTTTGCCTGTTAGCAATCTCAGCATTAGTTGCAGAAGTCTTTGTAAAGGCATCAGCATTATACATGTCAGTACCCCTGTTAAATTCAGCTACCTTTTGTTTCTGAGCATTATTATACTCAAGAGCCTTTCTATAAAGGTCACCATCTGCTATCTGATTATTATAACTATTAGCAAGAAGTCCTGCCATCTTAGTTCCTATAGGAGAAGAATTGTTGAGGATAGCTCTATCTGTAGCTCTGCTGTTAGCATCCATTCTATTCTGTTCATACCATATATCCATAGGATTATAGGTAAGATAGTTGCCAATAGGCTTATAACTAGCTAAAGCAGGAGCGCCACTAGTAGCTTCTACAGCTGCATCCATCCTAGAGTAGTTAGGCTTACCTATTCTCATAGCCTGCATACCTAGACCTACTAAAGGACCTAACAATCCTGCATATCTTAACTTCTCATTCTTATGCTTAGGTACTATCTCCTCCTGATTACTTCCATTATCATCAGTAGCATTAGTACTAGCAATAGGTCTCTTATAGTAGTTATATGTATAGTCACTCTTATCATCTTGCCAACTATAATTGCCTGCACTAGTCCAATCCTTAGGCACATTTCCATATATCTCTTCTATACTTCCATCATCATTTACTACATAGTTTCCAGTCTGCTTACCTCTAAGGATTTCATTAGGTGTTTTCCAATAAGTACCTGGATGAGTATTTCTAACTCCAGTACCATTTGGATCTTCAAAAATAGTCTGATAATCTCTCTTAGCATCTTTCACCCATCCATTAGCATTTACATACTTAGCTGCATAGTCTCTAGCTGCCTGAGGAGCATCCTGACTATTGAGAATCTGTTGTAAATAGAGAAGTCTATTATTCTCATCAGCTTTCAACCAATTAGAACCTCTCTTATAAGCATCAGTCTGAGATAAAGCCTTACCTATTTCCTCAGAGTTCATACCTTTCTTTACAAGACCTTTCTTTACAGCTTCTTTCCATGCAGCATCAGTACTTCCATTCCAAGCATCATAGTCTTCTTTACCCCATCCTCCATGAGTAAAGTCAAAAGTCAACTTGTTATTTGCCTTAGGTATATAGGTACCAAAGTCATAGCCTCTGGAGATTGCATCATATAAAGTAGGATTAACACCACTCAAAGCATCCATAAATTGCTTATTCTTCAAGATGTTCTCCCAATCTGTGATTCTATCTACCTTCTTGTCATAAGCCCATTTATCAAAGTCACTATCTGTATATAAGCCAAGAGTATTATATATCTTTTTCTTCATATCTCCACCTTTATCATACTTATTTATCTTACCACCACAAGCATTCATCTGAGGTTCTTCTGCTACAGGTTGTTCTACAGGCTGCTGCATCATCTGTTTATTTACACTCTGCTGTTCTTCTTGCTGAGGATTAACTTCCTGCTGCTCTACTGGTTGTTCAGCAGATTGCAGTTTAGCCTGCTGTTCTTCCATAGCTACCTGTTGCATAATAGCTCTCTGTTGTTCTGGAGGGAGAGAAGCAAATACTTCCTGTGCTTTTTTAGACTGTATTTCAGACTTCTGTCTCTCCTGCTCATCTGCAAGGTCATGCATCTGTTTCTCTAAGCCTGCTTGACTAATAGCATCATTAGGTCTTTCTGCACTTTCCTTCTCTATCTTTTTAGATAAGTCTGCATAACTAATATCAGCATTCTTACCTACATGGAACTTCTTTTTTGTTTGAGCATCAGCCTTAATTCTTTTAGAGAACACATAATCATCAAATATCGTCTCTCCTTCCTCTACAAGATTAGGTTTCCCCTGGGCATCTGTACCTAATTGCACACCATCATAAGGATTACTCTCATGTGAGCCACCTGCTGAGATAACTTGAAGACCATCACTAAAGTCAGAGCCATTTGTCTGTATATCTCCACCTAAAGCAAATTTAGTACTATTCCTAGCAAAGTTAGCCCTTTTAACTACTTCTGGAGAATACTTATCTTTATTAGCTAATACATGGGAAGCAAACTCCTGTACTCCCATACCATGTTCTTTAGCTTCCTTAGTAAATAATCCTCTATGGCTTTTTTTGATGTGAATACCACCACCAAGTGCAAAAGTACTAAGTGGAGTAACAGGAAGGTTACCAAAGACATTGGTTGGTATTTTATTCTTTGCCTCTGCTGATTTATTCTTAGCTACAAGGTAATCAGACATAAAGCCATAGTCTATAGCTCCAGTACCTAAACTAGGTAATCCATCAAGTGGACCACCAAAGGCTGCATAGTTTGCAAGAGCATTAAGATCTGCTTGGGTGTCAGCTGCATCTATAGCATTATCATAGGAAGTCAATGCTCTATTCCTTGCAATATCCTGCTGTTTTTGTAATTCCCTGTATTTTTTCTTAGCTTTATTACTAAACCATCCATCCTTACCAATATCTGATTTAGAAAAGTCTTTGCCAAAATCTTGACTTCCCCATTGATTCAGAATGGAGTCTGCACTACTATTATCCACGGATAATGTATTGAGAGCTTTGTTGCTGTTATTTACTTCTGATATTTTCTCTTGATTCAACTTTGAACCAAATGCTCTATTTGTTAATCCTCCAATAATACCAGATGCTGCTGATACAATACCTCCCACTACGGGGTTCACTGCACTAAGTGCTCCACCTACAGTACCTCCTATGGAACCTATAGCATTACCTGCACCTGAACTTAAACCACCACTGATAATCTTATTACCAATGGTTCCTACAGCACCTCCAACAACACCAATACCACTCTTGGCAATATTTTTTATACCTAATCCCAAACCTTGACTAGGAGTCTTCATTGCACCTATTTTTCCTAAGTCTATCTTTGTAGGATTACCTAAGACAGAAGTAGTACCTATATTCTGTATGCTTGAACTTAGCAAACCATCAAAAATATTCTGATGTACTCTATCTATACCTTGAGCAAACAATGGTTGATTCCATTTATTAGCTGTATATAATTTATTCTTCTTTTTCATCTGAGTAACATTTTATTGCAAAGATAATACATTATTAGTATCAGTGTTATCTCCTTACTCCCATTATAAAAATAGGTAAGAAAATCATTAAGACTCTCTTACCTATATTACTATTTAACCAAAATATGTTGCCATGATATCATGTATCTCTGTCTTATTGAGAAAAGACTTTTCTGCTGCTGCATTCTTTGTAAGCTTTATATATGCCCAAGGATTTCTTATTCTATCCAAAGGTCTAGCTTTGAATCTCTTGATTCCCATTAAAGATTCCGTAGTAGTATCTACCTTAGCATTATCCCTAGGAATATCACAAGCCCACATTCTAAACTTCCTTGCTAGGATCTCATTTTCCTTACCATGGGTAAATCTATCATTAGCACTCCTATTATTAAGAGTAGATATACCATGCTGATATTCATTCCATGCCTCCAAGCTATCAAAAGGAAGACTAGGTACAAACTTATTCTTGGTTTCATCATAAGAACCTTCTCCTTCAACACAAGCTCTAAATTCCAGGTTAGTGAATATCTTATCCATCTGAGGTTCCTGATTAGCAATCAATGTCATAGAGAAAGGTTTATTCTCATCAAAGAAATTACAGTATTCTCCTGCTTGATGTTGATATAAATCACTACCCTTTATCCAAATACCCATATCATCAAGACTATTGAAGTAAGATGCTCCTTCATAGTCATAGAAAGAAGTAAAGCAATTAAACTTCTCTGAGTAAGCCAGAGCAGTTTCTTTATTAATGAATAGAACATCTTGGTTTAGTTTATCATAGTAGGTAGCAAATGAATCAAATGCATTAGGAGTCCATTCTACATCTGATGCAGGAATATTCTGCTTAGCCCAAGAATTGAAGCCTCCTGTTGTACTAATATTATTAAGTTGACCATTAAAGAGATAAATACTCTTCTCATTGCTATCCATAAAGTAAATACCGGCAGGAGTCTGTACTACAGACCATTTATTAGAGCAACCTACAGTATCAGAATAATATCTCTTACCCTGAACCTTCTGGGAGTTAGCTATCTCAATAGGTACTCCTTCTGTGGTAGAAATCTGAGTATTCTCATTATAGAGTATCTGAGCAATACCTTTATCCTGAAAAGACAACAACTGATTATTTAATCTGATGAGCTTATTGACTGTACCTTTATCTCCATCCAACTCTAAAGTATTAGCTAATGTAATATTTGTCCATAAATCTACATCAGCTCCATTCTGCTTTGTCTTTGTCCAAGTGACATTATTTGGGAAATCTGTACTCTTGTAAGTATCTTCATCAAGTATCTTATAGGTGAAGAAATTATCCTGCTGAGTATACACATCATTTACAAGGTTGAAGTTAGTAGGAGTAATGGCAAAATTACTAGTCTGACCTCTGTTCCTGTCATATCTACCATCAATATTCACTCTTGTCTCACACATGAAAGATATTATATCTGTAACAGCATTTTGATCTTCAAGAGTGAAAGGATAAGTCTTGATATGGTCATACCTTTGATAGTATGTATCTCCACCTTCCCATTTAAGAGTAATACTCTCCTTTACATTTTGTTTTTCATCCAATAATGATATTGGTTCACCACAAGGTAACCATTGATTACTCTGAAATGCTTCCTGTGTCTGTCCTCCAAACCTATTGACTACATTGTCATTGTATAGCTCTCCTAGCCATAGCCACCCATATTGAATACCTCCTATACCTGAAGCATCTCCTACTATACCTGTAGTAATAACATCTTGTGATATAGACTTGATACTTTTGTTCTTATCCCAAAAAGGATGCTGACCAGAGGTTATATTACCTCCTACATAATTGACATTCCAAGGTGAACCTAAATTATCTCCGTCTTGTATAGTAGGAAGTATTCTTTGTGCTCCTGACTTAGAGTAGTTAAGTGCTAATACAGCATGTGGTGTAGACTTATATTTTATCCTCACAGGATCAATACCTGTGATTTGGTCAGTAAACCTACTATCGATTTGCATATAATTACCACTAAACAACAAGTGTGCATTACTATCTGCATTTTGAGTACCAGTAGTCATTATAGGATAACCCTCCTTCTTATCACCTATTCTTGATATGCTGAGAAGTTTATCTACATTGCCATAGTAATTAATATCTGTCAGACCAGAGTTATGTTGTGCAGGAATTCTAACCATAGATACTTCATTTGAATCAAATACTGCAACACCAGAAATACCTGTCTTATCTTCATTATCCTTCTCATAGGCATTCCATATCTTAGCATCATCAAAGTATACAGACTTGTAGGAATACCTCATGTTTGATAGTTTTTTCTTATCAAGCATGGCAGATTTATAACCGTCAGTAGCAAATTTTGTATTGTTAAGAGAGCCATTCCTATGCCAAGGGTATACAACAAATCCTGTAGTAAGATGCTTAGTATTACCAGTATTTTTCTTATAAGCTGTCAATTCATCAAACCAAAAAGCACCTGAGAGCATTCCTTTCCATCCGAAATGAGAGTCTCCTGTCTTTTGAATAAATGCAGGGTAACCTGAATTAGACACAAATTCATTCTCTACACCAATAGGCTCCTTATAGAATCCTATAGGCAAGTCTGAGCTATCATAGAAATTATTTACTGGAGTTGAAGTCTGTATGTCTATGTCAGATGCAAAGGCTGTAACAGGTACCATTCCCACTATTCTTAGTTTCATACCTGATGTATCCATAGCTCTTATCTCATTATTAAATTCAATGTCTGGAGAATGCAAGGTCAAGATGGACTGATCAATGTAATAATTTTCAGAATTATTTGAAACCCAGCTAGCTATCTCTGAATCTGTTGCAGTATCTGAGACATAAGGAGTAGGAGGATTCCATATACATTGAATTTCTGCATTCCTTTCATTATTTCCTGGTATAGGCCTGTTATTCCTAAATTCTGCCCAAGCACCCTTATTAATACCATTAATATCAAAGTTAGTTGTGGAATATTTGACAACACTTCTTTTATTAGACATAATACCAGCCCTAGAATATAAAGAAGGGTTGCCTAAGTATTGTCCAAGTTCCATCCAATCCCCACCCCATTCTCCACTAGCATTTTGATTATAGTGGGAAGCCTTATACTCATCAAAGGGAGCATTAGGTCTTACAAACCAAGAAGACTGAGCAAAAGGAGAATTACCATATCTATCAGATACATTGTATACTGTAGGGCATAGCACTCCTTGACATACTACTTCTCTGTCATTAACAGTAGGATATACTACCAAAGGTCTTATCTTTACATACCCCTCTGATACTAAGGTGTTTATGATTGTCTTATCATTCAATGAGTATTCTGCTATAGGAAGACCAATATCCTCGGAGTTATAAAACTTAGTGTCAATATGCTTAGTGTTCCTTACATCATTAATCCATATTGGTTCTGACCACTTACCTGTATAATGTTGTGCTTGAATACCAAATCTATAATATTCAAGGTACTTAAAGGTCTTGAACTGATAGGCATTCATGCTTAACTGATTTACATAAGGATAATATCCCTTTATCTCTGGGGAACTTATTTTCTTTGTAGATATTTTAAAATCAATACTCTTACCTTTAAAATAATTCTTGACACTGGAATCTATTGCTCTCCTTTGCAATTTGATGTTTCCTAGGAACAAAGTATTGTCTTTCTGAGCCATAGTACCAGATATAACTTCTTCTCCACCAATGTACAATAACTCTGTAGGATCTATAGTATCTCCAGCAAGTCCATTATCTGTATAAGATAAAGTAGTACCAGATACTACCAAGTCTGTAACTCTCCTTGTCTCAGGGACTGCATTTATACTTGTCCTATGAATGGAGTATACTCTGATGAAGTCAAATCTACTATCTGCATTGGTGATGTTTATAGTAAAACTATTGCTAACCTTTCCTTCAGGACTAGCACCTCTGTCGTTGTATGATATATAATATAAAGGTGTTGTATAGAAGATATTACTTTCTTGACCATACTTATTGTAATAAGTAAAGGCGTATTGAATGACTCCTGGGGAGAATTCGCCTGAGCCTAACAATTTAGTTACCTTTATTTCTTCATTAAGTTGAAGCTTAGGTACAAAGTCAAATTGATTATCATTGCCTTTTTCTATAGAACCAACAATATTGATAACTCTAGGCTGATTCTTATTGTCTGTCCAATAGACTTTCTGGATATTCTCAGACTCATAAGATACTAGAGTTTCTATTGGGTATTCTGGACTGAAACCTAAAGTACCAAAGTATATAATCTTACCTTCAAGAGTATTCTCATCTTTGGTTGATTTCTCAAAGACATAGATATAATCAGAACATGTAAAAATGATTAACTTATGATTTAACACTGCTGTACCTACTGGAATACCTGTAATATAATTAATGTACTTCGTATTACCAAAGTCCTCTTCCCATAGACCAGTAGCAATGTTAAGAGTTATCTTTTTTGTACCTCTTTCATTAACCCAAGACATCATAGTATTGCCTTCATTGGTAGCTAACCTGAGGTTACGATTCTCAAAGGCAAACTCTGGATTAAAGGCAGAAACAGACATATCTCTGTTCATACCCTTTGTTTTCCAATTTATATATTTCTTAGCCATATTAGTGATTTCTTAAATATTCACGATTTCCTAAGTCTTTAAAGCCATTATCAAACTGTCTGACTGGCTTAATCAAAGTATTCATCATTCTTGTAAGGCTCTCCATCTCGCTGACACTAGGCATAGTCATTTCACTCTGTAAAAGATGACTAGCCCAAGCATATTCAGTCTGAGCATTACTAAGTATTCCTGCCTGAATCTTTCCTGTATCAAACTTTACTGTAAACACCTTGACTTTGATATAAGCTTCCAAGGCATTGAGATAAGTTTCATTATCTATCAAAAGAGGAAAACCATCTTCATCTACAGGAATAGCCTTATAAGCAATCTCTATCCTACCTTCTGGGAAAGAAGTAAAGATAATCCTTCCTTGGGTCTTGAAGGATGGTTCTTCCCTATATTCCTGCATAGGTGGAATATAAGTATCTACTGGAGGCTTCATATTATTCAGTAAATCCTTAGGCTGATTCCTCATATCTGGCTTAGGTCTTAACCCAGGAGTAAAGGTATCAGTCATAGACCTAAGACATACATCAGTCTTTAAGTCCTTTACCTGAATAATAGAAATCAAGTCACATGGAAGAAGTCCTCTAAAGTCCTTGATATCTACAGTATCTATCTTATCCTGATAAAGCTGAGGATAGCCATGTAGGGATATAAATCTGATAGTATGCCTGATTACCTGCTCCAGAGTTACATCTCTTAGAAGAGGATGTTCTGTAATATCATCCAGTACTCTCCTGATGTTGGTATATTGTATATTTGTTACCATAGTGTATCTATTTTTCCTTTATTAATATTCTCTTTGAGTGCCAACTTGATGAACCTATTGAGTTTAAACTCATAGAAGCATTGGTTGGTATAGTTGGCACAGAACTTATTATACTTTACATGATATATATACTTTGTTTCATTCCTAAGGAGAGTCTTGTTATTCCTGGCTTCCAAGTCTTCAAACCAAAGTCTTGTAGTTCTTAACCAATCTATAGGATAGGTATTCTTAAGCTTTCCATCTACAATACTTACACCACTCTGTATCTTTCTAAGTTCTAGTGCTCCCATCCTGCTAGGAAATGTTACTTCCTTACCATTAGCAATATCTTCAGCCAATAAGTCATTAACTCCTCTGATAATACTATAGAATTCATGTTCCTTCAAAGGTCTACCTATATCATACCATTGGTGTTTACGAATAGCCTTATAACTATCATAAACTCCCCATGAGTTAGTTACCTTAACTTCCCTAGGAAGAGTTCTGTCATGCAAAGTTTTCTCAAATTCCTTATACTCCATTATTAACTCTGTTTAGTTGATACCTTTGATATATCATCGGCAGCATTGTTATGTTCATCTACTGGCTGATATTTTGCTGAAGTTAATTCTTTAACTACTAATTCCATTAATGTAGGAACTAAATATTCTCTTATAGGAAAAACTTCATCCATAACATCACAAGCCATAGAGTCTCCATCATCATTGCATAAGTAACCTGACATTTCATCGAAGTCTTCAAATACAGCACTCATTCTCAGCTTCTTCAAGTATAGAAATTGAGGATTACTGCTATTGAGATATAGATGTAAGTCTGGACCCAATGAAACATAGATGATATTCTGTAGAAACTTATTAGTACCTACATATCTCATTCTATCTCTAGGGATATAGCTGATATTGATTCCCTGATAGAAATCTACAGGATATACTCTAGGCTGATTATCCTCAAGAATCTTTGGAATCTTCTTGGTAGTTCTGAGATAATATCCACCAGTACAAGGTTCTCCATCAATAGCAGGTACTTTCTCTAAGTCTAGACATATCTGCTGATATTCAAACTCTGAGGCTATATCAGTAGTAGCTTTCTGCTTCTCCTGCTCCTTCTTTATCAAGAAACTCCTATATTTCTTTAGCAGAAAGATAACATGATCTTCTGTCCAAAAACTATCATCAGAAGAATTGGCTTTTGCCAAATCAAGACACATAAAAGTAATTTCTCTAACTGTCATATTATGCACAATTTAAAAATTTCCATTTATAACCATAAGCAGTATGCCCTTTTCCATTTAAACATCTACTCAACAATGTCCGATTGGAAGCATTTACTGCCTTACAAGCATCACCGATACTATCAAATACAAATAATTCTTCCCCTTGCAAATTCATTTGTACAACCTTCTTATTTAATTGAGGTTTCTTAATCTTTCTCTTTTCCTTAGGTAGAATAGTTTGCTGCCCTTCATATTTTCTCCAATAATATCCCATATATTTACCCAAGGTCCTTGTAGAACGATAAATGTTTGCAGAGGAAAAACCAAGAATATTTGAAGCTTCTAAGCCATTTCGCCATACTTTAACTAATTCAAGGTTTTCATTATATTGTCCTATTTGTTGTGTATGCCTGTTAATTCTAGAGTCTTCTTTCTTCTTGTATTTTCTTTTATATACTTTCTTTTTCTTTGGAGTAAATAGTTTTGCTACATAATCTAAAGCCCGTTGTACTCTTTTTGGAATATTGCCTAATTCTGGATGTAAGAAGTACTTATAGTAATCATCTTTATACATCCATTTATAACCCTCAGCTGTATCTCGTTTCCCCTTACATACACTACTAATATTAACACTACATTTTGATTTATTATTATTAATATGTATTGCAGCATCTGTTATAGAATCAAATTCATTTACCCATTTCCCTTCTTTAGAAAGTTGAACAATAGGAATAAAGTTTCCTTGCAGCCTATACCCCTTTTTATGAGGTACTTCCTTATGTGCTAAGGATAACTTTTTCTTTCCTTCTGAGGTACTTGTCCAAGACTTAACTCCTAAGCTAATATTTTTCCTAGCTTCTTTTGATAACTTATAATCAGCAGCTCCTCTTCCTCCTTCATCACAATTATATCCATTAGCAAAAGTATTATATTTCTTTATATAATATTTTTCCATTACATTTAACAATTCCTTTGCTTCAGTTTTTGTCTGAAAGGAGTGAGTAAATATTACTTCATAAGTAAATGCATCTCTACCATATTTAGCTCTAGCTCTATTGATTGCAGTACCTGCATATTCATAGGAAGAGGAAAACCAATTTTGTCTTCTTCTCTTCTCATCTATAGTCTGTCCAATATATGATTTTCCACTTGGACTAGTATATTTATAAATTATACCTCTAACCATTACATATTCTCTTATTATTAATTATGGCTCAAAGGTAGTACTTTTTAACTAACCTCTGAGCCATATTAAAGAAATTATTTACTGATTTAAGTAAACTTCTTATTCACTATTACTCCTCAGCCATAATAACAATATCAGACTGAGGGTCACTATTTACACTATCAAGGTCATGAATAACCTTAACTACTTCTGTCTCTTCAAGAGTCTTAACTCTTTGAGCCATCTCTGTTATTTCACCTAAATGTAATTTTCCCATCTTCAAATAATCTGGATAAGGTATTAAACAACTAGTCCCATAGATACAGTCTAAAGCTCTCTCTATAAGACGATAATCTTTCTTACTAAGTAATGCTCTGTAGTCATTGTACATAAAGTCCCAATAAAAAGCCATTACCAACAGCTTTTCACTGTGGACTTTTGACATATAGCCTTTTACCTCCAGAGCCTGATAGTACTTAGTCAATGCTTCTAACAATATATCACCCATTACATCCACAAGTTTTAATTGTTCTACTCTGACAGGATTTTCCTACCTCATCAAACATCATATTAAAGAATTTGATAGCAGGAATATAATGTTCTGTCTCTATTGCTGACTTGAAGGCATTCCATAGAAGAATAAAGTCAATGAATGCTGAAGGAACACTGCAATCTGCAACTAATTCCTTAGTATAGTCCATAACCTTCTGATGCAAGACATTCTCATCAAATACAACACCAAGAGTAGTCTCTTCATCAAGTCTACAAGGTGTGCAGGAGCCTGGAGTACCTTTACACTTAATATAAACAAAGAACAAAGTCTTACTCATATCTCCTCTATTAAATGCAATAGCCTTAGGGTCTGACTCCCAAGACCTAGACAAGTCTGATGCTTCAAGAACTAAGTTCAGTTCCTTGGCATTTTCTTCTGCTTTCTTGATATAAACATAGTCTGATGTAGGAAGTCCAGGGTTTGTTTCAGATACTTTATCTGCTGTCTGAATGACAATGGAATCAATGTATATATCATTGAAATAATCTGCCTTGTTTACATGGGCATTGATATACATTCTCTTACCATCATCAGATATTCTGAGTTGATCAAAGATAATCATATTTTCTTATTTATTAATGAAACAAAAAAGAGGGAGAAGGGATATATTTCCCCAATCCCTCTTGTATTATGATAAACAATTCAGATTTAAGTTACTTCAGTGTAGCTACATTAAGACCTGTGGCTGTATTGAATGCACCAATGATAGCATTGATAATAGTATAATCTGCACCACCACCATCAGTAGAAGTCTTAACTGCTGTAGGAACAGCAATGGTAATGTCCTTCTCTGACTTATAGCTATTTACACCTGTATCAGTGAAAGCATAATGAATCTCAAAGACATCATAAGTCTTGGTAGGGTCTACCATACCTACAGTCTCTACATCATTAGGCCAACCAATCTTTCTATACTGGTCACCACGCTCACCAAGGAGGAAGTACTCAAGGTCAGCAATCTTCTTACCATTACCAATCTTAGTGGTAGCAGTTTGCTCAGCAACACTACCCCAAATGAGGTCTGTAGTACCATCATATACAGTAGTAGGAACTACATCAAAATATACTCTCTCCTGTGCCTCTGTACCAAGATGCCATGACTGAGGTTTTTCCTCAATGACAAGACCTGATGCACTAGAGCTGAATGTAAGATATGGATTGCTCTTTGCATTAGCACCTACTTCACGAGAGAAGCAAAGATTAAGAGCCTTCTCCATTGCTTCATAAAACTGCTTAGCAGTCATACCTTTAACTGCACGTACAGCAGCATCCTTAAAGTACTGATCCTGGTCACTCATACCATAGAACTGACGGAGGTTAATGCGGAGGATATAATCCTGACCTACAATAGGAGCACCACCATTTACACTTGAATCCAAGGTAACCAATACCTTTTTCATTGGTGTCTCCATATCAACAGCCTTAATAGCCTTAGCAGCTGCGATATTCTTTACCTGGATGTAATCACTCTTAAGAACAGTATCTGGACCAAGAACCTCAAAGTAAATTTCCTTCTCAATGTCACCAATACTCTTTACCTTCATCTCACCCTTGTTAGCCAAGGCTGTAGCACCAGTAATCAACTTATTTGCTACATAGAACTGTCTGTTCTGTCTTGTTGAAAATACACTCATTTTTATTATGTATTAAATTAAACATAAACCTACATTAGTAGGTTTTAACTATCTCTATTTTCTCTTTGTAAATTATAACCCTTACTCTGAAGAGCTATCTGTACTGCCCTATCAAGAATCTTCTGATGAAGAGCTTCATGTAAGATACAATCACTAGCCTCACTCTTTTTCTCAATGGTCAAGCCTTCGGGTAAGTCAGTAAGAATAATAGGAGGAACCTTTTTGATATATCTTATATAATATACTGCAATCATATACTTACAGATAATCTCCACATTTCCTTCAGAAAGATCCAATCTTAAAGCTCTTCTGTCATTAGCTCCCCTGAAAGGATTATCCTTGATATTTAAATATTCATCCTGTTTAGTAGGATAAACTTTCATATAAGTTTCCCCTCTGCATTTTCCATTATCAAGTATTACTGATTCCAAGGTTATAAACCATAAATCCTCAGGGAGAGTGAAGAATGTTGAAGTACTTGTAATTCCTAATGGAGTACCACTGGTATTAGTTATTGGCTTTAAGTACTTTTCTACTACAAGATTAGACAAGTACCTTCTCATTTCTTCTGTACTTTCAAAAGAGTCTCCATAAGGATTCTTACCATTATAAAGACTAGTAACTATATCCTCCTGTGCTTTTGTCAGAAACAATGACTTCTCATATTCATCAAGTGATACAGATTGTTTGGTAGATTCCTCACCAAACTTAGCTGTAGCACTATAGCTATTCAGCATAGTATCAAATCCATTTGAAAACTCTTCTTTAGTCATCTTTCTAAGATTTAAAATTATTCACTTCTTTGTCCTGCCTGCATTACTGCCTGCAGATTATCCTGACCTGTGTTAGTCCATGCAACCTTGGCAAGTTCTACTGCTCTTTGAAGAATCTCTTCATGAAGGATAGGATCTAACTCACATTCTGTTGCTGTACTCTTTCCTTCAATAGTAAGACCATCAAGGTTAGATACAATAATAGGATTAGGTCTCCTTACATATCTAATAGTATATTTAGTAAGAGTATCTGAAGGTCCTACTACAATATCAGCCTTATTGACTACATCATTATTAGTAAGCCTCCATGCTTGATATTTCAAAGGTCTCTTGTAAGGTTTACACATCAACCTGGAGTACTCATCAAATTTAACTGGTACTACCTGTAATAGAATTTTTTTATCATTTCTAGTTACTTCTACCATCTCATTAATAGCATACATAAGTTTAGAAGGCAAAGTAACACTCTTGGTATTTTCTCTCATATCAAAGAGAGGAGTACCAAAGTCTGAAACATCAGTACCTTCATTTCTTATATAAAGAACATGGTCTTTTTCATCCTTAAGAACATTACCATCAGAATCATAAGCTTCTGTATAACTATAGGTAGACTTAGGAGCAGTAGCTTCTGTTCTTGAATATACAGGTTTACCATCCTTATCAGTCTTTCCAGTTACAAGACTATAAGTATAAGAAGTTGCACTTGTGGTAGCTACAGTAGTGAGCATGGAGAAATCCACTTGTCTTTTGACATTACCATCAAAGCCTTCCTGGGTATTGTTACCCTTACTTTTAGGATTAAAGTAATTCTTCAGAATCTCATCCTGACCTTTGGTAAGAAAGACACTCTTTTCATAGGCATTTAATCCTGGTGCTTGGTTTGAGGTTATATTGTTATACAACACATCAAACATATTATCCATCTCTTCTACTGACATATCTTTATAGTTTTAAAAAGGAGTGAGAAGGGCTTATGTCTCCTCCCCTACTCCATATATTATAAATTCACTTTAATCTTCTTTTAACTGTGCTTCCAGCATATACTTAAGCTCCTGATGCTTAATACTACTGATATATCTGGCAGCATTGTTCAAGGTGCTTTCTTCATTCATTTCACAGAGAGCAGAACCATCCTTACGGAGATAGTAGGTATTATTCTTAGTACCTACAAGACCTGCCTCTACAGTTCTCTTGATAAGAACCTTTGCAGGAAGGAGTTCATCCTTAATGACTGAATGGAACTTCCTTGGATCTGCCTGGATATATTCATTAATCTTATTCTGCAAGTAGTCAATCTTAACACTAGGACTGACTGGTCTCTTTTCAAGAATCTCAATGATAGTCTTGAGAGTATCCTTATCATTTCTGACAGCACCATACTCAGTATAGCACTCCATTGTAACATCCATCCTACTGAGATTCTTCTGAGACTCTGCACCTTCAGAGATAATGACAAACTGATAAGTTGCCTTTGGTCTATTCTCCAATTCCTCCATAGATGCTGCAATATAGTCCTTATTGGCAAGCAGAATCTTATACTGGATATACTGCTCTGGGATACTGAGGTCAAAGTAGTTATCCTGCTTATGCAAGGTTACTCTACCAATACCGTTAGGATTACTGTCATCCCAGAAGTTATTCTCTTTCTTATAGATACTGAGAGCATTGATTTCTAACCCCATAGCCTTCTCAAGGAAGGATTTCTCACTATCTGTAAGAACATTCTTGAACATACCTGTCTTATTGAGTCTTGGCACTACAAAGCTTCTTGTAGCATTCTCTGCCATACCACCATACAGAATATGTCCCTTTCTCTGAACCATTGCTGTAGGACTTGGAACAAACCTTACAATGATTTTCTCATTTTTCAAACAATTAACTGGTTCATTACTATAATACTGCTGAGCTGCAGGTTTATTGACTTTCTTAGTAATCTCCTCTACAACTTCTGGCTTCTCAGGCAAAACTTCTGCCTGTGGTGTAACATCAATCTCTACACCTTCCATTAATGTATTATCCATATCTGAACCTCCTTCTACTTTCTTTGGTCTTCCCATTTTAACTTCTCCTTATTTTTTATTCTTCTACCTTATTATATTATAAAGCAAGCAGGAGGGAAATTGTTATTCCCTCACTACTGCGTTTATAGTTTAGCCTACAAGAATTGCAGGAATCAAACTCATTGTCCTTGTAGGATCAAGCACACATACACCAGTGGTAGTCATCTTGTGAATGGTTGCAGAATCCTCATCATGACTCATGTTAGGGTTACCCATCTGACCAGTGAATGGGTTTCTCACATTTATATGTTACGACTACATCGTTTCCATGTAATCTCTCTTACTTTCATAAGAGTTCAGACTATATCTTCACCAACATTAGTTGGGCGAGGCATTTCAAGCTTACTTAAGCCTTACTCCCAAAGGGATAGTCGTTGAACCTTCATATATATCTTTATATATGCTTGGCTGCTGGTTATCCAATCTTCTATTATTTACTCTACGAATGATGTTCTTTAATGTTGAATATTTGATGTTGAACAACTTAGAGATTTGATTTACTGTATAGAGTTCTCTTAGCTTTGTTATCTGAGAAACTTGAAAATCCGTTAGTACCGTTGTTCTCTGAACATCTTTCAGTTTCTTCCTTACTCCATGGGTAAATGAATGATATACATTCTCTTTCGGTGTTACCCATTCTAAGTTATCTACTCTATTGTTTGTTCTGTCATTGTCTATATGATTGACACAAGGCTTATTTTCTGGATTTTCTATAAAAGCCTTTGCTACTAATCTATGAACTGGCTGAGATGTCTTCTTTCCATCTAACATCTGAACAGTGCATCTACAATAACCGTCTCTATCTTTACAGAACTCACTAATTACATCTCCATGATGCTTTCTTGTATTCTTTCTTACTCTGCCTAAAGTAATTATTTCTATTCCAATGTACTCAGGTAAGCTTTTCCATTCTTCTTTGATTTCCATATTTAAATGTTTGAAACCTTGTAAATAATCGGAAGCTCTAAGGAACTTCCAGCAATTAACCTCGTTTTTTATTCTTTTTCTGTTCCTAAGAAAAGGGTGGGAACTGAGAAATGTGTAAAGGCTATTAAGCCGCTAATCCCCACTCATAACTTGTCAAGTCGCCTTCCATACCTTTAACTGCGCACTTGAAGATGTTAGGCTGATCCATTGTACCAATATCAAAGATATCATATCTATAAGAGAATGCAGGACCACCATTAGGATGCATAATCTTATTTCTTACAGGATCATCATAGTAAGCATCCACTTCTACCTTAACCTTTACACCATTAGGTGCAAGGAACTCAGTAAACTGGAAGCCTGCTGAAAGTGCATTCTCATGAAGAGGAGACTGGGTCTTCTTAACAACATTAATCTGATCACCATTGATAGTAAATGCAGACCAACCACTTACAGTATCAAGTACTGCTTTATGGAACTGAATAGCACCACGCTCACCTGTTTTAATGATAAAGGTTCTATCCTTCATATCAAGCTTAGCTGCTGACAACTCATAGAGAGCATCCTCAATAAGCTTCAGGGAGAATGTATTATAAGGCATAGTATTAGATACTTCCATCTGCTCATAGAGACCAGCACCCATACGGATAACCTCACCAGATTTACCAATGTTAAGGTACTCACCATTCATATTTCTGTTAGAACGACCAAATGCAAGAACATTATTCTTATAATCATTCCACTGCTGCTCAAGCTGCCACTGTACCTCATGCATCCACATGTTTACAGTATCCTTTACATAGCGACCATTAGTCTCACGTGTTACAGGAATACCAAAGGCTACCTTCTTGCCAAGCATTGCACCAGAAACCTTGTGATGAATTCTAATGGTAGAGAACTCATTTCTCATAGCTACTGGGCTAGCAAAACGGATATCACCTGCCTTACGAGAGAATTCCCTCTCTACTGGAGCATACTCTACAGAAAAACGCTTACCAGGAAGCAACTCATCTACAGGAATACCAGCAGTAATACCACCCATCAATTCACAGCGATATACAGTATTGGTGCCTTCATTTCTACCATTGGCAAGGACCCTAATAGGATAAACCTCATTACGCTCACCAACAATAACCTCCTGGTCTGCAAACCAATCCTCAGCAAATACCAAATAAAAAGGCTCACCATTTACACCAACATTATCACCCCCTGCTACAACTATCTTACCATCAGCATCACGTGCTTCTACCAAAGGAATGTTTCTGGTAGCACTACCAATAATATCCCATGTATACTCTTCATCAGAGTCAAAAGTCTTGGTAGGGAACTGTGAGAGGAATGTATCAAGGGTCTTGCCCTTATACCAAGCAAGCAACTGTACCATCAGAGCTGTTGCCTTCTGTGGCTGCAACTGGAAGATACCACCAAGGTGGTTATTCTTGGTTGTACCCATCCAATGGTTAAAAGTCTGCTTCTGAAATTTACTTAATTTTCCAGCCATTTTATCAAAAAGTTAAAACATTTATAATCAAATCTTATCTTATACATGGTCTTACAAATCAAGCTTCATTCCCTTACTAATAAAAGAGTTAGGGTCATCCTTTTGGTTAGTTACCATTCTAAGGCTACCATCGTTGTTTCTCCTAGTATTGTTTAGGGTTTGTTCTAATTCTCTAAGACCTTTCTTTACTTCTTTCTTTACTTTACCTTTGGCAAAAGAATCAAAATCCTTAAAGCCATTGGTCATTGCAAAGATGAGACCTGTATATTTGAGGAAGTCAGCTCTATGCTCAGATTCATACTTCTGAATGGCAGTCATATAATCACCTGTCTCTGGGTCTTTATATACTGGCTTGGAAACAGAATCAAATGCTTTCTTACGAATATCATTGCTAATCTCCATATCACCAAACAACTGCTTATCCTTCATAAGAGTCCTTTCCAATTCCTTGGCATTCTTCTCTCTCTCAGCCTTCTCTTCATCAGCTTTCAGCTGAGCATCCTGAAGCATCTTATTATATGCATTGCTAAAGAACTCCTTATTGCTGAGCAAAGCTTCCTTTGCATCCTCAACGTCTGTACCTGCATCTACTGTCCTATCAGCAAACTTCTTTGCTTTATCAGGAGTCATGCCCTTATTGATAAAGTCCTGATAAATAAGATTGTACCTCAACTGCTCACCCTTTTCACTTTCCTCTGCAATAGCTGCATCAGTAATGGTATTGATATAATTAAGGGTTGATTCATACTTCTTAATATCAGTAGGCTCTACTCCATTCTCAAGAGCCTGGGAAATTCTCTTCTGTTTTTCATCAAAGCGGGCATTAATCTCTGCCTCAATCAGATTACTGAAAGACTCTGCATCTACAGCCTTCTTAATAGTCTCATCATCAAGGTTTGGGAAGATACCATCCACTGCACAGGCATTGGCAATGGAAGAGTAGAAGTTATTTGGAGAAGTGCCATCTGCATCATTGTCAGGGGCAGTATCTTCCTTACCTTCATTATCTTTACCACTACCTACGCTCTCTGGTGCTTTATCCTCAAACAAATCTTCAGGATCCACATCCTCAGTAGTATTATCTTTTTCTTTCTGTTTTTTATCATCAGAATCAGGAGTTTCTACCTTCTCCTCTTCTGTTTCTTTATGTTCTTCCTGAACATCATTATCTTCTGGGTCAGTAAAGAGAGTTTCAATCTCCTGCTCACCTAAGATATTATCAAAACTAAGTGCTTCCATACTTTTCTTCTCTTTTTAGTTCTACATTCTTCTTTTGCTGCAAAAGTATAGAAATATTAAGGATTAAACAGGCATCTTACACAGACTCTAAGATATACTAAAAAAGGTACTTAAACAAGCACCTTTCCTAGTTTATCAGTAGTAACTTTTTACTGCTATTGCACTATTTTTCTTACCAGGATAATTTTTATCCCAATAGTCATCCTTCTCCATACCAGAGCTTACTTCTTCCGTATGTCTTAGGTCACCATGATAAAGCACCATCTTTTCTTCCCTATAGAGCATTAACTGTACAAGACTCATAACCCTATCAAAGTTACCCTGAGGATTCCATAACACAAGCTCCTTCAATAATGCTCTATTCTTTATTCTATATAGATTAGGTATACTTACTTCGTTATTATTACCTTCTGCATCAGTTTCTATGGAGACAATAGGTTTTCTAAGCCAAGTCTGTATCATCTTGAAGGCTCCATTAATAATAGGTGTAGTAGCTCTGATACCAACAGACTTATTACCATAACCAATACTGCTAATCATGTTTCTCTGTACAAGGTATTCTGGAGTCTCGGCCAATAAGTGGGTAGCATTGTGGGAACTGAAGTAAGAGAACATACCCATGACATTCTGCTCATACATACATCTACAGTTATAGAATAAACATAACTTTTTACATATCTCATAGAAGTCCTCTGCAAAGGTAGGTCTTCCTGTATATTCTGCTACTATCATATCTGTCCATAAGTCCATTACAAAAATTGAACCTAAAGACATGGTATTAGAACAATCTGCATCATAAGGGTCAGCAGAACAGATATATCTACCAGCTGGTATCTTACTTTCACCATTCTTCTTAGGCATCTCAAATATCTCAAGAGCACCCTTGACTTTATTATCCTTAGTAGGGAAATCCCTGATAGGTAAGTCTATAGTTGGATTGAATTTTACTTCCCCTGTCTTATTATCCTGTACTAACTCTCCAACATAAACATCATCAAAAGCATTTGAGTCATTATCTAACTGATTCAACCTTTCATTAAGTTCTGTTACTGGGAAGATATTGCCATGACTTCTAAGCATAGCTTCTTGTGGAACTATAGGATACTGAGATATACGCTTGACTATAGTATTGATATCAGTAGTACCATACTTCACCTTATATCTATCATAAAGTATCATCAGCAAGGCCTTACTTACATCAGAGTTACCATTCTTATCTATACAGCTTTCATCATAGTTGAGATATGCAGGAAAGAAGAAACAACACTTCTTTCTTCCCTGACCTTCCTTATCAAAGACATTATCCAAAGGCTCTAAGTTATAACCCTCAGGAGAATAGAACATCTCTGCAAAGGCTGTAAAGTCTGATTGATCATCACCAGCAGTACCATAGGCAAATATCTCTCCAAAGACTTTACTACCATGCTCTACAGAAGGTCTAATCATGTTATACATACTGGTAAGATTTTTAAAAATACCAGCCTCCTCAATAAGATATAGCACACCACGGGAACCATTCAGCTTATCTTGGTTAACACCAGTAATGATACCTGATACAGAGTTCTTACTACCATATTCTACTTCACTACCTGCTTTCTTAAATCCCATCTTCCACTCCATCTCCTGGTCAGAAGACTTTAATCTGTGAGAAGCAAATTGAGTATATTTAGCACAGTGATCCAGATTATCCTTGAATACTCTAAGAATCTGATTGGTATCCATCAGCTTGGTTCTATCTACAGCAGTAACCATACACTGTACTTCTGTCTTGTTATTCTCTGATTCTCCTATGATACATCTCTTGGCAAGAAGTCCCCCACCAAAAGACGTGTTGTGGGTTACAATAAAGTCTCCAATTAGGTAGCAATGACTTTCATTATCCACAACAACACACTTTGCTTTTTCCCTATGACTGTATTTTATATCAACTATTCTAGTCCAATCTCTCCTACTTTTACTATAAGCAGAGTTAAACCCTATAAGTTTATCCAACTTTCTTTGCAATCTAAATATTGGATCATTAGTAAGAATAGTAACATTGTACGTCAATTTACATGGATGTTGACCATTAACATCTGTATATTTACCTTGCTTAGTAAACATAGTAGAATTATAACCTAAACTATGACATAACCATCTAACATCTTTAGCTAATCTTTCAGATGTAGTTGTAAACATAGGAACACCATTGTTGTTTACAGTACCATCTGTATCCATTATACCTTGCAACAAAGCAATTCTTACATCTGAAGAATTAAACATGTACTCTTTTGGTATAAACTTAGTATCTGAAGTTGTATTCCAAAGATTATACTCCAATAATTTTCCTTGCAGATTATTTATCTTTATTCCATGACTATACTTTCCTTTTCTTGCATACATATCATAAGGAACCTGCTGCTTATAAAATTCAAAGTCTTCTTCTCCAGAAGTGAGTTCTGCTACATTGAGGCAACTTTTAGTTAAGCAACCATCTCCTATAAGAAGTCCTAATGTATAAGGGTCAATAAGTATTCTTTGGGAATTAAACTCCACCTTTTTATTATTAGGTATAGCATAGTAATACTCAATACCTCCATCCTTTCTTTTATGAGCATAATCTGAATGTATAATTGTCCAAAGGTCAATTACCTGCATTTTATTTTTCTTCCTATGATCTTTTACATAGAAAAGATGTCCAGATGTACATTGTAACTTTCTACCATCAGAAAGAGTTACAGTGTAAATCTTTTCCTCTTCATCAAAAGGAATATGAGTGACTTTAGTTAAATTTCCATCATCTCCAAACAATACATCTCCTACTTGTATATCTCCCCATTCCTTTACACCATCTGGAGTATATACAAGTTGACTATAGGGATGTGCCTTTCCTTTACCACGGCTAGCCAATTCAGCAGCATGATGACCATGTGTTCTAGCCTGTAGAAAGTAGTGAGACATAAGGAATTGACCATCCCAAAATCTAGGATGGGCAACAGTTCTTATATCTATACCATTCTCATTCTCTACAAGGTGCATAGGACAGAAATTAAGCATCCAATAGTAATCTCCTGTTACCCACATACCAGTAGCAGGATTACAATATCCATTCCATCCTCTTTCCCTCTGACTATATAGCCATTTGCCAAAGTCACTATTTGGGTTTGCATTTGGTCTTAACAAGACATATCTTCCCTTATTAGCTTTATAGGCTAAAGCAGATGGTCTGAAATAATCACTATCTTCAAGGATTGGAGGATGAGTAATATCAATGATAGCTCTACCTTCATTATCTCTAGGTAATTCTGACACCAATGGTCTATCAGGAGATACCATCCATCTGATAAAAGGAACATTGTTAAGGAAATCCCAGAATTGCTCTTGTACTTCAGCAGGATATTTCTCCAGATGCAAATCCTCTAAGGGTGTCTGACATTTATTAAACTTTACATTTTCCATATACTTCTACTCTTATTCCTGCAAAAGTATATATATAATAAGGTATAGGCAAGAACCTAACATTCATCCTAAGATAAAATAAAAATAGCCCAAGCCTAAAAAGACTTGAGCTACTCTCCACAACTAACTTCTACATAAAAACAATTTATAACTAACTAAACAATCAACATTTTCTTTCCTGGAACAATGAGTGATTCCTCTTTCTCATATCCCTCAAAGACATATCTTATATCATTGTCAGCAATATAAAGATAATCATGAGGATTACCTTTCTCATCATCTACAGTCTCAAAAGGGAAGTTATAGGTAAGGATTGGGTTATTATCCAAATCATTCTGTACTGAGTTCTTATTATACTTTTTCACAGCAAAGTGATCTGAAATAATCATCACCATATCTCCAACCTTTATATCTCTTACACTTGGACCAATGGCTACTACCTTCTGCCAAAGTTTCAAGTCTCCCTTCTTGGCAACAATAACTCCTCCTTGAATCATATCTTTCTCAAAAGTATCACCTGTAACCAACAAATGATAGCATGTAGGCTTAATTTCTGTTATGTGTAACATCTTTATCTTGTTTTATTTGATTTTTAATTTCTTGCATTTTCTTCATTCTCTTATATCTGTCAAGAGTTACATGAAGCTTACCTATGGAAGGAATGTTCACATTAGGTTGAAGCTTCAGAAACTCTTCATCAGTAAGGTCTTCCTTCAGAGGCAATGAAGTAATATGTTCTCTAATGGATCTCCAATAAGCTCTGTAGGTTCTATCTACCAGTCTTACAGGAAAATCTAGCTTTTCAGCTACCTTGGATATAATCTCATCATAGGTCATGCTTTCTTCTTATTATCCTTGAACAGTATCAACAGTTGAAAGCATCCATTATCTTCCTTTCTGATATTAGGAATCAAGCGAGAGTTTATCTTATCATTAATGATAACTTTGTTCTTTCTGAGATTACTCATCACTACATAGAAGTGCTGCTTAGTGATTTCACACTCTTCAATAACCTTCTTCTTAGTAGATTCACTCATGACCATTTCATCAAGAATACTAGGATCATCAATGCTCTTGGAAAGTTCCCATCTCTGTTTGAGGAAACTTGCAGTTACATCCAGCTCCCTAGGAGTAAGACTGATGAATGACTTTAGGAAAGTACACCACCATCTGAAGAAATCAATACCAACAGATATAGGAACTGTCACTATATTGTTTGGCTTTGGGAGTGTAGGTTTTTCCTGTACCTTAATGTTGACACTATTCTCCATATTAATCCTCCTTCTTATGTTCTTCTATATCCTGAGGAATAGTCATTGCCTGCTCAATCTCACTGGCACAGTTTCCTATAAAGTCACTAGAGAACTGATTACTGAGTTCCAATACTTTGAAGAGATAATCAAGTCTCTTATTCATGGCAAAGGTTTCCAACTCTCTGTTTCTTTTAACAAGCTGTTTATTCTGCTGCCACAACTGATTACATGCCTCATTAAGCTGCTCATAAGAAAGCTTCTGCTGCTTAGCTTCTGACTTGCCTGTACCAGCATTCATATTAATCTGTTTTGCTTTACTCTGCTCTTCCATAACTTTTGTTTTTACTTCTATTTATTAATTCTACCTTTAAGTCATCTAACCTATTCTCCTGATATAGCTTTGCAAACAACAGAATAACTGAGTCAGACTTGCTGAGCCAATTAGGGAAAGTAGGATACATTGCTGTGCAAATCTCTCTCCATTCAGAATCATTGAAGACCTTTGCTTTCAGTTTTTCTGGAGATAACTGAAAGATTGGAGACTGTCTTACATCATTTGTCTTTTCTACATACTTATGGCCATACCTATTCATATATAGCTTTTCCCACTCAAAGAAGTCTGCTGTTTTGAAGTCTGTACAACCACATTGTGAGCAGCAATCCATTCCTATAGATTCTTCATACTTTATTCCTAGTGAGTAACATTTAGTACAATAATTCACAGGTTCGGAGTCATAGTCATTCAATTTACTTTGTTTAGACATAGCTTACAGGATTAAAGAGTTTACACCTTATTTATAATATAGGAGAATATAATCCTCACCATTCTTCATAATCTGAACAATATCATCCTTTAAGATGGGATTGTCAGGGAAATCACTATTAAGCTTATTTACTATTGCAAGTACATTACTTAATGAATTTGCTTGAATATAGCTCAATTCTGTTTTTTGTATCATTTCCTTTTTTCCCATAACTTACTTTCTCTTAGATGATGTTGTTTTTGTCTTTGCTACATTCTGCATAGCACTTGCTCTCTTGGTGAGGTCTGCTGCCCTGGACTTTGCTACCTTAATAGCTCTGTTCATTCTGGCTTTATCCCTCATTATCTCCTGATAGTTAACCATAGTGTTAGCATCATCCTCAGCTTGCCATTGTAATTCCTTGTTTCTTGAGACCAT